TCGGAATTCTGGTAGCAGTAGAAGAGCAGAAAGTAGGAGTATTGATGTTATTCTTAAAAGTAATATATTTATTAAATAAATTGGACGAGTTAAGAGATAGAGGCGACCTTGTTGCGGATAACGTATTGTTAATCAACGCTTATGTTTGGGCAAAAAACTCAAATCCTACATTAGAGGCTACATATAGCTGTTGAGAACTTGAATTGTCTGTTTGGCAAAGGTACACAATATATCGGATAATTTTGAGCCTATAAAGGCTAATATTTAAGATTTATATGTATCCAAGGATTAATGAGATGTATGTAGGCATCGTAAAAAACTACACCGGAACGTTACCAAGTTTATTGGAAAGTTCCGGTGTTTTTTATATAAGGCGGATGACCTTACAATGTCAGAGGAAGTTTAGTCCTACTCCTCTGTTTGTTCTTTGTTCTTATGAAGTGAATCAAGGCTCCTATGCTGTACAAAGACAATCATTCTTTTATCTTCAGTTACTCCCATTGCTCCTTTTTGGATATTGTAATACTTACGTCCTTTTTTGCCCTTGACGATAAACTTACCGAAGTTCGTCAAGCGTATATCCTTTCCCTCCTCTAAGGTCTCTTTAATAACCTCTAAAAAGGGATCGATGATTGAGATAAGCTCCCATTTAGGATAACGGCAGCCTCCACTTTTCAATTTATCGAATAATCTATCTATGATTTCCTGTTTGTTCATATCTCATACGTATTTAGAATGAATACCGAGAGCAAAGCGGTTTGATATGTATTTCTACCCGCTTGTCTGTCAATATGCGCTGTGCCGCCTGATACATAGGAAGTTTTTCTACTCCTGCTATTTTAAGGGCTTCAACCAGCATTGTGTTTTCAACCATCCGGAGATATTCGCTCTCTTTGATGGTGATGTATCTTGTTGATTCCGATTTTATTTTCGCCATGTTAGAATTTAGTAAAAAGGCTTCTCCGGGCCTCCCGGATGGGAGAAGCTGGGTTCATAACAATCTAAAATCAATCAATTAACTTTTCTCGCCAAAGTCGGCCGGGGTCTCGCCCCAACCGGCATTATCCCAGTGTCTGACTTCGATGGTTCCGATTTCAGCAGCAAAGGCTTTCAGGAATATCTCTGCTCGTTTCAGTGCCGGATGCGACTTTTTAGAAGCTGTCCGTCTTGCATGAAACCAAGCGATTGCCGTCATACTATCCGTATAGATGATTCTGGGTGTGTAGTTATGGGCGATGATATACTTCACCGCCTCTACGACACCCAGAAATTCTCCGATATTGATGGTTTGATTTCCTATACTCTCGTTGAATAGCTCTTCGCCTGTTGCTATATCTACTGCCCGAAAGCGCGTCAGCCTGTTTTTAACGGAATGTGCGCCATCGGTAGCTATGCCACACTGAGGACGCATCATTTGAGCGTATAGTCCGGGATAATGAACCCGTCGCTCTGCATACGCTTGACCACCAGTTTGGCCTGTTTTGTCAAGTCGTCGATGACGAGTTCAGGATTTCCAATGTCTTCCCGGTCACGAAGGAGTTTTATGACTCCGGCCAATGTGCGGCTTGATGCACTTTTGCCGTCCTTCGGATCAAAGAATACGGTTTTGTTGCCGAAGGTAACCGTAACCTGATAAATACTCTTGGGGACGATAAGCGTGTCCACCTGCGCTTGAAACAACATGGGCGATGCTTTGATCACCACATATCCACTGCCGTTGTGCATAGGTTTCAATTCTACGGCATACAACTTGTTTGGCTGGATACTTCCTTTCAGGTCTTCCGAAAGGACGCATATCTTCTTGCCAAAACGGGAGTCTTCTCGAACTCCCATTAATTTCTGTGTTTTGGAGTGGCGGGACACAAATCCAATCAGTTCACCTGTCTGCTCCGATTGCGCAAACTTAATCTGCGTTTTTTCGACATTCATTGTTACTTCATCGTTTCAAATTTTTTTCGGTCAATTTACAATCTGTTTTCAGTCAATATTCAATATTCAGGAGACCAAAGTTAGGGTAAAAATCCTACCCAACCAAACTTTATATGCTTAATTTACTGATGGTTATACTTCGGAATATACAGTACAGTCCCGTATTTTCCCTGTTTGCGTTCCGTCTCTGTAAAATGCGTGTAACGTTCATCTAATGAGGAGGTTCGCCAACATTCCCAATAGCGATAAGTCCGTACAGAATCTGGAGACGGAGGATATATATCAATTTCTTTTATATAGAGAACTCCTTGGTCGGTTCCGTAGCAGGGTTCTGTGCATCCACCATCAGGCAAATCCGGGTTAGGACGTAAGTACTGGTCTTCCAATCGTTGCCCGATGACGAAGATATTGACCAGACGGACATCCGGGTCAACGTCAAACTTCTTGGCGTATTCTGCCACATCGTAAATATCCGTATTGAAGAAGTCGTGTTCAAAATGGTCGACAACTGTTTCGATAAATTCGTTTTGGGCTTTTCGTATGTGAGGACGAGAACGAATCTCATCCGCCCGTTCTTTGGAAACGTCGTTTGTGGTGTACCACAAAAAATCAAAGCCAACAGAGGTACTATCGTAAACGGCGTGACGGTCGTACATCTCACGCTGTTTCATATAGGTGTCATCCATCGGGTCTATCTTCTCGCCGAAACAGCTTTTGAATAATCCGATGATGATAATAAGAATTATAAGAGAGGTTGTCCCTCCAATCAGACCGACCAGAAAACAGCCGTCATTGATTATCCGTATTATCTTGCTCATTTTCGTCCTGTGCTATGTTAATAATAAAATTGCCGGACTCGTCGCGCATCTCCACAATGCAAACGCTGTGTCCGGCATCTAACAATCTATTTGAATAATCTTCTATCTCTGATGCTTGAAAACTGATAGTCTCAAACTCATCTTCTATAAAAGTTTTAAGTGAGAGTGTTTGGGCGATAATCTTTGCGTCACTATTATACGCCTCAAAATTATTCCCGTTACGGAAGAGGATTAAAGTGTCCGCTCCCCGGCGGTTCTTCATTTCCTTGAGAAATGTCATTTTCATTGTCCTGTTCATATTCGTAAGTTTTAATGGCTTTGTTAATACAGCTATCACAGACACCGTTATTTCGACCCCATTTATATGCGGTAATAAGCCTTCCGCACCGCACACAAACTCTATTTTTATGTATCATCCTCTCGTAGATGATCTGTTCGATATAACTTTTGGATACATCGTACTTCTTCATCAATGCGTTGATGATATGCCCCTTTCTATATATTTTCTTTTTTACCAAACATGCAAATTCGTATTGAATAAGTTTGGTGCGAACCTTTTTAGGGTCAAGGCACTCTTGTAGACGAGTAATCACAGCTAAGTCTATCTTTTTTAGCCGTGCAAACATAAATAGTTCTTCTTTTGTCAGTTTTTGTTTCATTGCTTTGATATACAGGAAACAACAGGATACACCTCTGTCAGCAAGAGCGTTATGCTTATAGCATATTTACAAGACAACAAAGATATTCGTTTTTATTTTATAAACTGTCGTTTCGTTTTTAATTGATTGTAAATTAATTGCTTCAACTCTTCCGTATTAGAGACTAACTGTTTTGCCCCGATAGGATTTGCACTCTTCATCGGAGTGAAATAGATTCTATAGTCTCCATTTTCAGGAACAGAGAATCCACCTATGGTAGTAAGTCCAATCTTTATTCTATAATACCCTTTAATCGGACAATATGTTTGAGGATTGGGAATTTTCACCCCCTTTCTACGCATACTTTCAGCTAAACTTATATAGATTGGGATAATGACATCCTCCACAAATGAGGGAGAGTGTGTTGGTGTTATTGCTTCTCCACCATGATTTGCACATTTTGTTTCAACCTGAAGGAGGAACTCATCAATTCGTCTCCTATAATTGTCAGTTAATTCCTGAAAGTCCATTATTCTAAGCTTTTAAGTTGTTGTACCAGTGAATTTAATCGGTGCTGTAACGATTCGAGTTCAAAAATCAAAGAAGAAGGGACTGTTGCATCGGTGATTGGGTATTTGACAATCTGATGTAACAGTCCCTTGATGTTTTGTTCCAAACTCATTTGCAAAAACACCTGCTTCTCCCGCTGGTATTTTTGTAGCTGTTCGTATTGCAGTTTATTCATCATCAATAAGATTCATACGATTATATATGTGAGTCACGCTATTCCTTACCAACGTAGGAGACAGAAGATTATCAAACATTGCTTTTATCTCCTCATCGTTCATCCGTCCAATCTGCTCTTTGAAAGAAGAGATGGCAACGGAGAAATAGAGAGCCACCAATGGACCCTCTTTAAGTAGATTCTTGATGCGTTCGTCCATTGATGGCGGCCGCTGTGATGTGTTTGTTTTCTTTGCCATAATTGTTTAACATTTAATGAACCGTACCCAGTTATCCATATCATTGAAAGACTCATCGTTAATTCGCTCTGCAAATTCATCGGGAGTACAAACCTCAATGCTATCATCATTGTCATTCCAAAGTTTAATTAGCTCCGCATCTGATATATTGCGGGACATTTCAATAGGAAACAGGAAAGCTCTCAACTCAGGTTCTGGCACTTGCTCCGGTTTCTTTTCTGATAGTTCGTGGTAGTAGTTCCAGACGGTTACCAACCAATCGATATTGATTTCTGAGAGGTGACGTTCTGTGTCATCTTTACCGGTGATTAAGTTTCGAAGAGTACATCTACCATCGGACTCGAAATCAACAAGACGATAGGCATTATAGACAGGCATTCCAAATTCATTTCCATCATCACCTTCCTCCTCTACATAGACAAGGTGAGGCAACCAACTCTCTGGGCGGTCGGTGATGGCAGATAGTCTGGTTATAAGTTGCTGCTGTAATTCGTTAACTCGCTTTTGATAATTCATTGTGATTGTTTTTAGGTGTGTAAATCCAAATAGTATAAACGTATCCACTTCCGCCACGATATGCAATGGCATTAGAAGCACCATCGAAGGTTTCCCAGCTACATTCACCCACGGAATAGTTATCTTTAAAGTTATCTTGATGAAACTCCGTGAGCATCTTTTTAGCCTGTTCGCTTACCTCATCGCTCGTCAGTATATATTGTACTCCATTCTGCACGATGGTGATAAAGTATAGTTTGCGACCATTGCAACGAATAATATCGGGATCTCCTACCATCATAGAAAGTGGCTCAAACATCTCATCGTCTGGGTCGATATCAAAACTCTTTGCCCAGTCGTGCAGTTTCTGATAATACGCAATTCCGGCACTTATTTCAGTTACTATTGTTTCCATATCAGATTTCGTCTGAGAATTCATATACATCGGTCAGAATAAAATCACCGGAGCCAAACTCACATAGTGACTTCAGGTCATTCAGCGAGTTGCAGTAGTAGAATAACAAATCGTCCTGCATATCCAGTTCGGAACTGAGTTTGATAGTAACATCGCACAAGGGACTGTTATCCAAATACTTTATACAACAAGAGACATAGAGAGGTTCTTCATTATGTTGGTTTACATAGTCTTTGAACATATTTCCGATTTTCTCCTGAAGGTGCTTCTTGTAATCTTCCAACATCAGATAGAGAATGCTTGCCAACTCCTCGGCATTGAAACTGTCAAGGTCCAACGTGAATTTATCACCATCGAAGTCAGTTCTCACCATTAGTTTTCCGTCTTCGATTACCAAGGATTCCACTGTACAAGTAGAACCTGTTTCTTCAGTGGCTTTGAAAGCCCGACCATTTGAAGGCTCCACTTTATCGCCAAGCATTTGTACCAGCAGAAACATGGACTGCTTGATCTTCTCGTGTTTCTCCTTAATCTCGGATTGGAGGGACTGTATCTTTTCTAATTCGTTCATTTTGAATCGTATTTAGGTTTACATCGTTTCATTACTCGTATGTCCTCATAGCCGATGCTTCTCAACTCCGCCAAAAGTTCTGCATACTCACTCTCTTTGGCAGGGGTGGTCGCTGTGATTACTCCTGTGCAATCAGCATCGGAGTGTTGTCCAATGTGCATATAGGAGCCGATTGTCAGATTTGTTTTATTGACCTGCTCAGGAAACAAGGCGATAATATCACCACCTTGTTTGAATTTGCGGAAAACAACCTTAGTTTTGAGAATATCAAGTTCTTGTGCATAGACTTGAGCTTCGGAAGAACCATTGCCAATTAAAATCATTCGATCGTCAAATCCGACAATATCCTCTTCAGTCACTTCATCATTGCGGTCATCATACGGGTCTAATACATAGTATTTACCTGACGTCTCATCAGCTGGATCGTTCCAATATACCCGCTGACCTTTAGTGAATTTTCTCATAATTACTATGTTATTGTTCTGAGTTGCAGATTCCATTCTTGGTACAAAAATCAAAACCTATTTCCGTAGCTATATGGTTATACTCTTCATCGTAGAGTTGATTGTACTCGTTTTGGTATTCTGCTGTGTAGTGAGTTGGAGTATCTTCATTAGGCGTTTCACCCTCTTCTATGTCCGGCTCGACAAATGCCTCGAACGGCAGACTGTTAGCTTGTTCCATTCGTTTTATGGCACATTCAGATGCCTGTTCCATAATGAGCGAGTTGATTGTATCTCTATTTGTCCCGAACTCATCGGGGCGATAATCATTTAATTTTTTCATTATTTTCTCTTTTTGGAGTTTATTCGTTTTGCCCACAAATCTCTGTTTCGATTTCAAAATCGCCCACATTGCCGAAGGTGTAGTCTGTTTCGTTGATTACATCCTGCACATCTTCGTCTGTAATCGTCTCCACCTTGTCGTTTGTAATTTCAAGGCGCACTGTGATATATACGGTTCTATTTGCCATCGCTTTGCTGTTTAGAGGTTAAGGTGTAAACCATACTCGATAGAATATCAGGCAGCCAACCGACATCAAGGATTCCGGAATATTTGCTCGTTACAGTTACTGGATAATCCAAATCGTGATGGTATAACTCCAGCTCTATATCCTTGTCTTCATCAATGGTGACGGATTTGACAATACAATCATATCCGCAACCATTGTCATCGAACCACACTACGTATGACAGGTGGTCCTCATCCTCCGATAGGGGTAGCGTTGTTAGATTTTGCTTTTTGAGCAATGCTATTATTTCGGCAGTGGCTTCGTGCCGGATGGCTGCTATCCGGTCACAGTAGCAGTGGATAACGTCTTCAAAATGTTTCATATTCGGGATTGATTTTTTCGGTTTCTATCAGGTAATTAGTATTCCGTCCTTGCGTTTGCCCGTGATTGGCGAGCATCATCATATCCTCATCAGTGAGTTCATCTGCTTGTTCCATTTCGGATAAATACTTGTCCAGTTTATCTTGGTCGGAAAAGGCTCCGATGAGTTCTCTACTGGAATGGCTATGCCATGCGTCTGTACTATACAGTAAAATTACGTTCTTTGAATGTTTCATGTTTCATTGTCTGGTTGGTTTATTTATTCAGGAAAATCACTTCTACACGTTGCGAGCGTATGTAATCGATAGAGCCAGCATAAACAGTTTGTCCATCCGAAATAATATCTTGATCTTCGAGTGCTGTCATATCCTCTTCCAAAACATCGCATATAACATTTCCGTTGAGATCTGAGATGGCGTATATCTTGCCGTCTAATTCCTTTAAGAACTCGCTGTCATCTTTGAATATGTAAAGATGCTTGGGAGGGTTCATGATAATTCTCATGGTTTGCTCTCGAAGTCTTTCCCCGGATAGCCTGCGGGGTAACATCCGTGTCGGGGAATAGGTGACCATTCCTTTCATAAGTTGATTTACATACTCATTGAGAGTTATTTCCTCCACTTCGGCAAAGCATATAGCCAAGTCGTCAACGGTTATTTTGAATTTGTCGGGCAGTCGATACCCATACCTATCTCTATTAATGGTACGGCGTATCTGCTCATCCATTTTCGCGTTACCAAGTCCGGGATATTTCAAAAACAGGTATTTATCCTCGCATCGGGCAACGCCAAAGGCATCAAACAGATAGGCTGTCACTTCTTTTTCGTCAAATTCCGGCAGGTCAGGAGTGTTAAGCTCCATTTTGAGGGATACGAGTCCGCCCAGCTCTTCGATGTGTTTTGAATTTATATTCATCGTTTTACTTATTTGTTCATTTTAGATTAGTGATTGAAAAAACAAAGGGGTGAATTTTTCCACCCCGATTTGTTCATTATTCATTTTTTGCTCAGATTGCAACTTGTAGTCCTGCATCGGAAACGGGAATCCCGAAATCTACCTTTTCGGAGTAAAACTCTTTCAGTTCCGTCTTTGCCTGCTCTAATGAGTTACAACGAACCACATCACCATCAATCATAGTCGAAAAGTAAACCTGTTCTCCCAACAATACACTTGCATAGATAGCCACGTCATTGTATGTATCTACTTTCTCAACAGTGTAGTATCCGTTGTACTGATATGGTTTGAGAGCTTTTGATACGGTTGGCTTTACGAATGAAACGTCATAATCGGCAATCATCTTTTCTATCCACGTGGCATGGAACGTTCCAATTTCCCTTTCGAAGATAGGAATCGGACGAAAAGCACGTGGAGTACGACGAGTTGCAACGAGCGTTATCGGCTCATTATAACTCCGGTCGCTTTGGTATATTCCGATATACGTGTTACCGAGTTTCGAGTAGGTGTAACTGCTTCTGTTCTCTCGCAATGTTGCAAATGATACCTCGCCGCCAAAGAACCGCTCATCAAGTCCTGTTTCGTCCTTGAACTCTTTAATGAAATACTGAGGAATATGTTCCCTATTGTATTTGTCTTTACGATACAAGACCATTGCCTGTTCCAGTGAAACAAGTTCCGGGCGAACTTTCGATAGATAGCCGCTACTGTAATCGAGAACCTTATACACCATATCCTGTGTCTGCAAATTTTGCGGTAATTGCTCGAACCATCTGAAACTTGTTCCTTGCGCCATACAATAATCAACGAAGTCAGGTGTCCATATCGACAGGGGTAATTTGGGTAAGTCGTGATTTTTGCGGACATACGCTTTGCACACCTCTTTTGTAAACAACCGATAGTTCGTTTCGGGATTTAGTGAGATCGTGTTCCGCTCACATTTTTCAAGAGCAAAAACCAACCGTTCAGGCGTTTGGAGTTTTTCAGGTAGTTGTTTGAATGCATATGGTATAGCTTTGATTACCTTATCGGCCATCGCATCATCCATTACGGCAAATACTGCGTCAATGAGCCGTTGGTGATTGTCTTCAATCACTTTTTTCTGTATGGCAGAGAGGCTATACGTTGATGAGTATGGCATTTCAAGTGTAAGCTGCCTATTTTCGATAGCCGCCATAAAGATGTCATAATCGTAGAATTGTCCGGGCACCAACTTGAACTCCTTAGCTGCCATTTTAAGATAGTACACTTTGGTTTTGTATCTGTCAGGAGTAATCAGGTTTATATCTTCCTGTTTCAGGTTCGTCTGGAAAAGATTCAAGTAGAACGCTTTGTCCTTTAATCTTTGAGGAACAAACGAAAGGAATACTTGTACTCTTTTTATATCTGTATGGGTAGTACTTCCGTGATAACCGCCACGAGAGCCGTAGCTCGAGTATGTTTCTGAGTAGATGCTACGAATGCCGGCATAAACAATTTCTTGCGTCCACGTCTCCGAAGAAAACAGATGGAGATATTTGAGGTTCCCTTTGATGCCGCCCATCATCTTGGCAAGCATCGTTGTGGAGCGCAAAGAAGCAGGAACAGAAGTTATATTATCGACATTCTTCTCCACGGCAAATTCACAAATCTTCCGGGTACGGATGTCTTCCGGTAGATTTGATAGCTTGAATGCGTTCCAACTATATGACTTGGCATTACGCTCGATGATGCTGACAACGACTTCCCCGGTCAGATACTTATGTGGTAGAAAGTCCAATAATTCCAATCGCCCCTCCGCAATGGCCGCTGTTGCAATTTCAGGTGTCACCAGCTCTTCGGGTAGATTCTGGACAGCTTTGTATATCTCTTTTTCCATATTATTGATTGTTTTGAGGGTGATTGATGGTGGTGATGAGTTTGTTGCCTCGAAAAACAAACACGGTGGTTTGCTCTTCGTTTGATTGGGTCAGAATATCATTCCATTTTTTGAACTCCCGGTTATATAGAGTACCCAATTCGCCTTTTGCATCCAGTTGCATAAATTCGAGTCCTTGCAGAGGATTTTCAGGCTTGGAGGGTAATGTATCGGGTAAGAAAGAGGTTAATGTTTCACCGTCATAATAAAACCAATGCCCGTCTTTGAACAGGAATAGATGCCCTTCGAGTTTGAGAAATGCCTCCTCGGAATTTACATATCGGGCTTCGTGTCTTCCTTTCTTCTCCTTGTCGTCACGGATCATAGCCCGACAATGCACGATGTCATTACACCATATCCATTTTCCGTGTGGAGTTCCGTTTACTACCATCAGGTTACCCAAGGCAAGGAGTGCCTCGACACGCTTTTCTGTCGGATAAAAGTTTCGCAGAACCGGACCTACCATGTCAAATGCCGGTTGCCATATTACGGAGATGTATTTTACCACTCTGTTTTCCATTTGTTTTCCAATGTATACACTCATATTCTTATGATTTTGATTGTTTAACTTACTTTCTGTGCGCCCCAACGAATGTGGAACTTGCCTTGCTCGTCTTGCTCACGACGAAAGAGAGTATCTATGATGTCAGGTGAAATATCGAACTCCTCGAAGATTTCGGATTCTTCCTTGACCTCACCGCTCTTGATAAACTCGTTTAGTCGTTCTTTGGTGAGCACCAATGCCATAAGATTCTGTTCGATGGAATCTTCGTTGGTAACGTAATAGACGTGCCGCATACCTACCGAATCAAGACGGATAAAGCGGAAGTAGAACTGCTCCATTCGAGGGATGTTCCACTGCAATGATTCGATGATGATGTCCTCGCAACTGGGTACGTTTGCCGAGCTTTTCAGACTCTGTTGCGTACAGACCAAAATACCGTCGGTGGTCTTTTCGAACTTATCGAGGATACGTTGCCGTTGGTCGAAATCCACATTTCCCCGAATGACGAACAAAGGTCTTTGAGAAAACTTCTCACTCAACAACTCTTTGTACATCGCCACCGCATCCAATGAGGTACAACCTATGGCTACCTTGCCGTGCATCTCGAAACGAAGTTTGCGTTCGATGAGTTTTGCCTTTTCCGGATAGCCATCACCGGAATACCCACTCATCTGATGGGGCACAGAACAAGCCTTGATAAGTAGTTGGATTTGCCGGACCAAGTTGAGTTGCGACTCCTTCTTCTTATCAGGCATCGGATTGAAGTAGAGATGTAATATCTCGTGAAACTTCTCCATAATGGTACGATAGACAGCCCGTTCCCCTTCACTCGGCTGTACGGTATAGTTGATAATCTCGTATTTGTCTCCGGCGAACTCCTTGAACTTGCGGGTAATGATTGTTTTTTCAATTAATTCGGAGAGGTATTCCTGATTGTATATGTCCTGATTGTATTTGTTGATGCCAAATACAGTAGCCTTACCCGGGCAGAAGCACGATTTGAATAATGCGGAGCCGCCTCTTGCCGGGAAGGGGCTGCGCCAGTTGTCGTTCGACTTCCGTTCGATTTCGTGCTCCTTGTTCTCGTGATAAATCCAAGGTGCAAAACACATCATATTTGCCGAGTTGTTGTAGAGCAGCTCAATCTGTGAGTATAGCTCTATGATGGAGTTACGGGTAGTTGTCCCGGTTGCCAGAAGTTTGAACTTGGCCCGGCGGAAGATATTGAGCGATTGTCGTGTTCGTTTGGCTGAAGGGTTGGTAATCTCGTCCGACTCATCAAATAATAAGCAGACCTTATTTGACCGCATCTTCATAAACTTTTTCAGCGGGCCGACCAATTCGGTAATCATAGTCAGCGATAGCAGGACAAACGTTCCTTTGGGGACGTTAACGAGGTGTTCCGGTTTACTTGCCACTATGTATTTCTCTTGATGACGTTCCAAGAATGAAACCCATGTCAGATGAATGGCGATGGCAGGTGCCAGTACCACGGTGTTTTTAGTATGAGGTTCTTTATACTTTGCATAATGGTATGCGACAGCGGTCTTGCCTGACCCTTGTTGCCAGTTGAGCAGTGAATATGGTTTCTGGAAAATCAAACCCATATCGTGCTGTTGCAACCCGGTGAAGTGGCAGGTCTCCATCTCCTTATTCTTGAATGTAAGGTGCTTTATCTTATCATCCAACATAGGGTTACGGGCTATATCCATAATCTTTTTAGATTGCAGTTGATATGCTTTCCGCTTGCGCTCCACGAAACGTTCTGCCGCAGTCATCTGCTTTCGTAACTTAGCCGTCATCTTGGCCGGACGAGGCAATGTGCAGGTACCGACCAATAGATGGTTCATGGAGGAATATTGGTGCTCTATCTTATCCAGAAGGTGTGGTGCATATCCCTTCAATTTGAATCCATAGGATGTTTTCACCAATGCAATCTCTTTGCGGGTAACTACATTCTGGTTAGTGATATAGCGTTTGAGAATGGAAAGCACCTTGTTGTAAGTCAGTTTCCGTTTTTCCCACTCTTTGTACTCTTCCGGGGTGTAATGCTCCGGTGGCCGTTGGTTGCGGAATTTCGTTACCAGAGCAAGGGCTTTGTTGTAATGTTTTTCAAGTGCCTTGTGCGTCTTGATTTCATAGAGATACTTTTTGAGCTTATATTCAAAAGCAATCTTTTCGGCTGTTTGCCCCTTTGTTATCTCTTGTTTGATTTGCAGTTTGCACTCTTGGTGAATGCCTCTCGCTTCGGCGATACGATTGGTAAGTTCGTCCATCGGAACAAACTCCTCGGCATTGTAGGGTTTCATCTCAATGTTCTTCGACTCACGCATGAAGGCCATTATTTTGGTCTCGAACTTCTCCACGCCTACACTTTTGAAAGTATCGGCAGGGAGCTTGGTCTGCCCTATGAATGAGAAATCTCGATTGACGGCTTTCACCCTCGACTTTTCCCAGAACTCATTCTGCAAAAAAGATACGGGAACAATCATCATTAAGATTCCAGCGGGATTCAGCATCCAATAAGCCTTGTTGCAATAGTAGAATTGTGATAGAACGCCGTCGAAGTCGAGATTAAAAGGAGGGTTGCCAACTACTATATCGAAACGCTCCTCGGGATTATGAGTACAAATATTGGCAACTTGTATGTGAGCGTCAGGATATAGATATCCGGCAACCTGTACTGCATCCGGATCTATATCGAACCCATAAGCGTTATGTTGATTGGGTAGGAAGTTGAAGAAATTACCCGTTCCACAACACATATCCAGTACCATCTCCGTTGGCTGGGGATTGATCGCCGCAATCATCTGACGGCATATCTCGTGAGGAGTAAAGAACTGTCCCATCTCAACCTCCCGTTTTGCTTGTGCAAAGTCGTGATAGGATGTAAAATCCGCTTGTTTGAGTTCGTGAAGTCCACCGATACCGGTGTATCCGTTATAAATCTCTTCGGCAGAGATGGAATTATTACCGGCTTCAATTGCCGAAAGTATCTTGGCATTGAGCGTCTTTCTGGCACTCTGAGTTATTTGTTGTGGAATGATTTGATACATATCTTATTGATTAATCAGTTTCTGTAAGATCTTCGTAGTATGGAATATTATAGTATTTCACGGCTGTTTCGAGTTCCTTCCACCATACTTCCGACACTTTGTCTTTCTTGAAGTCCAACCATTTGCCGTCTGGGAGCCTGAGCCGTTGTTTGGTCGAGAGGTCGGTCATCATAATGATTGACTGCATCACATCGTCATTCACGTTGTCGGTACAAAATGGACAAGGCAGTGATTCCAGTTCACCTCGTGAAATCTTGCTGTTGTAATAACCGAACTTTTGGTCGTAGTATTCCTGAGTATGTTCCATCTCCTAAAATTTTATTGATTTATATACTTGGTCTATCTCCGCCTGACGGAGACCGATGTAGACCTTTGTTATGTCGATGCTGGAGTGTCTGAATATTGAGTTTAGCAATATCAGGGATTCTGCACTGCGACCGTTGCTCTCGTACACATATCTGCCGAAAGTCTTACGGAAAGTGTGCGTTGAAAATGCCTTGATCGGTAATCGATACCGCACCTTGAATCTTTTGAGCAACCGGTTGATATGCTCCAAAGAATAGGCTGTTTGGGTTTGAGGGTTTAAAAAAGGCGAACCTTTTTTGTCGGGTTCGCCTTGCAGGGTGTATAATTCTTTGATTTTTTGTCGGACTGAATCATTGAATGTGATTCGCCGGGCTTTTGAAGTTTTCTTCTCGATTTTGTCGAGAAACTCTTTATCGAGTATGTTATTCCATGTCAGGGATAGCACATCGGAGGCTCTCAAAGCAGTGCAAAAAGACAATCTGCAATAGAGCTCCCACATATATAACCCATCGGAGTGCAGCCCTTCAACCAACCTGTTAAAATCTTCAATTGAAAGGTAGTCTGCCGTTGTCAGTTTTCCTTTTTCTCTGCTCATTCGGTAATCTTTTATGTTAAGTTGTTGTTCGGAATCTCTTTGCCGGTATAAGGATTGAATACTTCGCATTCTGCCAGACATTCCGACTCGATTCCGAAGAGACCTTGGTCATAGCTATAAAACACCTCTATCGGGATTGGTTGTAGTAAACAACGCTCGGCTTCAGCCTCCGTCATTCCACAGTGTGCTATCAGTTCCTTTTTCTTGCGCTGATATGCTATGGGTGTTTTATCAGGGCATAGATAAACATCAATCACATCGCCCTCGTCTTCTGTTATTCTTAGTTCGTCATCCATCGTTTTCCGTTTTTAGTTATTTTTCTCTGCATTGTGTGCCAAATAGATAAGTTCCACGATTTCGTCTTTGTTGTTTCGCATAAATTCAGCGAATCCATCGTCGGTAATCTCTATGTTCTCCTCTCTGCAATCCTCACAATACCGTTCATACATAGAATCTTCTACGATATGGGAATTGACTACCATACGATTGTAACAAATATCAGGATCTGCCCATTCTCCTCGCCATATAAAGCGGATAGGTTTTATTCCATACCAATACGGTAGCGATGCCCGACCTTTTTTTGTCGTCGCCAGATGGCGTTTGGGTGGAATATTGGAGAAACTCAACACTCCTTCCAAAAGGTCATTGTTTGCTTGCTCTATGTAATGATTCTGTTTCATCTCTTTTGATTTTTTCGTTGTTCGTACTGGGTGACTTTCTGCATAATCATATCACAAAAGAGTTGAGCCTCCTTCCGGTCGCTATGCAGGTAACCAACCATCGCAATAATATTGTATTTGTAGTAGCCCTCCCATTTGGAGTAATAATGTGTACCCATCACACGACCGAAGTATTCATTGAAAAGCTCCTGTGTGAGGGATTCTTCCGGGTGGCGATTATAATCCCAAGCGCCGATTCGATATAGTAAATCGGCACTTAATTCACTATGATTGTTACTTGTTTCCATTCTGTCCTGTTTGAATTAAACTTAGTGGAACCCATATCGCCTGACTGCCAAATTCCTCGAAAGCCTTGCCGTGCTCGATAGGTTCACACAAGTCGAACTTCTTTTTTGACATGTGTTGCAGTTCAAAATATTGCTGGGACTCCGGCCACTGCACAGGAATATAAACTCTACTGTTGTGAGGTTCTTTGTTCTCGTGTGCTTTGAAGAAGTTTTCAGGCACATACATAGCACCATTGTCATCGGAGTTGCAGCAATCATATCCGACTTCGCATTTTGAATAGAATTTGCCGTCTTCGGGGTGTTCAACCTTCACAAAGCGACCTATTGGTTCCAGTTTCTCCCAGCTGTGACTGCACGAGTTACACCAGAGTGTATTGTCGTTCGAGTCATAGCCGTCCGCCGTTTCCCCACAAAAGGGACAAATGTATTTGGGAATATCCAATCCCTCCTGGGCTATAATTTCCATACTTGACCAGAAGAGTTGTTCGCAATAATCATCGCCCATTTTACTGGCAAGCTCCCGCATATCTTCATCGTCTACTTTCGAGATATCAAAACCCCGTTGAGCTAAGTCATCCCGGTGAACAGAGGTGACCTTGAAGTATGGTAATTCTCCAGTCAGTTGAATGAGGAAATTTGTCTCAGCCCCGGTTTTATTTTCTTTCTGCTCAAAATATTGATGCAGATCTTCCAGTAGTTCTCTATTCATAAATTTATTTGTTTGCTTGTTTTACTTCTTCATTGTCAATTCCCAAAAACTCTTCGCCACACTCCCCACAGCAGTAACCCTCTTCGAGGTTTGTGCCGTCTACATCAATCATAGCATATCTGAGAGCCACTTCCTGACACGCCGGACAGATGAGATATTTTGATTGTGATTCTTGATACTTATCTACAAGAGAATCCATAGACCACCCGCAAATTGCAATTAAGAGTTCATCACAATCGCCATTCTGATAGGCTTTGATGATGTTTGAGCCGATATGACGTAGTTGCTCCTCATCGGAGCGAATCTCATCCAATACCATCTCGGCAAACCCTTCGCATTTATCAGAATCTTCAAGTATGGAGTCAAGAGCATTAGATTCCTCGTTCTCGGTGGTGTCTATATTCTGATTGTCATCGCCGTCATCCGCAACAATTAACTTTTGATTCTCCTCGCAGTTACAACACCAGCAATCGGCAGGTTCCCGAATCATCTCATCGATAAAGTCGGTAGTTGTTTCAAAATTCTCATTGGGTTTAGTCCAAACTTTGGCTTGTACGTCACTTGACCCACAAACCGAACAAACTATTTTTGACATATTATTTGATTTAGTTTTTAGTACCAACTCAGCAGCACATCTTCATTGTTCTGGTCACTGGTGGTGATTAAATTGTCAAGAGCTGACACAAACTCGTCAACGCCCCATCCGATTTTTGATAACTCCTGAATTAGAAATTCCTCTCGTTCCTTGAAATAGTCGGTTTGATTGACAATCTCGTTTTTCAACCGTACCAGTTCACTTCTCGGCAGGTCGTATTCGTTATCGTACTCATCACCTTTGTTCGTGGAAATTTCGAACTCCATAAAAATCAAGTCCAACGACTCTTGCGATTGGGAGCCACATATAACTGTCGGGGTGTATTGTACCTGATATTTTTTTGCTGTATGTAGGTTGATGCTCATAATGTTGTTTGTTTTTATAATGATGTGATTGCCAATAGGGGCATTTCTTTAATAGTCAGATGAATGGTCTTCTGAGAGAATCTGAGGAGAGTGCTTATCAGCATCTCCTCGATTATCTTAAAGAAGACGATCTCAATTTCATGGCCCGTCACATCGTGCTTGCCAAGCAATGATGTCATTTACTTTCTCTTACGCCATTCAGCCATCTTTCTCTTGATGTCAATGTTGTTATCGCTCAACATCTTTTTCAAAACGGCAAGCAATCTCCAACCTTCACCGTCCTTGTACATCTCCGCTTTTACCGACAGGAATGCAAGCGACTGGGATTTATCCAGAGGTTTTCCGGCATCGTCAATAGCGATACAGTTATGGAAGCGAATGAGGTTTTGCATCGTGAAAAAGGCGCCGGAACCTTTGTAAGCATCTACCCACGCATTGCTCTGAGCGGTATCCCAAGCCATTTTGATACGCAAATCATTGAATTTCTTTGCCGCAATGTAAAGTTGCGAGGCACTTTTGGCTTGTCCGATGCGTATAATCGCCATGTTCAACGGATTGTATATCTTCTTATGCAAATCGGATACGAAAATGTTGCAACTCTTAATTCGTTTGTAAGGCGTACCTTTACACTTCCTTACCTTCATTGTCTCAACATGTTTCTTGAGCTCTGATACATAATCATTCGCCATTTTGACAACAACGTCGGCGTTGAACCAGCGGTTGCGGTCGGAGAAGTTTGCAATGTCTCGCCCTTCCATTTTCATTTGGGCGTGCAGTTCGTCCATCAACATCTTCCATTGATACTCATAGCCCAAGCGGTGAATCATATACGTTACACCTTCCGGCTCTTTCGAGCGATACGGGGTATAGGACATCATGTGGAACATCTGTGCCATCACCCAACGTCTGAACAAACGTTTATTGGGCACGGTGCCTTGCTCGATAATATGATTGAAAATCGGGTCGTTGTCCTCCAAGATGGTAAGCATCCCATTTCTGTTGGATGCGACATAATCACCGCCATTGGCTCCGTGCATTGCAAACAAGTTGCCTACATCTACTCCGGCACTGCGAAGTGCATCGATACGTTCTTGTGCCGTTTTTGTTTTTTTTATCGTTTTTTTCTGTCCTGCGACCGATGGATAAACAATTCCCAGCCCTGAGTTCTTGCCAATAACTGTTGCTACGGCTGTAAATTCCGTTTTTGCAATTTCGAACTCTGTGCCACACTGTGGACACAATACTTTGGTCTCTTTTTTCATATTTACTTTACTGTTGTATGATTAATTACTATTGGTAGGTTCCACCCACTCCCTGAGTATCACCAAATCTTTGTCATTCTTACTCTGCCAAAACCATTTGCCCATCTTTTGAGGATTCCACTGTAATCCATTGATAATCTGGCAGAGGATATATAGTTCCAGCTCAATCTGTGCTTTGTCTCGACGCTCTCCGTACAACATAGCCTCATCACTCAGGTTTCTTTCGGGCAGTGCTGCGAAATAGCGGTGAGACTTGCCTTCGCTGCGTTCAGAGGGAATGGAGTGTTTGTAGCGATAATACAGTTCTTCTACTGTTGTGAGAAACTCGTCCTCGTTACAACTTGAGAACCCCAATTCGCCCTCATACTTGCCGTTTTCTATGACATACTTGCCGTCAATTTTTAAACTACGGGATTGGAAGTCAATCTTGAAGTTCGAACCATTCTCTACGGCTTGAATGGCACTTTGATAGATATTATCCATATTTCTTGCTTGTTAATTATTGGCACTCAAATCGTTGACGCATTTCTGTATTCTTTTGATAAATCCAGTGTGACTGATCCTGAACCTCGGTTATTACCAGGTTCAGGATCGGGTTTCAATACTGGATGTTAAACCCGACTTCTTGTGCATTAATCGGTTGCGTTACCATTTCTCTAAAAAAGTCTCAATAAGGATGGCACATTACTTTACTGTTTTGATATGGGCAGCTATTCTGCTGGCCCCATCACGTCATCTCGATTGCTAAACGGAGATGACGTATGGTTCCAGCAGTTACAGAGCTGGCACCATTAAATTCCTGATCTTGACTTCTCACTTTGTGCTAAGTTCTTTGTGGTTCTCAAAATATCGGCACATATCTCTAATACGTTGATGTTTGCCGGGGCTGGGGGCCTCAGCAGCGGCGTCGTATGACAGTAGGGATTACGACGCCGCAGCGGAGGCTTGTTGAGCCTGACATACTAAATATTATCTCCTTGAACCACGCTCTTGTGCTAAGAATAAATAAAGTTCTCATAACAGCGACACATTGCTTTATACTCTTGATATAGCCCGCGTTTCCAGCTCAGAAGAGTCTGAAGGTGATGATGAATCACCTTTCAAGACTTTGTAGGAGCTGGTTTCCTACGCGGGGTATTGAACTGTTGTTCCTTGAACTTTCCTGTTGTGTTACAGTGTTACTATGAATGTCAGGCAAGCGACACATTACTTTATTCTCTTGATATTTACAGGAATGAACCAGATCACTTCGAGTATCGCCGGTCGTTAAACCGGACGATGCGAAGCAGTGATCTGGTATGCGATACCTGTAACATTCAATTCTTGCTCTTCATTCATCTGCCGTGTGTTCGGCATACCTACAATGATGCAACCAACGTATTATATACGGCCCGGCTGGTCAATAGGGCATTACGCATACAACCGATGGTCAAATAGCCCGCGATATTATTGCCTGTTTTATTGCGGTTGGCTTTCACATTACGTCCACGTCCTCTGGCTATGCAACCATCACTTTGGGTTTTGACATATCCCAATCCACCGACTTTGCGCTTTCCTGTTTCAACACCCCTGAGACAATCCATCACGAACTTGTTCAACTCGTCAAGGTCTTTTCTGACATTGCACACAGATAGGATTTGTGTTGCCCAGCTAAATTCGCCGTTGCCTTTGTAGAGGTAGCGGTTCACAGAGTTGATTGCCTTTGATACGGTTACATTAGGTTTACGTATTGTTCGAGACTCAATCTCTTTTTGAAATGTCTTGATACGGCTGGAGGATAAAGAAATCATATCCCCCTTGATACTAAATCCAAGAAACTTGAACCAACTGTCGGCAGTCAGATATTCCACCTTTTTAGGATTGAGAGTCATAGACATCCCACCCAGTCGCTGTTGCAGTACACTCATCGCCTTCTCATAATCTTTCCCGAGAAACAACATATCGTCCGAATAGCGCACATAGTAGCCATTCAACCGGGACAATTCTTCGTCGAGGTCATACAGCAACACATCTGCCAACCAACTGGCTACGGCACACCCTTGTTTCAGGGACTGATATTTCCTTTGGAGAATATTGTTCTCATCAAAATACAAGTCGCTGTGATAATACTTTCTCAGCACGTCAATCAAAGCGGAATGACCGTGCTTTGTTTCCACTTTGTCAAATGCCCCATCAACGTATTGAAGTGGAACACTGTCAAAATATTTACTCAGGTCAGATTTCCAGCCCAAACAGCCATTGTTTGTGGAATCCACAATTTTGTGGCTCACCTCCTTTACGACCTTGCCGCATCCAATACCTGTCTGATATGACTTGCACGCCTTGTGAAGCATCTCCGGCATCAGGTCGAACAGCAAATCGTTGGCAATACTTAGTATCACCCGGTCGATAGGTTCATTCACATACACTGTCCGGAACTCACCATTATCCTTTGGTATCTGAGCGGTATGAGGAGGTGAGATTTCATACTTGCCTTTAATCATTGCATCGGCAATCGCCACTCTGGTATGTTCATCAGTCAGGTGTATGAGTTGGTCTTTAGGGATGTCTTTGAACACTCCTTTCTCAATTGCTTTCGTCCATCTGTCGATGTCAAAAAACTGTTGTAGAATTTTATCTGTCATATCTTTATCTTATCGGTTTAATTCAGAGTAGCCGACTGGTTACTTTTTTGTTTATTTCTGTGGGGATTAATTTTTCTCATCAGCCCAGATACAGTTATTATAGCAACACCCCTCACTGTCCGTGTAGACACCAAATACTACAGTTGCTTTGGCAAAGTCGGCAAGTTGTTCGTCCCATAATCGTTTTACGGTTTCTTCACCCAAATCATTTACATACCTCTGGGCATAATATTGGAATTCGAGAGTACTCTCATCGTAGAAAGCAGTTGGATTACCATAAATCAAGCAACTGTTAATCATCTCCCGGCAACTTAACTCATCAGCTATGCGTTTGTCTTGGGATGTTCTATCATTAAAGCGAGGCAACGATTGTTTCGCTGCCTCTATCTGTTTTCCTGTCATTTTCTAATTGTTGTTTATTGTTTAATCAATCCAGAAAGTTCCGCAGTGTGGACAATGCTCACCACAAGGAACATTGTTGTCATAGTAGACATCTCGATGTCTTCTGTGGTCCATATCGCCAAATGTGCAGCTACCGGCTTTGAATACTTTGTCATATTCTGCCTCACGAGCCATTTTCTCAACGTTTTTAGACTTTGCAATTTTAGAGATTCGCTTAGGCTTTTCCATTGAAAAGATGGGTGAGGCGTACTTATCCAACCAGTCACCACACATTCCAAAGCAGTTTTCAATACTGTATTTGTCAGCATCTGAAGTGTAGAGGTTGTCTCGTGTGAAAGGGAATGTTTTATCAATAGTGATGTACTCAAAATCCCCGGAGCCTTCACCTGCATTATAGAGAGCTACTACAAATTTGCCTTTGAAGTGGATCTGCTTAAAATCTTCATCCGGATCATCTGATAGTACACCGGTGAGTTCATCAGTGAAATATATTCGCAGTTCACCTCCTCCCGAAGCATTCTGGACGATAGAGTCGATTAATTTAGCTTCCGGTGTATCTTTCTCTATTCCAAGTTTGCGCCTGATTCTATAGGCATCTTGGGCATAAGAACCATCACGCCACGGGGCACACATAAATGCTGAATGCCAGCCGTCCACCTCTAAACCTAACGAGTAGAACATAGAGATGTCGCCCGTATTACCCAACAAGTCTTTAACGGGAGTAGATGTATCTTTCTCACATAGCCAATCACGAATCTCATCTTCGTTTTCCTCATACAGATCTTCAAGGTCATCAGCCTCCATCTTTTGACGAATCTCCTTTAGGTATTCACCTTCTGGGTAGTCCCACCAATCCCACACTTTTTCGTGAATGGGGTTGAGAGAGTTGGAACTCAGCGATTCTTGAAGTAGCTCTTTGCTCTCACTCAGGTTGTCACGGTAGTCTACATAATAGAGACTCACATAATCAGGCAGATATGGTTGGATTTGTTGGTTCATATGATTTGAATGTTATATTGGTATATATCCTCTTAATCTATCTTGATAGAATAGTGTCTTTTTATCGACCACATAGGAACAGAAACACCCTGGTAACTCCTGTGATAATACGGCTACTATTTTCATTGCTATAAACTTGGCTTCTTCAGTATTGTCAATTTCGGTAAAGAAACATTTGGCAACCCCTTCATATTTCCAATCGTATTTTGCGATTGATCGGAGTTTTTTGAGATAGCTCTTAGGCATTTTCCCATTGTCGTTTGCAACCATTAACATATTCATAGCTATACAATTGAAAGGGCTTGTTTTACGGAATCGAGTTTTGTTTTGGCGAAAATCCATCCGGCTCCGCATGAAAGGCGACCATTAAAGCAACCGCCCAACTGCTTCAAGGTTTCTTTGATGGGTTTAGTATTACCTATAACCGCAAATGATTTTTCGGAGTAGTCGATTATTTCGAGACCTTCTCCCGAAGTGGGTTTAGGGAGTGATTTGGTCGCATTGCTTTTGGTCACTGGGATGGTTTCAGGAGCTGGGGAGAAATCTTTTTTGTAAATGCGTTGATGGACAAGAGTTCCCATTCGTTCACATCTTTCATTCACATAATCCTCCATCTTATATGACTTGCCAAGTTCTGCATTTAGTAAGGTAAGTTCTTCGTTCCTCCTTTCATCGCTTATATTCCTGTCGGTTGAGATATGACCAATGCCTCCATATCGCTTGATAAATGGGCTTGAAATTGAGAATGAAGAATCTGTCATTCCATCGAATCCCTTATCGACAAACAAACTGGTAATTTCTTGAACTTGTGGCACCGATGGTCCATCGCTCCATTCGACTGTGTAAGAATCGTAGTAATACTTTCTGACAGAGAATTTAGTCGTTGGAAACTTACTTTTGAGTAGTGTACGCAGATTATTGGCGACAGTTTTCTGGTCGTGACAGTCGGCTACAGGGGTCAAAAAACTATATTCCTGTTCTAAACGGGTTTTCTCAACCTGCTGCTGTTTAACAGTCTCTTCTTCTTTTGCCTGTTTTTCTTTTTGCTCTTTCTCTTGTTCAATACGCAAAGACTCTTGAACTCTTGCGCAATCGGCAGCCATTGAGGTCTTATAGTGTGGCAACAGGCCGGTATAGCGCATATAGTCATGTCCTTGCGCATCAACTGTTATTGCACGACCTGATGGTGTGCGTATAAGAGTGAAGAGCGAATAAACAGTTTCAAGTTCAAACACAGAAAGACAGTCATCACCCCGTTCTTCGGCTATATCATCTGAGGTATTGCCACCCTTATCTTTAACAATCCCTTCTCTGTTATTATAGTCCAATGCTGTAAACTCATCTTCGCCCAGTTCGACAATATCCACGATTTTACCCAGTTCGAGTTCCTCGCTGAAGCTTTTGTGAGTACTCAAGTGGCATTTCAGCATATCGGTCAGGTCATTAAATTTTGAACCTTTCTGATAACTATATATGAAATCTCCAACGTTGATTTCTCCGGCGGCTTTGACATTGTTAGCCTCTGCTTCTTCTCTGTAACGGAGATAATTTTCCGATACGGGACGCGGCACGAAAATTGGATCGCCTTTGTCGCTTATTCCATCAAACCAATAGATATTCTTCCATTGTGTAAACTCCGGATTGATGTTGGTTTTGAGTAACGCAATCATCGACTCTCTGTCCAGACCGCCTATATTACAGTGACCACTCATTAGAAAACAGGTGCCACCATTGTTCCAACTTCCTTGCGTGATGCCGAGTTTGTGACCTTTGAGCACCAGTACGCTATTGTCGATAGTGAGGTAATACCTCTTGCGTTTTGCAGCAAATATGGCTTTGTCGTCCTGTATTGAATCGATTGTTATCTCGTTGATGGAGGTTGCGGCAAGTGAGTTTACTTTTATCACGGTGAGTTTATCACCGACTTTTATTTGTTCTATCATCGTATTTATTTATTTGGAGGTTATCTACTTAGCAAGCCAGTTGCAAGATAAAGAACTGGACGAAATCAGATTCTAAACCCAGACTTTGACAGGCTGCCTCAAAATCATCGTATTGGAGGTCATCTACTGATTGTAAATCACGGAGATGCCGGATTTCATCATCGAGATACTCTTGAGCTTCCTGCTCATTGCAGCTGCATGAGTTGCAAATTCTTTTTATAATTCCCATAAGTCGAATTGTTATCTGTTAATAAGTACATTTAAAGTTTGTTGAAGATTGTTTAGCAGTGCGTATCGATTAGTACCTCCGGTATAATCCTTCCTGTGTTGAGCTGTTCTCACCAAAAGGGTCATATCTGACATCCATCGTACATCGCCAATACTGAAATACCACAGCTGACCGTTGGCATCATCGAAAAATCCGGAGATATAGAAATGACCAACATTGAATGTGATATTTTGGCATCTCATTACCCTAAGCACACGACGAAACTCTGCTTTAAAAGTCTTTGTGAAAGCCATAAATTCAGGGGTTTTCCCGCTTGAACTTACGAATCCTTTGTGAAGGAGATTAAGTGTTTTATTCATTTTAGTAAGTTTTTTATATTAGGTATGTGTTTGCCAGCCCTTTGTCGGTGTTAATTGCACACACATCGACTGGTCGGGTGAGCCGTGATAGACTAATCCGCCCACAATTCCTGTTCGACCGTCTGGGTAACGTTGGACAAATAAGAATGAAAGTGGTGCAAAATCATGGTGAAGTTCAATCTCACACGGATAATCAGGATTGCTGGTTTCCCAACCTTTTAACTTGTCCAAGCATTGTTGTAATGTTGGATCGTTTGTCTCTGCGGCATATTTCATTGCCTCATCGTATCGCTCTTGACAAAATATTTTCATTGTTTTTTCTATTGAATTATTTACTGTTTGATTTTAGTTTGATTCATCTATCAGAAAGGTGTATTCTGCACAGTTTCCGGGTAAAGTACCGGCATCATTGTGTCGATAAAAGCCTTCTGTTTCAAAATCTACACTGACAGGGCGACCTTCTGCTGTTTCCAGAAAGTCCTTTATTTGCTTTTCTTCTTCCTCACCAAGACCAGTATAGTCATCGTTGACAAGGGCACAAGCCCAATAAACAGGGAGAAGGTATGTTATAGGAGTTGCCATAGTTTATTCAGTTAGAATGTAAAGCCGATGAAAACCACAAAGTCTCCTTTACGAGGAGACTCATGGTTTACATCTTCAAACTTATGGGTACTGTATTTCTTGGCTTCGGGGATATATTCACCACGAACCCACACGGGAGCGGTCTCACAATCTCTCAGGCGAAAGAACTCGCCCTTTTTAAGCTGACGGACTGTAGCCGTTTCAGCTTTATTGTTAGTATGCATAGACTTCCTGATATTCAGATTCGTATATCTCGAAATTATACAGGTTCTCTTCATCACTGGCAAGGTTCTGCCAATGGTCGCAGACGAATGATAGAATCACATCCAAGCAGGCATCTGTTTGCTGTTGGAGTAATTCAACCGCCCGTTCTTTCCACCCGCCACTTTCGGCAAGTTCCAATAATTTTTCTTCGCTCATATTCGTAACTTTTTAAGAGTCAATAATAAATTCATCTTCGTAGACTTCGATAATCGCACCACTGCCACAGATTTCTACAGTCCAGCGGTTACCCTCTTGGCTGAGGATTAGAATATTTCGATAGCCTTTGTATGGCGTTTTTAGGGTTGCATATTTCCCTTGCATAATCTTTAATCTATTTGTCAGTTAATATTCAATTGATTGCACTGAGATGTTTTTAATCAACAGTGCCGTTACGATAAAACTCACCCATTGTCTGAGTGCGTTTGGTTTGTGTTCTTGGACAATACATATCTCGATCATATTTTCCAGAACCTATTTCATACCACTCATATTTTTCGCCATCGTCTATACCTTTGATGGTCTCGTATTTGACTAAAGGCAGTTTTGCGACAAACTCTCGCTCCTGTTGATCCTTGAACTGGTATTTTTTAGTATCAGTGAATGCGCCACATGATATGCGTTCACCATTCCATGCTATTCTTGCTAATTTGCTCATATGTTTTTTTTGATTGATTTGATTTTATAGTTCTTGTGGCAGACTGTCCTCTTTAGATACATAAAATCTGTCTTTCTCAGCCCATTTCATCGCCTCAATGTAAAGTTGAAAGGCTTCTTCCAATGAAAGAGAATCGGCAGGAATAAAAGCCAGTGTCTCGCCCATACAGACATCACTTTTTTGATATTCCTCTTTCACATTATCAAGTGTCAATTTTTCTTCTTTGCACACAACCTCTATCTCATAGAAATCTTCATCACATGTAAAGCATTGAAAGGCATAACCCTCAGTGAAAGACTGGGCTAATGCTTGCCCACACTTAGGGCAGAATTTTCGTGTTTTCATATTATTGCTCCTCCTTAATAGATAGAGCTACCATCCAGACAATGTACATGATAGCATCCTTTCGGGTTGGTAGCTCTGGGTCGTCGCAAAGGCTTTTTACAGCTTTGAATAGTTGCTTATCCGAGATCTCCGCCAGTTGCTTTTGCACATACTTTTTGTCGGCAATGACCGAACAAGCATCGTCACCACTACCGGATTCGGGAACGGATTCGATGTCTTTTCTTGTCAGCCCAACTTCACGGTTCAGGTAGTCGAGGTAGTAATAATTAAGCCTGCTCATAGTCGATGTCGAATTTGAGGTGTAACTTCCGGCAAATCTCTTTTGCGGTGTATCCTCCGCTATAATCTTCGCCAAATAGTTCAAGATTACCGAAGTAGGCAATGAAGTCATCTATCTTGCGCTGCATCGGGAACAAGACCCATTCGTCCCAATAGCTACAACAGTTACTCATAAAGGATTCGAGATGTTTCTTGCCCCAATCTTTTGTGAATATCTCGTTGAGGGCTATTTCACTAATCCAGCCGTAACTATATCTGTTAATTCCATTTTTATAGACACATTGCCAGCTTTTTGCATTAGGCACATATCTTACAAGCAGACCGAGTTCAAAGAGACTGGCAGCTTTGTTGAGGTCGCTGCCGTGAAAGGTTCGTTGCTTACTCATCGTACTCAGATTTTTTGTGTTCTTCCATCGCTTCATCACTGAGCTTCTTGTACTTCCAGAAATTCTCCCCCTTGTAGAAGTTGAACTCAGGATAAGTACAAAAACCAGATTTACCAACATTGCCGGTGCGTTCCCCGAACTTATTCTGTTCCAGCCAGTCGATAATGTCCGTGCCATTGTTATTGGTATCAATGAATTGACAACCAGCACTATGTTGGCACTGTGGAAGATTGACGGTAACATCAGTATATAAGTCTGTTTCAATCCCTCCTTCTTCTTTATCTATGGAGTATAATGACATTGCAATAGGGCTACCCTTACCGTCTTCGTAGGTTTCAAACACAGGATAAACCCACTCATTTTTGTAGCGCAAAAAGTCATACTTCTTGCCTTGAAACTCAAATTCTTTTGTTTCCATATTTTCGTTCATTCTATTGATTTTATTCAGAGTAGTTACCCGATTACTTTTTTGTTTATTTCATCGGCAACATTTTGTCGGGCACAAAAAAAAAGCTGGAACACTTTGCAGGATTCCAGCGGGAAATATTGAGTTGCTTTAGGTATTAGAACCCGAAGCACGGTACTCTGGAACAGATAAATACAGCATAGGCAATTGCGCCAAGTAGCAGCAGCCCACCGACAAATACCGTGTTGGCAATCATATCTTCGTTTCGTTTGATTGCTAAGATTATCTTTTTTATATCGTACTGGTTTTAAGGTTGGTGCAAATAAAAAGGGCATAAGATATTATCCCTATGCCCTCAATTTCCAAATTTAAAGTATTATGAATCTTGCAGTAATCACTCTTTATCGTGACAGTAAGTAAATTGCCCCTCTGTTTCTATCAGAAAGCCTTTCATCTTTCCATTTTTTGTACTCATGGCAGCTTCTATTCTGCGGAAAGTTTCTTTGTCTACTTGCAATAATTCATGATCCATCCCGGCATCTATATCGTCATACACGATATAATGATAGCCAGTTGCTCCCTGATATAAAGTCTCGGTTACATATTCAGATGAAAAGTACATGGAATTGTCCTTTTCCACTTTTGCGGTAATCTGAACGGGTGTAGGTGTAAGGGAATCTTTGTGTTTGTGGCGGCTATTGGCACATGACGTACAAGATATTACCAAGCATATTGCCACCATGATTTTTGAAAATTTGCATCCGGTTGCAGATGCCACTTTGATATATTTCTTTCCGCTGAGTTGTACTGTTTTCTTTTTCATTGCTTTATTGGTGTTTTGAATTAATATTAGGTGATTTTTTGCTGATTAGTAGATTCTTACCAAGTATGAGCATGAATATTTCTTCTCACGTCCATCCCTTGTCGCTTCAAAACTGGCACAGGATAAGATCTGTTCATCCAGTCAGGAAACCCCTCCCGAAAACAATGCTCCGGTGACTTATAAACTTTGCACAGCTTTCTTTTACGACGCTTCTTGGAGACGACACTATTAGTTGGCTGAGGTGTTTGGGGCATTTTAGGAATACGCCATTTTCCAGCATAGGTAGCGACATATTCCCGTTGCGGCTTATCATTTTTATAGCTGCAAACCAGCGCAGCGGGTTCTTCGCCAAGTTTTCCGGAAATGGCAAGCTCGTTAAGCGTATCTTTGGCAGCTTTGAAATTCACGAAACGCCCGAAATTTTCGGTACGTTCCATATTAAATACTTCTATCATTTGTATGTAAGTTTATTATGTTGCTAATTTTTGATAACATTCTTATTGCTTCTCGTTTTAAAAGAGGATAACAGCGGGACGTAGCCCACACAGTTAAGTGTGATTTATGCAACCCTGTTGCACTACGCCAGCCGTGTTATGTCAGAGGTAGGAACGGCATCTCACGATGCAAAGAAGTAAGTAGAAGTTATTTGAATTGGGGGCAATTCAGGATATAGACCTGACATAGTGTATATTAATGCCCATAAAAATCGCGAGAAAATCTGCAAAGGTTACACGTTATGCTACCGCATAGGTACGGCATACATAAAAAAGTAGCAGACAGCAAGTATGTTTCAACCTGCTATCTGCATACTCCCCAAACCACTAAACTGTTACCGTGCAGTTATGCAGCGGCTTGAGCCATTTGTGGTTGCTTGGTCGCTTTTGGGGTTTCTGTTACTGTTTCAGCCGTTTTTGTAGCGGGTTTCTCTGCATCTTTCTGCAATTCCACACGGAACCCCAAAGCGTCAAAACTTGCCTTTGTAGCGGCGTGGATTGCCTTTTTGTAGTCCCTTGCAGTACGTTCCAAATCCTTTTTAGTCGGAACAAGACCTATTTTTTGCCACACTGACAATTCAAGGTCGAATTTTTTCACCGTTTCACCTTTGGCGGTGTGGAAAATAATAGCGGCTGGAGTAGAGGCACGGAGTTTTGAGCGGATGCCGTCATTGTCTTCACGCAATGATGTTTCTTTGACTTTCACGTCCCAGAATGTTTGTACGACATTTTTCCATACACGGAAAATTTCATTCTCACTTTTGTCGGTCGCTTCATAGTCAGCCCCGAAAAAATGTTGTGCGGTTTGCGTTTCCAAACCATCTTTGTTGGTTGATTTGTACACCAATACCACACCTGCAAAATTTGATTTCAAATTTGCGAATTGTTCTGCATTTAACTTACAAGTTGCCATAATCTTTTAATTTTTAGATTGTTAATGAATTGTTTGAACCTATGCAAAAGTGCATATTGTGGGCAGGCGGGGAATCGAACCCCACGAATTACACGTTAATGTAAAGCACGGCAACCTTACCGTCAGCCCATAAAAAATGCACGCAATCCTTTTCACCTGACTGCGTGCAATTTTTTCAATATGCCTCACTCACTAAAACGTGCCACATAGTTTGCTCCGCAAGAAAAAAGCGTTATATTTGCAGTATTGACAAAGCAAATACAGACTATTCTGCATCGCGGCAAACCCTTTGGTACTCCCATTTCGCAAAGGCGTTTCTTTGGCACGTCCCGCACCTTTTCCAGTGCGGCAGCTAACAGTAAGGCGGTGGCGGCTGGTGATTACAGTGCATAACATTGGCATACACTCTTTCTCAAGCTCCGTGCGGATTGTTTTTTCCGCTATCGTGAATTTTACTTCCGGCTGCAACTGGGCAGACTTATGGCACTATTTTTTCACGTCCTTTTTCCTTACAACTCACGCTCCCAAATTATTGCGCTTTGTGTAAGCGGTCAAAGTACACGTACTTTGCCGTTCCGTCTTGCTACATTGGTTTGTAGTTCCGTGTGGTGTGGTTGTTTAACACCCTCTTTAATCGCTCCAAAGCGAACGGACGTTTTTTGCTTTTCCAGAGTGCAAAAAAATGTTTCCAATAAAAAAACTCTTTTGTTTCTCTCTTTTGAGGTTTTTGTTTCTGCTTTCTTAATTCTGTTTTTTAATTCGTTTTTTGATATTGTTTTTTGTTTGTCGTTCGGCTTGTTTCGTTTGCCGTTCGACTTGATTAAGTATAACACCGTTTTTTGTAATACCAAACTTTTTGAATATTTTTTTTTCGGTGTGGCTCTTTGCATACGTCAAAAATAGACTTGAACGCATACGCACGCGAGGGAGAGGTTGTAAGTACTTGAATATCAGTTGAAAAGAAAAAAGATTGTTTTTTTGAAAAATATTTTTTATTCTATTTTTGGCTTTTGGGTATGAATATACGTTTGTGTTGGATTGAAAGTATTCGTAAACACTTGATAATCAATATGTTGTAATTGTTAAAAATAATGATCAAAAAGAAGAATATTATTTTTGCTTTCAATTTGAAACTGAAAATAGAATATACAGACAAAAGAGGTTTACTTTTGTACAAAGTAAACCATCTAACTAATTGAAACACAATGGTGTGATAAAAATAAAAAGATTGAGGAGGGTGTGCCTGCCGGTGCGGGGTGCATTCGTGAGATAAGGGTAATTTTTCAAGTCTCGTTTTTGGATTTACTTACTGATTGTAAGTGGGAATTAGCACTCTCAAAGTCACGGTGATTAGATGGCTACTGATAAGAGTTTGCATATATAGAGAATGGCAACTACTCCTTCTTTGTATATGCGAATATATAAAGCGTAGGTTTGATACTACACTATAAAAGAATGGGCTATCCAGTTTATTGGTTAATTAATATTCAGTATATATCAATATTGCTCTGAAAGAGTGTGGATATATACATCGGTACTATATAAAAGTGAATGTATATATGTTGTTTTACTTTTCTGCTTATTTCATTGACTTTTACTCACACCTTCCAAATAATACTGAAAAATGACCATTGGAAAAGAATATATGTCGTTTGGATAATTGATTTTTCAACTTGCAGTGAAGGAGGTACTTTTGCGTCGTAGGTTTATAAAAACGGTGGGTTCCGAAAAGCCGAATTCTAAAACGAGTAGGATAATAATATTAGAAAAAATGGCATTAACAAAAGGCATTTTAGACGCTGCATATAACGGATTTAAAGCTTCCAGTGATGAAACTGAAGCGGGTTATGGATTAGACTGGCAGAATTTAACAAGCAATAAGATTGCAGAACATGTTAAAAGTCTTTTTGAGTTTGGTATCAATCCAATGTTTAAGGAACTTGGTTTGGATATTAAAAATCTAAATATTTCAGTTGAATTGCTGGATAAAATAAACTTTGCATATGCGTCATATTTATATGAATCAAAAGTGGGTTACGACTTTGATGGTAAAGTTGGTGTATTTGATCTGAAAAATCTTAGAAAATCTGCAATAGAAACTTATTGCAAAGAATTTGGGGAACAAATTGATTGTTGTGCTGCTACAGCAATGATATTAGAATCTAACGGCTCTATAATAGGCCAAGCGATAGCCGACAATATTATTATCATCAACAAGGATACCGTGATTAAGACTTTGGGCTTACATCTTATCTGTCACGAGATTATGCACCTGTTGGCAAATAAAAAGACAGTTGGCTGCATGAGAGGTGGAGCCATGAACATGAATGATGAAGCTGTGAATGAATACTTTGCACGCTTGGCTACATATTTTTACATCAACAGCGAGACTGTTGGACAGGAAGAGTGTCGCAAAATTGCAGGGCTAACGTCTTTTGAAAATAATTTATTTGCATACACCCCTGATAATAAGCATGATATCAATTTAGGTCTTTATGGAAAGCTGATGGCAACCGACCCTTATATGAAAAACAATGATTGGAACAAGATGGCTGAAGAGCTATGCGTTGAGTACATTAAAAAGCTTGCGCAGTTCTATTTCGAAGGAAAGGAAGACCCACTTAAATGAATACAGAAATAATTAGAACACCTATTAAAATCTGATAAAACAAAATACTCCGGGATTTCTCGGAGTATTCTTTGTTGATTATCGTCCTTTTTCATTTACAATCTACGGCTTCTTCTGGGGTATCCGGCTCTTCGACTGAAGGCACCAGACCTGATGACTCTTTGTAAATGGGCTTGGAATGATTGCCGTGATTCTCCGCATCGAATTGGGGTGCATCGCTATGATTTGTGAAGGGTGGTATCACAAGATAACGCTCTATCCAGTCTCGATATTTCCACGCAGAGATTTCTCGGAACCACACCTCATAATCTATCCAATAGGCTTGTAGCATATTGGTGGTTTGTGGCATATCGAAGTACGTCAGGTTACAACGTTCGTTAAGTGCAGGCTCTCTGTTTTTTGCATCTTGAATGGCAACATTGATGCGTTGGAATACCTCGAAAGGTTCACATTCCTTATCTGAATCACTGTTGTTCAGGTTATTGAGTATGAAACGGACTCGCATTGTGGCTCGACCTTCACCGATACGTTGTTGCTGCACTAAATAGCGTACATTGACAAAGTGAACGAAGATTGCAGGAAAAGCCACCTCCATCTCTAAATTGGTGTCACGGATAATACGAAGGTATTGCCCGTTGTCAATGGCTATGGTTTTGAAAAACGGTGAAGAGGTTGGATCTTCCGGATTTTCACGGACTGTAAGCAGTGCCCGTTTTACCGCATAGTACATTTCGGCAAAGGGATTCTTTGTCACCTCCTCGGGTATGGAGACTTTGGGTGTTTCGATTGAAGCAGGAGTCGTTGCTGCGTCAGGTTGTTTCTTATCTTTTATCATGTGTGAGGAAATCCTTTGAATATTGTTGGTGTTAATACTGAGTTTATATGTTCCAATACTTTGGGGCTGTGCCCGATAAACTGCCGATGCACGGGACGACGGGACGAGTATTGGTTAACGGTGTACAATCCGAATTTGGGGTCTGTATTATGAACCGCTGCATAGTTCTGATAGCGGCCTCGTTTCTTTCCACGCTTGCCTTTTATCGGAACGCTCTTTTCATCCGTCCAAATGTCATAACCGTAACGACGGCGGTAATCCCGTTTGCCGAATGCACTGTATGAACCGAACTTGTTCGTTTCGCCCTTTATTTTGCTTTTCAGTTCTTCTTGGTCAATCATAACCGGATGGGTAAATTTCTTTCCCCATTTCGATTCACGGGGAGCCCACTTCGTTCCGCTACCATAGAACCCGCCTTGGTTGAATGATTCTCGAAAGCAACTTAGAGCATATTCACCAGCCTCTGTCGCAAAATCCTCAGCATTCTTTGCCAGTATGCTGTGCCACTGCTTCTGTCTGATATCTTTTGCCCAAAGGTCACAAAATTGGTCTAAGGTCAGCTTGTTCATACGATACCTAATTTACGCTTGATACGTAGTTTGATAGCTTCTACTTCCGGTGGCAGTGGGTGCTGGAAATATGGGTGAGCGAGAGAAAATATCCGCCCGCCCGTTGCCAGACTCTCCGCGAAAACAGGATTGACCGTACCTTTGAAGCTGGGTTTCAAGATAGAACCCAAAACAGAACCGTAACCGTCAGAGGTGAGATAGCAACGGCAAGCCCATTCGATAGGCGGTATCAGTTCCGGTGGAAACTCACTTTTCAGGTATGATACCCCATCGAACGATTGGTGCCACGCCCGGACACGCTCATCGTTCTGGGTGTTGAACGTGACGATGCTGTTCATTGAAACGCCCATCCACCAAGCTGCTATGGTTGCCGAGTGAAATACCTGAACGTTCTCTTTTTCCGCATAAGTCCCGTTATACTTTTGGCATACCAGCTCGTATGTCTCCATCTCTGCCAGACTCAACGTTTCAGGCAGCTCCTGCATCATAGCCACCTCTTCGGCTGCCGCAAAATCCACCAAGTTATCAATTGCCGCTACCAATGTGTCCCGTTCCAGTTCTTCACGCTCGGTCAAGCTGATGTTCTTGCTTTGCAGAATCTCCAATGCCCGGTCAAAGTCGATGCGAAGTCCGTCAAGAGCCCTGCCTGTCAGAAATGAGGCCCGTAACGATATGATGTCTTCGAACACCTCTAACCGCCCGGCACTGTTCTCGAAGTTATAGACCATACGGCGAAAGGCATCAAGGATAAGTAAATACTCCTCGTGCCCTTTGTCATTTTGTTGTATCTCTACTTTTTCTGCCATCGGATTACTGTTTTAAGAAATTGGCAATCTGACTGCTTCTGGAATGTCCGTAGCGACGATAATACTCCTCGTCACTCATTACACGGCGGTCAGTGGTTGAACCGGTGTTGATATTAGATCCATCTCCGACACCTGACATTTGAGCCATAGCGTTAAGTTGTTTGCCCACGTTGATACCGAATTCTTTTTCAATCTCATCGGCTGAGACTTCGTACTTGTCGGTGATGAGTTGATAGAGCTTGATGCGGTCTTCATTGTTCATCTCGATGCGGTTGGAGTATTTGAACTCCAAGCCTTCGGGTACATAATCCATTGCTACCAGACGAGGCATCACCTCCTCGTTCATAATATTTTCGATGTACCGGCGATAAACCTCTATACGTTCCCTGAATATATCCTGATGTGCTTTGGTGGAACCAACGTAAGACTGTGTTGCCCCCGCCATTGATTCACTTCCCAGAATCAGATTGGAGACCTCTCGGTTTACAAACTCGATGAGCGAGGTGTATATCTTCTCGGAGTTCGACATGGTAAAGGTCTTGATATCCACCTCGTCCTCGATACCGGTAATCACCACCTTGTTCTGCGCAGCGTTGGCTATATCATTGGCAAGGCGTTTACGGTCTGCATTGCTTTCGCTGACTGTTTTTCCGTGAATAATAGGTTGCCCGTAGGTATGTGAAAAGTTCACGTAGTTGGCAACGGTAAACTTTTTGGCGAGTATCAAAGGGGTTGTTGCCGAGAAAAGCCCGATACCGCCCGAATTGACCAAGACATAATTAGAACGGTAGGCCGTTGAACTGACATTCCAGTTTGGGAGCCAGATGCCTTGACGTTTGACCACGGTATGTTGGTCCGGCAATACGTTGCGCCGTTCGATAAGATTTACTTCTGCCAGTTTTCCTGTCTTGGGGTCTACGTAAGGCATAATCTCTATCAAGGAGAATCCATAGAGTTTTGACTCCACAATCCCCCTGATGATTTTATCGAACTGGGAGCCCTGTACCTTCTGTGTGTGCTGAATATCCTTGACGTACTTGCCTTTGCCGTTCATCCGGGCAAGCATATAGCGGTCGCCCAGAATCTGGCTTTCGAGAGTTTCGATAACGGCCCGGATATGGGCGTCCTGCTCCAGACAAGCCTCGTATAGGTCTATCAACCGGGAGCGGTCGTCAAGGATGGTTCCCAGTGTTATATCCTGCCGGACTGATTTATAACGGTTGTTGCGTTCAATCTCACGGACATATTCTGTTATTGTCTTTTTTGAGGTGCGGAATATGCTCTCTAAAAGATCTCCGTTAAAAGAATTTTGGGCTGTAACTACCTGCATATATCTGATTTTTCATAAGAATAGCCCTCCTTGCGAAAAAAAGTTGAGGATAAAAACAGAGTATATAAGCCAATACCGTATAATCCTCAAATTTACAATCACTTATTTAAGTCTTATTTGACACCAAACCGTATCATAATACCCCGAAGTAGTATGTCTAACTAACTGTATAACAGATTATTAGGTATAATAAAACGGTATATTTCATACTGTTTTAACTATCTTTGCAGCGTAATTTTTAACCGTAAAAACAAATATGGATATGAATGGAACTTAAAATCCTGACTCCCTTTACTTTGAAGTATCGGGAATTCCCGGAATTGCTGTTTGGGAAGTCCGAAACAGGCATTGTATATTTCGATGCCACCCTTTATGTTATACAGAGAGGAGACTCACAAAAGCATTCGCCAGTAGATTTCATCCGCAAGTTTGCGCACTGGTTTGACAGTGTTAAGGCAGCCTATGAAATACCTGACAATGAGGTTGTGATAACGGATGAGGCAACCGGGCACGTATTAATTGACGAATCGCTGGCTTTACTTTTTGTGGCATACACAGATCCGGGCTTCGGAGTCTATATGCTGGAACGAGTTTCAGAGATGCTTCTTGACGGTGTAACACTTTCGGACACCCGGATTATGCAAATAGTCAGAGAAAGATTAACGAAAGAAACATTGTCAAATTTAATAGAAGAATTATGAAACGAAGTGTATTTCAAAAGCCCAAGCCGGTTTTAATTTTTAATGGAGCCTACGTGCTTGTAGGCATCACACGCTCCATTCGAAGTGCCTCTGAAATATCAGGAGGCAACCCACAAGCCATCTCGTTCGCCTGTACGGGCAGAGCGATTTCTGCGGGTAATTTTTATTATCGTCATATCCATCCCGATATTGAGATAGAGATTTCCGATCTGGACACGCTCAAGTTGCAGGATTATGACAAAATGTGTAAGAATGAACGGCGATACCATTCTGTCAGAGAAATGGCTCGACGCAGAAAAATTGCCGAGGATAAACGTAAGAACAATCAAAACGAAGAAGCAGATGAAACAGAATGACAACAAGTTAGGCGTTGTTGACTTTGAAAGAACGCCTATTCGCTTAATATACAATGGCGACAAATCGGTACAATGGGTTTGTCTGAACGACCTATTGAAGGCCCTTGACCGCACCGGTATGATGGATAACGGTTCTGCAATGCGAATTTGCAAAACCGCCTTTCGCATTCCCTTTAAGGATGGCGGACGTAACCGTTGGGGCGTAAAACCTTACGATGTGCATAACCTGCTGAGAACCATACGGCCCGAAAACGCTTTGGTGGGTAAAACGTGCGACAGATTGCAGGAGTGGGTAAATGCACTTCCTTGTGGTGCCACACAAGGCAATAGACCCTCACTGCTTGCCCCTGTTGGTGAGCCCGTAGTATTTACCTATCAAGACAAATTCCCCAACACGTTCAAAGCTGACAGTGGACGAATCTATGTCAATGCTACCCAGATGGCAAAGAGTTTTGACAAGTTGCCATCAACTTGGCTCACGCTCTCCTCCACAACGGAATTCAGGTCTTCTTTGGTCCGTGATGGCAAATCTCTCTCGATGGAGAATCAGGTGATGACTACACGTGGTCATTACGGTGCCACGTGGATAGAAGAACCTCTGGCAATGGAGTTTGCCCGTTGGCTCTCTCCCGAATTTTCCGATTGGTGCAATGAACGCATAAAGGAGCTGGCTACAAAGGGGTATGTGTCTATGACTCCTTCCAAGCCCGAATCCCGATTCCCCTTCGGTGAAGCAACCGGGAATCTGCCCGTTCCACAAAATTTTGAAGAGGCACTGGAGTTGGCTTTGGAACAAGCCCGGAAAATTCGGGAAGACCAACCCAAAGTCGAGTTCTATGAGTCCTTTGTCGAGGAACGGGATCATTTCAAAAGCTCCCGGATAGCCGATGAGCTGGAGATTTCCACCGTGCAACTCCATCGTTTTTTGGCCGAGAACAATATTATCCGCTTTGAGGGTTATCGATGGGTGGTCTTGAACCAGCATCAAGCACTGCAAACCGATGTGCCGTATATGTGGGAAAAGAGTGACGGCAAGGTTTATCCGACCGGTTCAGTCAAGCGATGGACTCAGGCGGGCCGTGAATATATCATCGAATTATGGCGTGAGCAACACCCTGAAATGTATTCAAACAAGAGATGATATGGCCGAGAATATATTGCAGAAAATCATCCGCAAGACAGGACGCAAACCGAGTGAGTGCAGATGTCAGGCGTGTAAGAATCAGTGCCGTACTCCGTGTTTGGGAACCCCGCAAGACATTTTGAGACTGATTGAGGCAGGTTACATGGAGAAACTCAAACCGACCTACTGGTGTGTCGGTCTGGTCTTGGGCAAGCTGGATTACTCCATTGCGATGGTTCAGGCTATTCAAACGGACGAGGGATGGTGCGTCTTTCGCGAAGACGGATTATGCCAGTTGCATAGCTTGGGGCTTAAACCGACCGAAGGACGGCTTTCACACCACGACATCAAGGCGGAAAACTATGTGTTCGGCAAAAGTCTGGCTTACAACGTGGCTAAAGAGTGGCTGAGCAAGAAGAATCTTCCTCTTGTCCAAGAAATCTTCAGCCGTTTGGGAGTGTCGGTCCAAGTCGAATCGCAGAGATGAGAGGATATGTGTTTTTGGTTGTTTTATGTATTTGATTTATATTCAACGCTTTATGCGTTTGATTAAAGTTCGGCAACAACCATGTATATATATATAATACATATATACCTGATAGTAGTAATATAAAAAATAATATTTTTACAAGGCTTTAGACTTGTAAAACACATAGGGAGAAAAGGTATTATACCTGAACGGAGTGAAGGTTAATACCTTTTCTCCCCAACTATTCTTATTCTCTCTTAATCATTATAGTTTCCTCTTTAGAGGGAACTATAATGTACTCCCTGTATTACGATAGGAGATAAATAACAAAAACACTTTCAGTTTAACCATTTTGTTATTTTATCCACTATCTGAACATACACTCTCAGCTCTTTCTTTGAACTATTATCTTCCAGTGTATAAAAAGACTTAGAGTTACAATTAAACTGAACATTACAGATTATCAATTGATTGTATTAGATTTAATCGTAAAAACGACACAATGGAACAAATACAAATTTTCCAGTACAACGAGAATCCAGTCTCATTCCAAATGGGAGTGGAAAACAGAATGGTCAATGCGACCCAGATGGCGAAGCCGTTTGGGAAAAGGGTTCAACACTTCCTCGGCACCGAGCAAACGAAGGAATTTATGAACGTATTATCTCAAAGCCGTAATCTCGGCTTTGACAAATTGGTGATTGTTACCAAGGGCGGTAGAAGTGCCGGAACGTGGTTGCACGAGGATTTGGCTATCGTTTTTGCACAATGGCTCAGCCCGGAGTTTTACCTGTGGTGCAATGACCGTATCAAGGAGCTGCTGCGTTTTGGATTGACTGCTACCGAAGAGATGCTCATCAAAGCGGCTACCGACCCGGGCTTTGTCTTGGCTATGATGACACAAATCAAGGAGAGTCACGAGAAAACACGTCTGCTCGAACAGCGGAATAAACAACTGTCAGAACAAGCCGAGCAGAATGCCACAAAGGTGCAGTTCTACGATAACTTGCAAGAGATCCGACAAAAAGATGAAGCAGGCAGAATCTACAATGTCAGCAAGATTGCCCGTGAACTCGGCATGTCGCCCGCCGGATTGAATAAGCTGCTCATTAGAAAGGGCGTGGTAATCAGGATTGACGGCTCGTGGTACATAGCCGACAAATACAAAAATTCCGGTTATGCCGTTGAACGGGAAACCTTATCCCAGTGGCTTAATGAAGACGACGAGATGGTACCCACGAAAATCACTTATCTGGCGTGGACGGGCAAAGGACGAGCGTTCATCTACTCGCTAATCGAGGGATAAACCTTCAAGCTATCTGAAAGATGAAATTCTAACACCTCATTGGCGGGCAAGGCGTAACGGCTTCTGCCCGCTTTTTCGTTTTAACCCATTCGAGATAAAAGTGCCTATTCTACCCGAAAGGCATTTTTATGAAACCAGAAAAATTTCAAAACATACTTGGGGAGGCAAAAAACGGAGAGGTCGCCACCATCCGCTTCTTTGGCAAGGTGACCGAAGAGTCCACCTCCCAGTTCAACGCCGAGTTCGACTTTTTGGAGAACTGCGTGCGCCCCTCATTGATCCGGGTGCTTATCAACTCCGAAGGCGGTTCAGTGCTGTTCGGCATGACGACCTATTCGACTGTCAGCAACTCCAAAATTCCAACCGAATGCATCATCGAAGGCATTGCGGCCTCGATGGGTTCCATTATCTGGGCGGCAGGCGACGTATCCCTGATGCGCGACTACGCCATTCTGATGATCCACAACCCCTTCCAGTCCAGTGGGGACGAAGACGACAAAGAACCTTCGGACTTGGTGAAGGCATTTACCAAGCAGATTGAAACCATCTACCGCAAACGCTTCGGGCTCAAAGCCGAGCATATCCGCTCGATTATGAACGGAGAGGCAGACCGTGATGGCACATTCTTCGATGCCGCTGCTGCCGTCAAAGCGGGTATCATACCAGCTACCAATGTTCTTCACACATCCAAGCAGATTTGCGACAAGGTAAAGTGTGAACTGCTGGGACTCGAAGATACCTCTCGCATACAAGAACTAATGCAGAAAATCAGCGCATCTCTGCCTCCTGAAATAGACATTAAACTTTTTGAGGAGCAAACGCCTAATCTACCCCAAACAGATAATACCCAAAGCATGAGTACAGAAAAGAACAACTCTCCAGAGTATGCCGCAGTAGCCGCTACACTCGGAATGAAAGAAAATTACGAGGTCAAAGATGTGATGGCTCGTATCAACTCCTTGGTGGCTGTCGAAGCGAAACTGAAAGAGACGGAAAAATCTCTGACCGATGCTCAGACCGTAATTGCCGGGAAAGATGCAACAATCACCAATCTGCAAAATGACCTCTCTACTGCAACAGCATCACTTTCTACCTACCAACTAAAAGAGGCAAACGAAAAGAAGGCTCGAAATGAAACAATGATTGAGGCGGCTATTGTAGCCGGTAAAATCTCCCGAGAGACTAAAGCCGATTGGTTGGCAATGGCAGAAAGTAACCCCGAACTGGTAGAGAACACCCTCAAGGGTATTCCCGAGCGAGAGCAGATTTCCAAAGAGATTGCTTCAGATCCTGCCAACATTCAAGCCGCTGCCGCCGCTACTAAAACTGCCGAGGATAAGATGGCAGAGAAGGTAACGCAAGTGGTCGGAGAAAACTTCGAGTTCAAGAAGATGAAGTAAACAACTCCTTTCAATTGACGTGTCGTGAAGGACACAACACCCGTAAACAGCGCATACGGTAGTGCAGATTAAGCTGATAAAAAAGAATAATCAAAAACTATCATAAATGGCTGATACAGTAACATTTTTACAGAATGGATATAACGGTGAGGTACTTGAAGATCTGCTCACCTATACCGCCCAAGGTAATGACACCTACAAGGAGGGGCTTATCCATATCAAAGCCGGAATCCAGCACAAGTACACGCTTCCGGCAATCAAACTCGGCGACATTATTCAGGATAATGTTCCGACCCCAACATCAAATCACGGTGCCAAAGGGGCCAATGGCGAGAACGAGTACACGCTAACAGAGCGTTACCTCGAACCGTCCGACTTTATGGTCTATTTGGAGTTTAATCCGAGGGACTACGAGAAATACTGGAAATTCGCACAACCGGATGGTAATCTGGTGTTCCGTGAACTCGACCCGAAAGTCCAGGCGACTATGCTCCGTCTATTGATGGACAAGAAGAACGAGTATATCGGCAATGCCATCTGGACTGCAGCCAAAGGCGGTGCAGCCAGTGCGGGAATTACAGCTCCGGCAGACTCTATCCTGATTGGTCGAGGTAAGGAGAAGTATTTCGATGGCGTAGTCAAACGTATCATCGATAACGTGAACGCCACAGATGCCGAAACCGTAGCCGGTGGTCAGTGTATCGTCTCGGGTAATGCTGAATTAACAGACGGCGCAGCGGTAGAAAAAGCTCTATACGCTATGTGGAAAAAGTGTCCTAAGCAGATCCGTAAAAAGACCAGTCTGGCATTTGTCATCGGTTGGGACGCTTGGGATGCTTACGACCAGTACATCTCCGACAAGCAGGTAAAATACTCTGAGAATACAGAGGTAAACCGCTACCGTTTCAAAGGCAAGAAAATCATTCCAATTGTCGGCATCCCTGAACATACTATCGTGCTGGGCGAGTTCTCGACAGGTATGGAATCGAATCTCTGGATGGGCGTGGACTATGCCAACGATGCGGAGGTATTGAAAATCGACCGTCTGCAATCCAACTCGGAGCTTTTCTTCTTCCAAATGCGAATGAAGATGGATGTAAACATCGTCCGTCCGGGAGAAATCGTGGTGCATACCGCCTATAAAAAGACGGTTTAAGGCTCAATTTAATTCATCAACTGGGAGGTGGATAGTCTCCATCTCCCTTTTTAATTCAAAAAAACATGGCTAAACAGAAAAATCAAATAGAAGACATTGAAGCTCCGGTGGAGGGAGCCGAGACCTTTCAGGATGTGGCGCAAGATGCTGCACCTAACGCACCCCAATCGGAGCCGCAAGCCCCTGCAACCTCTGAAAAAAGGGAAACGAAACCGATGGCAACGAAACCCGACAGCTTCACGCTTGAAGTTCTTAAATCATTCTCGACGAATGAATCTCTCTACGTGGATAAATATGGAGGAGCTTTTACAGCAGACACTCCAGAGTCAATACGAGGCGGGGCAGTCCTTTACAAAAACCCTTTTTACAAACGATAAATCATGGCATTAGGAAATGTAATCATAAAAGACGTTGATGGGAATATCCCATACAGCGGTGTATCCGGTCAGGAGAAAGTAACAGGGTTACTCTTCGATGTGTCGCTTCAGCCCGAACTATTTACTGCCGGTTACGGAAAGAATAACGAAAGTAAATTGAAATTAAATGATGTCCTCTATATCACGAATTTCAAATCGGCGATTAAGGACTTCGGTATCATTGAGCGTGTAGAAACCACAGAAGATGATGAAAACAACGTAAATTTTCTTCACGGTATTCCAGCATACCATATTCGAGAGTTTTTCAGAATGAGTGGTAATGTAGATGGTAACGGGAAACTATACGTGATGTTTGCCGATTGCTCTGCTTCTTGGGATGCTATTGACGTGATGCAGCGTGTTGCCGGAGGAACGATTAACCAGCTCGGCGTATGGACAGAACAGCCACTTTGGAAACTTAACGGTGCAGAGGAAAAGTACAACCTCAATATCGTCAAGACTTTGAATGGTAAGGCGGTTGCGATGGCCGACCAGCATCAACCGTTGTCAGTAGTGCTCTCCGCCAATCCATCGAACACAGGTAGCAACACCAGCGAGGGTAAACAGATTAATCTGAATAAGATTCCGACAGCCATTTGTGAGTCAAGTCGTATCAGTGTGATTTTCGGTCAGGCTCGTAGCTCGAAGGTGCTGATGATGCAGAAACGTAATGCAAACAACACACCGGTTGGCTTTATCGGTGCGATGTTAGGTGCTATCGCTCGTGCAAATGTGCAGGAATCGGTAGCGTGGGTCAAGATGTTCAACTTGTTCGATGATGAATTTCAGGATATCGAGTTGGGGTTTGGTGACATCAACCTCACTGCTGATGATGAGTTTGTGAGCCTGAATATGTACGAGTCGCTTTCGCCGGTTCTGCTTGACGACATGGACGAGAAAGGCTATATCTTCCCGATGAAGTACGCCGGACGTGAGAATGGCATCTACATCAGTAAAGACCAGACTTGTTCTGTTGGAGATTACCGTACCATTGCCCGTAACCGCACAATCAACAAGAGTCGTCGTGCCGTGCGTGCCGCGTTGCTCCCATATGTAAACTCGCCTTTGTTGGTTAATCCGGCAACAGGATTTCTTGCTCCTTCTAAAATTTCAGCTTTCAAAACGCTCATCGGCGACATCCTCGCTAAGATGCAGACAGCTCAGGAGATTAGCGGTTATGCAGTCAATATTTACGCTAACCAAAATGTGCTGATTGATGATACGCTACGCATCTCCTATGTAATTGTACCTGTGGGCGTAGCAACGAAGATATATGTTGAAGAGGGGTTATCACTAACCGCTAAATAAGAGAAACTATGCCTATAATAAATAATGTAGCATACTCGTGGTCGATGATAACCCTCTCATCGACTGCCCTCGGAATCGAGGAAGGAAGTACCACGCTTGAGGGAGTCTCAGGTATCAAGTGGAATAAGAAACGTAAAATCGAATCAAACTATGGTATGGGTGGTAAGCCAGTGAGCCGTGGTTTCGGAAACATATCCTACACGGCATCCATTACAATGGATTACGCCACACAACAGATGTTACGTTCTACTTATGGGTCGTTGATGGATATCGGGGAGTTTGACTTGATTGTTTCGTTTGCCAACCCGATGGCATCGGACGACTGGACGACCACAACCGTAACACTCAAAGGGTGTATCTTCTCTGAGGACGGTATGGAGTCTCAGCAGGACGATACCAATATCACCAAGGAGTTTGACTTAAACCCTTTTGATATTCAAATTGGCGACGGCGATACGATTTAAACCTTTTTGAAAATAACACCTATTCTATCTGTGGAAATTTGATACACTTTTTGTTCATCGTTTTAATTTTATTGGTTGGAGACCGTCACTTGTTGAAAGTGGCGGTCTTTTATGATAATTCTTTTGAGCTAAATCTTTTAAATAAATTGGATAATATAAATCTATTAGATTTGATTTTGTAATTTTTTTCTATGAATGTTGATATAGAATAAAGATAATGAAAGGCATTTTCATATATGTTATCTGGGTTATTAGGAAGAGGTCGTTTTGTCTTTAAATAGTTGTAATAATTATCACAGGTTTTTTTTATCGTCATTCGTTTATCTGCAAATTCATTTTGATATAGTATTAATGTGTTTATGTCTATAACAATCAAGTCTCTAACTTGTTTTCTGCCGATGCCTTTCGCTTCTAATGATTTAAGAAAATAATCATTCAATATAAAGCTCATACCAGGAGATACAAATTTTGTATCTCCGACTACTAATATTGGATATATTTTTACTTGATTAGGAATGATTTTTTTATCCCAAACAAATGTGCCTGAAAGTATTCGATTTATATTCTCAGTTAGTTGCTCAATGCCTTTTTTTGATTGGTTCTCTTTGTTATAAACTAATTTTCTTTCAATTAGCTCTTTGAGTTTATCACAATCTTTTGATGTTTTTGTATCAGCATCCATAAGGACATCTTTAAATTCAAACAAAAAAACTTCATCCCAGTTTCTTATATAGTAATCAGGCTCATTGTGATTGCAAATATACCTACATTCTTCTCCAGACATTGATAAATATTTTTGTTTAGATATGATTCTTTCCATTACTTTATAGAACATATATTCTTCCGAAAATTTAGAAGTATAATCTTGAAAAATATCTGTTATTCTATCTTTTTTAGCCAAACCATTATTTATCTCATTAAAATTGAATATTAGACTGTTATAAAATCTTTCAGCGCACAAAGAACTATATATAAGAATAAATTCATTTTCCGAAACTCTAACCAACGGATAATTTCTGAAATATTTATAATCAACATTATCTTCAACCGCAATAGTTTTTGTAATATCGATAGATAATCCTAAAAGTGTAGATAAGTCACGGCTGTATGATTCACTATCTGGGTCAAGGGCAATTGCTGTATAATTATCTTTATCACCATTATTCATTATAAATATTTTTGCCACTGTATATATATAAGTTTCCCAGTTTGCACATTCATGTTTCTTAAGAAACTGGTCTAAAATGATTTTGTATTTATCATTTTGTTCACAAAAAGTAAAGAGCATTTCAGATTTCACACACGATGCAAAAAATTTAGCGGAAGTATCAATATTCGTAAATTCATTATATGGTAGTACTGTTATTAACATAGAATACGCTTCCTTTAACGGCTCTGGTATTTTGTCAATTTTGTCAAAACATAGTTCACTTTGCGTTTCATTGATTGACAATAAGGCTTGAAAAATAGAAATTTCAAGATATTTCTTATCCGAAACATCTTCTTTATTTACAGGTAATGAAAAACCAATTCTTAATAACTCAAGACAAGAATGTTTTGACAATATTGAATATGTAGGTGGAAAAAATGAATCATTCTCATTTTTAGGACAAGCTAACTCAAGATACTTTTTCCACAATTCATTTGCTAATTCATTGTTTCCTTCAGAAAAAAACATTTCACAAAAAGTTCTGAAATTTTTCCATTTTTCTTCATTGTGCAATAAAAAAAGAGCACTTTTAATAATCGTTGAACGATTCAAACCAGTTAGATAATCTAATGGAGATTTGCCTTGAACTCCATAAATCATAGAATATGTTATTGGTATTTGAAATGAAATTGCCATAATAATCTTAATATATGATATTTATGCAAAGGTAACAATTCAACAATAAACGCCGAGCGTTTATTTAGACTATTCTTTAAAAAAAAGGATGAACGTAACTTTTGAAGGCAACTCAACAACAGGTAAAAATGAATGGCTGACCCCGCCGGAGCTATTAGCTAGATTGGGGCAATTCGATTTAGATCCTTGCGCACCGGTAAATCGCCCGTGGGCAACGGCAACTCATCATTACACAATCGAAGATGATGGATTAAAACAACCGTGGCTCAATCGCGTGTTTTGCAATCCTCCGTATGACACGAAGTTAATTATTCAGTTTATTGAACGGTGCATAGAGCACAAAAACGCCATTGCCCTGACCTTTGCCCGAACGGAGACCAGACTCTTTCAGGAACTCATCTTTAAGAAGGCTCATTCGATACTCTTTATCAAGGGCAGACTATCATTCCATCACGTTACGGGTGAACGTGGCGGAACAGCGGGAGCACCATCGTGCCTGATTGCTTTTGATGCGGCAAATGGAGAAATTCTAAAAAACTGCGGTATCGAAGGTAAATTTATTCTGCTCTAAACCTTTTATAAAAGATATACCTACTCTGTGAGTGAACATTAATTTTCAAAACAATATGGAAGAAAAATCACTCACCCTTGTTCAAGAGGAGCAAATCAGAAAAAAAGCAATAGAACTCAAAGCCGAAAAGAAACTACGCAAGGTTTACCCGATGGTGGTATTTGGAGATGTAGAGTGCGATGAGAAAGAGGTATATGTGGCTTATCTTGCCGAGCCTACATTTCCTCAGTTCAGTAAGTTTATGGCTGCCTCGAAAAAAGATGAGGTGCAGGCGATGCGAACCCTTGCAAAGGACTGCTTCATAGAGGGTGATAAAGATCTCGTGGATAACGAATCGTTGTTCTTGTTCGGACTGATGGGACAACTCTCTGAAATCATAACCACACGTCAAAGTACGTTGGTAAATTTATCCAAAGCTGGGAAGTAAAGGACGAGCAACGCATACGTCAGCGGATAATATATGTCCGCCATTACTTTCCCGGCGTAAACCTTGATTCTATCTCGGATGATGAGTTTGCAATGCTCTCCGAGGAGGCTCTATGGCTTCATCAACAGATGACCATGAGCCGTGTAAACAACACATTTCTTGCAGCAACACAAAACCCTTAATTGACTCTTGCCAAGCCCTTGTCGAATAATCTCGACAGGGGTTTATTTTTTTAATCATATTTGTCAAACGAGGGCTATTCTATAAACAAAGATTATTCGAATGGCTCAAGAACAAAGCTATATTGTCAGTTATAAGATAGATGTAGATGCCACCAAAGGAACCACACAGGTTCAGGACTTTGCCAATGCGGTCAAAAGTTTGATGGTGGCAAAGAACGACATCACTCCGGCTGTCACCAACATCAAAAAGATGATGAGTGACATCGATGCCGTGTTTCGTACTAAAAGCGGTAAGAAACGGGATTTTTCCTATAAGATGCAAATAGATACGGAAAAGTCGGAGGAGAAATTGGGTCGTGTCAAGACTTTACTTACTGAGATTCGTGAGCTGTCCAAAGGGATCAACCTGACCATCAACGCTGGTCAGCCACTTGACTCCAAAACGATGAAAGCCAAGACGAAGGCTTTGCTTGATAAGAAGTTGGCGGATAGTCGTAATGCGGAGATAGAAAAGAGTGCCGCCTCGTCTGTCAAGACGATGATGGATAGCCAGAAGAGCATCACTAAGGTGGTCGGCAAAATCAACGCCGCACTTATTTCACTTGAGAAAGGTCGTGAGGTAAATATCAAAACCGATGTTGCCAAGCAACGTTTGTTGGAGATTCTATCTTTGATGAACCAGATAAAGGGAGCATCGAAGATGACTTTGGGTGTCGGTATGGGTTCGCCCGGCAAAGGTGTGGCAGTAGTTGCTCCGAATCACATCAAACCACCATTTGTCTATAATCCACAGCGGGATTATGTATTGCCGCAGGCAGTCTCGGATAAGTTGCAAGAGCGACTTATTACAGGAAGGGCTCTGAGAACACAGCGTGCTGAGTTTGCCCGTGCTGATGAAACCGCCAAACTGAATATGCAACGAGCCATTATCGAAGCTAAAGGCAAAGAGTGGGATCGCCAACGCAACATCAGAGCCAGTGAAGCAAACCAACGTCGTGCCGAAGCTGAGGCTGCAAAAGCCATTCGAGAAAGGACTCGACAACAGCAGCAAAATGCGGCACAGGCAGTAACAGCAGTAAGACAACAGCAACGAGCCACTATGCTCGGTCAGACCAATAAGCAGAGGGCTGCTATCAACCGTCTGCAATATGTTCGTACTCCGTCTATTCGCAACCTACCAATGATGCATATGCTCAACGCATACGCCATGTACGGTATGATGCGCAGTCAGATTACACAGGCGGTTGAGTACAGCAACATTATGACCTCCGCACAGAGTATTCTTCGTGTGGCCGACAATGACCTGACTACCTTCGAAAACCGTTTTTCGAAGATGGCTCTCTATGTGCGTAAGATTGGTGTGGAGACCAAGTTTACCGCTGTGGAGGTTGCAGGGGCTGTCAAATACCTCTCTATGGCGGGTATGGGCATTGAGACGATCAATGAGTCCATTCGACCTATTACCAACCTCGCATTGATTGGGGATAACGATGTGTCCCAAATAGCCGACCTTGCGACCAATATAATGGCAGGGTACGACATCAAGAGCAACAGTATGAACTCGGTAGCCGATATCTTAGCTTCGACTATTTCCCGTTCAAACGTGAATGTTATCGAGATGGCCGAATCCTATAAAATGGCTGCGGGTTATATGCGGTTGGCAGGTGTGGAGTTCTCCGAAAGTTCGGCGGCAATTGGTATTCTGGGTAATATGGGTGTGAAAGGTACTATGGCAGGTACAGCCTTGCGAGCTATGGCGACACGTTTTGCAAAGCCAACCAAGGAGTCTCAAAAGACCCTCGATAGATTGGGCGTGAAGTTTACCGAGTATCGGGACATCTATGGTAAGCAGGTCGAGAAGCTACGTCCACTTGCCGATATTTTTCAGGAGCTGAATGCCAAAGGAGCAACGATGGGTGATATGCAAGCCATCTTCGGTAAGATTGGCGGTAACGCCGCAATGATGTTTGTCCGCAACTACGACCAATTACGAACCCTAAGCACCCAGAACAGCGGTTCACACGGCATATCTTCGGAATTGGCAAAGGTGAAGCAGGATAATACCAAAGGACTTTGGGCGCAGGTAACTTCTCAGTTTTCCGAGTCGTTTATGAAAGGTTATGATATTTTGGAGCCGGTCATTAAAACGACCCTTCGGGATTTCTTGGGGAAGTTCAAAACAGCAGAATTTTCAAAGGGCTTGGCCTCTATCGGACAATCCTTGTTAAATATTCTCTCTTTGCTTGGGAGTGTTGCCACGTGGTTCACCCGTAACTTTCATTGGATAGAGCCTTTGCTGTTTACTGGCTTTGTGGCAACCCGACTATTCAAACTTGCAGGAGCTTTGACCAACGTGGGTGTAGCTCTTGGTTTTTTAGGCAAACAATCCATTGCGGGAAGTGGACTACAAGCCATCTCATCATTGGTGGGATTAGGTGGTGGCAAACTCACCTTTGGCAACAAACGAGCCCTTGTTACGGCACTAAGTGCGGCAGGAGTAACAGGGAAAGGTGCGATGACACAAGCATTGATGTCCAGTGCAGGAGGAGTTATCGGGCGTAGCGGATTGGGGCTCTTTGCTACACAAGTGGCTACCGGTAACGGACTCATTGGTGCCAGTGCCTCTATCGGTGCTTTGGGTGCAGGGGCAATAGCAGCTACGGCAGGAATAGCCGGACTTATCGGAGCGCTCGGTTGGGTGGCGTACAAAACGTGGAAGGTCAAGGAGGCGAAAGATGCCGTGCTGGAAGAGATTATCGCCAATGAGAAATACCGCTATCCTTCGATTGATGCGTTGAATACGTCTCTTGCTGAAACTTATAAAAATGCGGTGGATGCAAAGAAGGCTGTCGATGAATTGACAGCAGGAAAAACTATCGAAGAGTCCTCGGGGCAAACCATCGGAGCCTTTACGGGTAATTGGTGGGCGGCACTCTTGAATCCATTTGCTATGGCCGGGCAAGCTGAATACGGAGGTACGGCTATTGATCGCTATACTTTTGCTGATGCCCGACAGGATGATACTCGCAGTGCCATACAGACCCTTGCACGCAAGGATAGTCAGGCGCGTATCAATTCGGCGTATGCGGCACTGGGTAAAGCAAGGACAGATATTGAAATCGGAGCATTTATTCAGAACATACAAAAGTCGTTTGGACAAGATGCCCCAAAGCCGGATGATGCGCTATGGACTCGGGACAAAGCGGGAAATATTATCTATAAAAAAGGTATCGGTGATTTAAAAGACTCCGATGCCCACAAGCTGCCACACTATGCCCAATATATGAACGGTACGGTAGTTCCGCAAATCAACTTGATTGCAACCCGCTACCGTCAGATTATGTCTTCGCAGGATGCGGCACAAAAGGCGATGACGGCCGGAGGTTTTAATCTCGACCTTCTCACTCAGAAAGGTTTTGTGTTAGACGGAAATGGGAATTGGGTTCAAAAGCCTTTGGGTAAAAATGCGACGGACAAGCAGCGTGAAGATGCCTTGGCTGGTTATCAGGAGGTTCACGATAAGGCAGTAAAATTTACTGCTTCCCTTCGTCAGACATGGGGAGGCTCTGCCGAGATTGCCGAGAATATAATGAAGAAGGCCGGATTCACACGCTCGCTCTACTCCAATGAACCGGATATGGCAGACCCACAGCCTTTCAATGCCAATGGTATCACCTACAACTCGGGTGACCCCGATGATGGATTGGCTGGTGGAAACTATTCGGGTACTGGTAAACTTTCGTCCGCAGCTCCTAAACAAGTCATCGTCAATATCACTAATCTACTCAGTGTTGAGACCATCAAACTACTCAAATCAGAGAATGGACAAACACCGGAGATCCAGAATTTGAAGGAGCAGATGGCACAGGCATTAATAGATGTGGTACACGATTTTGACGCATCGTGGAACGGCTAAGAGACACAGTGCCCGTTATTATCATCAGATAAGTAAAATGTTATGAGTAGATTATGGAATATAGGAAAATCGGTTCTGCTGAGTGGCGGAATCATCAGTGGCGGTTCGCTGGGCGGTTATATCAGTAATGCCGCCCGACGTACCCTCGGTATGGGATTGGCGGAGTTTCAAGACGGAGCGGTACATTACTTCTCGAAAGACAGGGAACTGCTCAAACGGGCAATTGTTCAGACTGTCTCGCAGGCTGCATACGGAGCTCTGCGTTCCTATCCCCGTTTTATTCAATATTGGGAACAGAAGGAACGAGATAAATACCTGCAAACCCAATCGCAAACCAGTATTGCCAACAAGACAGGGCAATACTATCAGCTTATCTCGGAGCAACAAACCGTTGCAAAGAAAAAAAGCTACTCGGATAGCATTGTAGGTCGTGTGGTGGCCGATTATTTAGAACTCGCCATATCAGGTGAAGGGAACTACTTTGACTCCAAAAGTGGCAAGGTGGAAGCCAATAGCCATTATGGTCTGGTGGAGTTTATTGACTTGCAGCCTATCGTGCAGGTGAGTAGTAAAAACAACATTCTGATGACACAAGTACAAGGGCGAGACTACACCCGTAAGGAGTTTATCTCGGGCGGAGATTTGGAAATTGCTATCAATGGCAAAATTACCAGTAAATATCCTGATATTTATCCCGAAGCGGAGGTCTCGAAGTTTCTGAAGTTGATGCAATTTAAGGGAGTGATTGATTGCGATAACACGATTCTCCGCCAGTTTAATATTGACAAACTGATTGTTCTGAACTACTCCCTTCCTGCTACCGATTGCCGTAATATTCAACCTTATACGCTTTCGTGCGTAGCCGTAGAACCATCGGAAAGCATCCAGTTAAAAATCGCTGCCGAGGAGAAGGTGGATGTAGCCATCAAACACTCGAACAAGTGGATAAAGATTGCCAAACTCGGAGCGGAAACTATCGACCCGTCCTCACTGCTTAAAATTACCAGATTATGGGTGTAGATATGTTGGATGTACTTTGTTGTCAAATCACTATCGGAGATGCCGACCCTGCTAATCCGATGGTGATAAAAGATGCTATTACGCTGACTGAAGTTCAGAAGATAGAGATTAACGAGAGTTACAAAACGCTCATCGGCACAGCAAAGATTGTATTTCCTAAGGGTACGGTCTACCAGAGTACCATTATCAGTAACGCTACAATAGAGGGTAAAGATGCCTCACGCATCACAACGGAGATTATGCAGGACGGAGTGATTATTGAAAAACGCACCTCACAGCAAGCTATGACTGAAACCTCATTCAAAATTGGGCAGCGTGTCAATATCAAATTGGGTTACAACAATATGCTGAAAAATATGTTCGATGGCTATATCTCGGGGTATAACTCGGATTCGCAGTTTGAAATTCAATGTGAGAATATGGCGTATAAACTCAAACTCAAGCAGGCTCCGAAGTTTGAAACTAAATCATCTGTTAGTGTGAATGATGTGCTGGGTGATAAATATGGGTTGCTGAAAGATACGGGCTTTGAGATACATAGTGAGACTAAACGGTTTGATATTCAGATTGGGAAAGTGAAGATTACCGATAACTTTACGGTTGCTGATATTCTATCGGAATGGTCGAAGTACAAGGTTTACTGCTATTTGGAATATGACGAGAATAGTCCAAACAATATGCCGACCATCGCCATTGGCCGCCCGTACTCATCAACGAAAAGTCAGCCCGTGTTTCCGCAGGATAGTGAAGCTAAACCGTTCAAAATCTACTTCAACTACCACGTTGCCAATAATGATTTGAAGATTGTGAAGACCGACCCGAAATTTCTGGCGGTTACAGGCAAGGCGTTAGGGTCGGATGAGAAGTTTTTTGAGGTGACGGTACGTATGAATCCAGATTACGCCCCAATGGTCAAAGGCAGCAAAGAGTTTCAGACGGTCAACGCCACACAAATCAGCAAGAAGACCCACAAAGTAACAGGTAACACTACTACCCAAGGTGCTGCTACAAAGACCAAGGTTGATTTGAGTACCTACACGATTGTGCCGTATATTTCACCGAATATGAAAATCAACTCCGACAAACTTGTCGAAGAGACGATTGAGTATTTTCGCAATTACAACCTGAACGGTATTACCGGACACTTGACCCTGTTTGGTGATTTGGCTCTGAATACAGCTGTTCAGGTGAAGCTTATTGATGAGCGTAACCCCTCCAAGAATGGAGTATATCTTGTTGAAGAGGTTATTACTACGTTTGGAGTGAATGGGTATAGACAGAAAATTACTGTGCCGTATAAAATTTCAAAATGATTGAGTTCGTATTTCTTGGCACCAGTTAAATTCCTTTTACTATTCTTGTTTAGCCTCTATAAGTTGTTTTAGCTCCTCTTTACTTGGCAATACGGTTTGGTAACGGCTTGCAAAAATCTGATTGTTGTCCTCTGGAAGGGTTATTTCAACAAGAGCGTCTTTCTTGTCTCGACAAAGAATAATTCCAATGGTTTTGTTCTCATCCTCAGTCTTTACAAAACGGTCATAGTAATTTACATACATCTGCATTTGTCCCAAATCCTGATGCTTTAGCTTCCCTATTTTGAGATCATATGTTGCGTAGCCATTTATGTTGGCATCCAACTTTAATCCTTTGTATATAAACAATTCCTTCATTTTCTACACAACATAAATTTGACTACAAAAGAAACTAAAAGTATTCATTTAACCAAAACACTTACTCTAAAAAGCACTATAACTCGCAACAATTCTTCATATTAGGAAATCATTAAGTATTAACCCTAAAAACAAGAATTATGCTTGAGACAATCATTCGACGCAAGTGGTACTTGAAAAAGCACCTTGACGCTCCCTTATTGAAGGAACGCGAAAGTTATCTTACTCAAATGGCTTCAAAACGAGATTACAGCCATAGCCATTTACTCTCTTTAGCAGATTATCTGCTGCTAATAGTCACAACCCTCAGGCTAAAGGATCACATTTCCGATAAAGTCTCTATCAATAATATTAGAGATGCTGCAGAGACATGGTCGAATACGGAAAAGAATCATCCAATGAAATGTAAAGCGAACACTCCAAGTAGCTTTGCTAAGTATATGGATATAGCTTTCTCATGGCTGGCCTACATCGGTAGGCTAGACGATTCCTACACAGACAGTTCAATTGTCTTAAACCATCTTTTTACACGTAAACATCATAAGTTGCGCTACCTTAGTTATCCTCTCCTAAAAGAGCGGGATAAGTATCTTCAAATGTGGGAAGATAAAGGTGCGGCTGTCCATACATTGCGATCAATAGCCGCATATCAACTTCATCTTATAGACTATTTGCATATTGAGGATGGGCGCATGATTAGTGCGGTAGAAATCCAAAAGGGCGCTGACCTTTGGATGAATATACAAAAATCCGGCAGAAAGGGTATATCCGGCGAATACGCCAGAAAACGATTCGTGTCATATAGTTCCGGTTGGTTATCTTATATGGGAAAACTTATAAATGAAGATAAGACATTTCCTTTCAAGAGATGTGTGATGGAGTATCTTAACTGGCTGGAACAAGAGAGCGGCTACTCTCCAAGAACTATAGAAAGCAGGTACAGCATGCTTAAGACAATGATGTTGAATCTGGAAATCGAATCATTGAAAGACATAACACCTTCAATTCTTGACAGCTATATACGCAAGAGACATGACAGGGACGGATGCAACAGAAGGACAATAGCCGGTATTGTCGGCATCCTTCGCGGATTCTTTAAATATGCGGAAGCAAAAAGTTTATGTAATCCGGGACTTGCGTACAGTTTAAAGGCACCAAGAGTATATAGCTGCGAGAACATTCCCTCGTTTGCGCCCTGGGAGATAATCCTACAGATTTTACAAGCTAAGAAGAATGCCATCGGAATAGGCATAAGGGATTATGCCATATTACTTCTTCTATCTGTATATGGACTTCGCAGCAGCGAGGTTACGAACATGAAGTTGAAAGATATAGACTGGAGAAATGAAACGTTGTATTTGAGACGAGCTAAGAACTGTAAGCCACAAGTATTGCCTTTGCTCCCTGTCGTAGGCGAGGCCATCATAAGATACATCAAGGAGGTACGGTTCAATAAGAACAAAAATGAATATCTCTTTTTATGCCAATATGCTCCACATGAACAGATCTCAACCTCGACCGTTTATCAGCTTGTTAATGGTGAACTGAAGGAAAGAGGACTTAATATGCGTCATTACGGTCCACATAGTCTACGGCATTCCTGCGCCACACGTCTTATAAATACAGGTCACTCCTTGAAAGAAATAGCGAACCTGTTGGGGCATGTACAGTTGGACACCACGCGTATATATGCCAAAGTGGATATTGATAGTTTACGAAAGGTTGCCGATATGAATTGGGAGGGCTTGTTATGAGACTGGATGAAATGACAGAACTTTATATCAGTTACAGACAATCTCTGGGAGAAAAGTTTAAAACGAATGCGCAGGCATTGCGTCACTTTATAAAATATATCGGTAACGATACGAATCCGGATGACTTGACTATAGGACAATACGAATCATATTTGTATTATCCCACGGGAAAAGTAACAGCCAGTTGGTTCATAAGGCATACGGCCTTAAAAGGAATGTTCCAATGGGCTATGTCCCGAGGGATCATAAACGGGATACCTCTTCCTATGGACTTGCCTAAACGGTTAGGACACATGATTCCCTATATTTATAGTAAGACGGAACTGAAATGCCTGTTTACCTCAGCCATGGAGTACCAGAAAAACCGTAGTGTCATCTATCCCGAATGCCTGAAAATGATACTGCAACTGACATACTTTCTTGGATTAAGACTTCATGAGACGATGTCTCTAAAAATAAGGGACTTGAATCTGCCGGAATCGTATGTGTATATCAGGGAGTCCAAATTTTATAAATCACGGATTGTCACATACGATTATAAGGTGGGGGAACTGATCTGCGACTTTTTGAAATGGAGGGAGGAGCACGGTATGTGTACTGAATCGGAAAGTAGACTCTTTCTAAACAGAAAGGGATTGGAAATGCAGATAGATACCGTGAGGGGATCCTTTGAAAGAATCCGTAAACATGCCGGTATATCCCGGTCAGACAAATCTCCATTTCAACCAAGGATACATGATCTCAGACACACCTTTGCTGTCAACAGGCTTACCGCATGGTATAAGGAGAATAAAGATGTCCAGAAACTTCTTCCAGTATTGAGTACATACCTTGGACATAAGCATTTGTCTCATACATCTGTCTACCTGACCATGACTGACGGACTACTGGAAGAAGCAAACAAACGTTTTGAATCATACATAAAACAAGGTCGCAATGAGTGAAGAAGATAAGTCTTATGCCGGGTATTGGATACGAAGGTTTCTTTGTGAATATCTGACAAATATACGCAATCTGTCAGCCAATACGCTTAAAGCATACCGGGATGCAATCAGATTGCTGATGCCTTTTATCGGCAAATGTGTGAAAAAGGATATTGATAAGCTACTTCTCACCGATATTACAGATGACAGAGTCATCGATTTCTTGGAAAACCTAGAGAAAAGCAGGTCTTGTTCAATCAAGACTAGAAACCTTAGACTGGCCGCTTTATGCTCTCTTGCAAAGTATGTATCCGCCAATAGTCCCGAACATATAGAATGGAGTAGAAGCATAAGAAATATACCGGTCAAGAAAGCCGCAAGGACTTTGATAACATATCTTGAAAAAGAAGAAATGAATGCGCTGCTGGATGCTCCCGATAGAAACACCAGCCAGGGATGGCGGGATTATGTCCTCTTGCTCTTCTTGTATAATACAGGAGCCAGGGCAGAAGAGGCGGCAACTTTACTGATAAGGGATTTATCCCTTCCTAGGAGAAAAGGACTAGCTGTAGTGAGTATAACAGGTAAGGGGAATAAAACCAGACGTTGCCCACTATGGCAGCATACGCATGACGCACTGGTTTCCGTAATCAAAAACAGGGCAGAGGATGAGCGTGTTTTCTTAAACAGGCTTGGACAACCCATAACCCGCTTTGGCATCTATGAAATGGTAACCCGCTATGCTGAAAAGATAGGAGACAGGATGCCGACAATCAAGCAAAAAAGAATCAGCCCGCACACTATCAGGCATACGACCGCGACTCATCTGCTCCAATCTGGTGTTGATATCAATACCATCAGAGCTTGGCTTGGACATGTATCCATTAATACGACCAATATCTATGCCGAGGTGAATATGGAAATGAAAGCAAAAGCTCTATCCAACTGCGAAATAGACAAGAAGCATAAAGTAAAAAAGCATTGGAAGGATGATAAAAAACTAATGGATTTTTTGGATAGTCTGTGATATTATGCCAACTTTGCGTAGAAATTTATGTTGTGTAGAAAATGAAGGAATTGTTTATATACAAAGGATTAAAGTTGAATGCCAACATAAATGGCTACGCAACATATGAACTGTTATGTTGTGCACAACATAACAATTCAATGAGTACGAATGAACGCAAAAAACGATTAAAAAACACTAGATCGACTCTAAAATGTTCATCATCAAAAGTGAATCGAACTTGCCTTCCAACAAATGTAAATCCACGGCCTAATTCCAATAGAAAGTGTTCAAGTTTATCAATTAAAGCCTGCTCAAGTTCCGATTCACTATATGTATTTTGCTCAGGCAGTCCAATAAACTCAAGAATGTACGGGTCTTTAATAGCGTCTTGTGCACTTTCTATTATCTGTCCCTTTTCGGCAAGTTCATTAACTTTCTCTTTATCACGACTCAATACTAACCTTTGATAAAGGGCAGAATCAAATTGCCGCTGAAGTTCACGTAAACTCCAATTGTTTTTGCGACATTCTATTTCATAAAACTTACGTTCATTTATGTCGTTTATTCTCATTAATTTAAGATAGTGAGACCAACTGAGTTCAAATTTAGCAGACACTGTCTGCTGTTTTTCATAAGCAAGAAAGAAAGCTCTCATTTGTCGTAGATTCACAGTTGAGAATCCTCTACCAAACTCTTGAGTTAGCGTGTTAGAAAGTTCATTAAGTATATTCTCTCCATACCCAGCTCTTGAAGCTCCGTTCTGTTCCTGTTCCACAATACGCCTACCTATTTCGAAATAGGTAGATACCATTGCTGTATTTATTTGAGTCGTTACATAGTTACGAGCACTGTGTAACAATGCTTTTACTTCTTCGATAAACTTATCGACAGTAGGTACATTATTGATTAACATAGACATATCTGTGAGCTTTTATCTGACAAAGATACATTTTTTCTTCAAACCAGCCATCTGTTTTTCGACTATTCTTCTTTAAAAGCAAACTATGGAATCAAAGAATAGTCAGCGGATGATTAGTGAGGCTATCCGCAAAATAGCGTTAGGAAGAAGCATTGAGCGAGTGAATATGTCGGGCTGCGGTACGGGTGGTGTGGGTACGGCACGTATGATACATGGCTATGTAGCTAAGATACACGAAGAAGGGGAACTATGCGGAACTATTGACGTACGTGAATTTCCCGATGAAACTGCCAGCAGTGAACCGATTACACATCAAGGCGTATTGTTGGCAGGATTAAAGGATAACTCCGGTGGGTTTCTGATTATTCCTACACTGTTTTCCGATGTAACCATTGTAACCGACGCTGCCACGAAATACGCTTATGTCCTGAATTTCTCGCACGCAGATTTTATACAGCTTCTTTCGCATAAGGAAAGCATAATCGGCGTGGCCGAAACGGAGGAGTTAGACTCCGAAAGTAACGACTCTCCCGACTACGATGAGTTGGAGAAGACCGGCAATGAGACTTCAACCAAGTACACGGCAGAGGCGATAAAGACCATTGCCAAAAACAAGAACGACAATCAGGCGGAGATAACCGTAACGCCCGAATCTATCGGCCAGAAGGTCGATAAATCGGAGATTAATCAAACCAAAGACAAGATTGAGCAGAAGGTGAACAGTACCTCTGTGGTTGTTGCAGAAAATAAGGTTACTCTTGGAGATGAGCAAGCGACCGAGCCGTTGGTGTTGGGCAATGAGCTTGCCCAGTTGATGCTCGAATTTATCACCGAGTGCAGCAAGATTATGACTCCCACGTTGATGGGAACAATGCCAGCCATCAACGGCCCGAACTTCCCATCCCTTGCTTCCAAAATCCAGAAGTTCCTCTCTAAAACCGCTTATACTAAATGAGTGCGGTGCTACTTCCTGATATCGGGCTATTAGACCCGAACAGCCTATGCTATGCCATATATAGCCAACTCTACCACAACTTCTTTAATGCACAGGATAAGAAAACACCTGAACACCCATATGGCATTGAAGAGGGAGACGACACATCCATACGCTTGAGAAATACCGCCTACGGTTTTGCCGAGGCAATCTCAGGAGCGGTAGCCGGAGAAGGTGGCAGTTCGGATGGTGGAATACTACTTGGCTATCTGAAAAAGACGGGTGGCGATATGACTGGTATGCTGCGTGCCAACTATGGGTTTGAGGCAGGAATGGGAAATGTGCGGCTGCTTGAAACCTACCAAGAGATAGCCGAGGACGGCGTAACACCTGTATATGGTCTTCAGGTGTTTGGCGATATCCATATTGGTGGCAACAATCTCTATATCGGTGGCAAACAGTTATTGAGATATGCGGTAGCCGATGGAATCGCTTACCTTGAAAATCCGCTTCTTTCGTTTGGCACATCTACTCTGATAAGTCTGGGCGAGATGGTTTTCGGGGAGAGCAAAGCAACGGGTATTGTTCTCTCCGGCGAAGGCATCCGCATCAAAAACAAAGAGATATATCACGCTGGTAATGCCAACCTACCAACCGTTCATTGGGCGATGAACGATGCTTCGGTTGATGGAAGATTAAAGGTCAAGGGAGTTACCACATTGTCCGATAAACTCACTGCTCTATATGGTGTAGAACTTGGTGAAGGTGGCAAAACCATATTAACCGTTACCACTGGTGAGGCTTTGTTAGATGGCTATCTGAATATCTCGGCAAACTATGGAGTGAAGATTGGTGACATTCCGGTTCTGATTCGGGTAAATGAAACCGATATTGCTTTGTCGTGTGATTATGGCAACCTGCATCTGGGCAGTGAGCATACGCAAAAGATAAAACTCTTTGCCGGACTTTGGGATATAGATGGTGATAATATGCTTATTACCAAGTACGGCGGGGCTTACTTTCCAGACTCGTTACGAGTGGCGCATAACTACGGTGCAGTTCTGCTCTCCACATACCGTGTCAATGATGCCGACGAGGGAATAATCCTGCACAAAAGGTTGCGGTTTGGCTTTGCTGATGGCGTGAGTCTTAGCGGAAATCGTACAGAACTTATATTTGGGAAACAAGCCAATCAAGCGATGATGGGTTTTCGTGAATCTACTTCTGTATATCAATTACCCGAATCCGGTTCTATGTCCTTATATATGGATACGGATAGCGACTTTATCACTTTTGACAAACCCATTGAATCCAAAAAGCACCTTGGTATTGATGGCTCGTTCACCCGATTGACCGATAATCACCTATACTTTACAGGCGAACACTACCTAATGTCTGTCATCGATGGAGTGAAGCATTTCGGTAATGCCTATTTCATTGATGGTCTCGGTTCTGAGAGGTTTTCATCAGGCTTTGCCGGATATGGCTGGGCGATATTGAAAAACCTGACAACAGGAAATATCGCCGCCACTTTCGATGAATTGACCATCCGTAAAAAGATGCGGATATATGAATTGGAGGTACAAAAAAATGTCGCTACAAACGGTGCACTCTGGGTAAGTGATTCGTGCAGCGGAGATATAGTGGTAAAAATCAATTAGTTTATGTCGATATATCATTACTCAAAATATAAAATACTCATTGACCCTGAATCGAAAAAGACACAGGGCTTACAAGTTGGCGATGTGGTTCGTCGCCAATATTTCGATACTCCCAATCTGATTTACTCACTGATGATTGTCTTGGAGACAGGAAGTGAGATTATCAGAGAGAAAGAATCATATTATTTTATAGGAGCACTTATCGAGGGCGATGAACCCAAGAACGGTGAACTGCTCGACTTTGTGCGTGTCACGAACCTTTTCAATCGGGATCGTAGCGGGGCTCTTTATCTGACGGCTTCAGATTCCGAGGCACCCTATATGGATGTGATTGACGGAATGGCAACCGAACACTCCTTGTATCTGCAAGACACCCCGAAACGCATTACCGAGAAAGAATCGTTTCTTTTTCCCATTAAGGGAGCTGTCAGAAATCCCGAACGAATAGTCATTACCTATAAAATCAGAGCATCAAAGGCTTTGGCAAATGTGCCACTAACCTTTGGCTATACTGACGGCAATGAAATAGACGGTAACGATACGATAGAAGTATCAACCCAGTGGCAATTCAAGCTATCTCTCATCACGATTGATTATCCGGCACAGTATCCTCGGCAGCTAACAATCGCACCCATTTTATCGGGGGATGATTGGTGTGAGGTTTCGGATTTGAATATCGTCCGTCTCTCGAACCTTGCCACATTCTCAGATTCTACCAAAGCACGTGTGGGAAAAATCACCGGCATTATAGATCCTGTATTCGGACTACTGGAAGGCTATGGAGCCTATTTTCAAAACCTCTATGCCACCCGCAATGTGAATATTGCCGGTACGCTTACCGCAGGTGATGAGAATGGATTCGCTTCAACTTTCTATGTAGGTAAAATACATAAGAATGTAATCATCAATTCGATTGGCGCACAGTTTTCAGCCAGTGCGATAGCTCAAGAGCCCTCTCCATCAGGAATCGGCAATGTAGTCCGCACGAATGGCAACACGGAACTTTGCGTGCAGTCCGCGGCGTGGCGTATGGAGCATATCGGTCAGAAATATACGTTCTCAGTATGGATAAAGGGTAATGAAGGAAAAATCTCTCTATACCAAGACGAGCACTATATCCAAGATGTTGAGATAGAGATTGCCGAAAAGTGGAGACGCTACAAAGTATCTTTTGTCGTTGCCCCATCTGGGAGAGAGGCGATGTATATCCGATTTGAAACATCGCTTCCAAACCTACTTTTGACCGCTCCTCAAATGGAGAGTGGCAGTAACGCTTCACAGTATCAGCCCACAGACGAGCATTTGTCGTATGTGGAAGATTACGGTGCGTGGTTTAGTAAAGGAGGTATCGGCGGAACAATACAAAATCCATTATTAAGGCTGAATGAGGACGGTTCTATCAGTTCTCGTAACGGCTCGTTTGTTATCAACGCCGACGGTACAGGTCATTTTTCAAACGGTAAATTCAAATGGACACAGGATGATATTGAGCTAAAAGATATTACTATTCGTTGGGGAGCCTTGGACGATGAAGCCAAAGATCAAATACTCTCTCAATCCAAACCGTTGACTATTCGAGTGTTTGTTTCGTCGAATCTATCCACTACGCAGATTTACGATAAGGAGACACGGGCTTTGATGCCGAACTGGGCTCATACGAACTTGAAATTAACCCCGTCACTTTTTATCGGTAACTATGGAGAAGACGATTTGATTTCACAGGTGGCTGATCCTGCAACTAAACGCCCCGGCATAAAGTTAGGCTCCGTTTCTTGGTACAAGAACGGGAAGCAAATTACATCAGGGACAGATAGTTGTTGGATTGGTGATGTTGCCGCCAAATATGCCATCACCATTAAAGCCAACCATATCGGGCAGCACTCTCCCTATATGCGATATGGTTTTCAGGCGGTGTGGGTAGATGGTAGTGGCAACGAAACAGTCGTAGCTGCCGACATTCAATTTACCCAACTGACCAATCCGGGGGCACGAGTTGCGGCGTTGGCTTACGCTCCAGATGGCAATATCTTCAAAAATGGAGAATCAAAGAATCTGACGGCACGTTGTGACTTGTGGCGTGGAGCGCAAATAGACAGCACCAATGCCGAGTATCGCTGGGGAGTGCGTGATGAATCCGTTTTTGCGAATGCACAAATGGCGGGTCCCGCCAGCAAAGGTTCCTACACCATCACTTTACGCTCGGTTGCCAATATGATACCGGGAGGTGTGTTGTATTTGATTGGGTCAAACAAACACATAATTCAATCGGTCGATGAACAAACCAAGACCGTTACCTTAACAAGCCCTTTGACACGAGACTATGTTACCAACTCAATCGTTACGACACCTCTTTATGATGCGTGGCTTGGTCCCGGGTGGGCTGTGCTCAGTGAAACCTATCCGCAAGGAGTTATTGCCGGATGGAAAACCAGTGAGATAACCTTAACTTCCAACGCTGTCCGCAACTTCGAGACTTTCAAATGTGCCATCAAGGATATAGACACAACACTTGGTAATAGTTATGCCGGGCAGATAGTCTTCGACATCATCACCTTTACCGATATGACCGACCCTTTTGTGGTGGATATTATCGGAACCAAGGGGTTTGTAATTAAAAACGGGGAGAACGACATTGAAGCCAAAGCCTTGGTCTATCGCTCAGGCAGGGAGACGGATGCCACCGGAATGGAATTTCACTACAGTTGGAAGCTCTTCGACTCGGAAGGCACGCAGGTGATTTGTACCTATCAGGGCAAACAGATTACGGTTGCTAAAACAGACATCGATACACGTGGAGCCCTTATCTGTGAAATCTATCAGGGCTTAAACCTGATAGCACGCGGGCAAATCTCTATCGTGGAACTTTACGATGGAGAGGATGCCTACTCGGTGCAGATATTTACAAGCGATGGTAACAACTTTATCAATGGCAATATCTCGACAACTTTGACAGCCTGTGTATATAAAGGCTCTCAAGAAATAACCCAAACCATTCCAGATAACCTATTCTGCTGGAAGAGGACATCAACCAATGCAGATGGCGACACGGTATGGAACGAACTCCATGCTGGAATCGGTCGCTACCTGACAATCTCCGATGAGGATATATACCGAAGAGCGATGTTCACGTGTGAGGTAACAATTAACTAATTTATAAAAATATGGCAGTAATATCAAGAGGTCAGATTACCATTGTGGATCTGAACGATGGGAAATCCATAAACCTTTATCTGGGTAGCAACGTGGCTACCACACAGATTTTCAATAAGGAAAACAGTTCTTACGTCCCTTCCTGGGCGGCATCACCATTTTTGGTTATTACCCCGGAAGTCTATGTTACGGGAGTCGGTACCAATCAGGTTTCAAGACTGAAAGGAACTCCAGTTTGGAAGATTAACGGCTCGACTACGCTTTCAACGTTTGGGGCAACGGCAGCTTCAACCGCTCCTTATGCCCTAACCATTAAAAATAATATGACCTCGGTCAATCAGTTGCAGGTCGAGTGTGAAGTGACCTACGTAGATCCCGACACCACGGCCGAGACTAAGGCCAAAGCGAACATCACCTACACCAAGACCACTAATGCCGGGCAACTTATCTGTGCGATTGCATACGCTCCGAGCGGAACGGTGTTCAAGAACGGTGATGTAACGACTCTTAAAGCGCACTGTGATATGTGGCGTGGGTCTGTTATCGACAACACGAATGTAACCTATTCGTGGCAGAAGTTAGGGAGTGGAACGTGGACGACAATTACCTCTGCCAATGCAGGAGGTATTACTGGTTACACCACTAACGAGATTACCATCCCCGAATCAGCCGTTCTAAATTTCGAAAGTTTCAAGTGCATTATCAAAGACACCGATACGGCATCGGGAACTTACAATACCTCGGTTAGTGATATTATCTCATTTGCCGATATGTCCGATCCCTATCAGGTTGAAATTACGGCTCCGGCAGGAACGACGTTGACCAGCGGTCTTACTTCAACAGCATTGACGGTTAATTGCTGGCAAAACGGAGTTCTGTTGCCAGATACGTTTTTTACTGGTGCAACCTGCACTTGGCGTAAGTTCAATAAGTTGGGTGTGGCGGATACTACTTGGGGTACTGCCGGGGTGAAAACTGGACGCTCACTGACCGTTACACGTGACGAGATTTCTGTTGCAGCTACCTACACCGTTGAAATCAGCAAGTAATGGCGATAGTAGCCAGAGGACAAATATCTATCCGTGTAGCCACCGAAACCTATGCACTCTATCAATCTGTTGATAAGAGTGCTATTTCGTGTGACCATACGGGAAAGGTTCTCAGCACACATACTATTCATTCGATTCTCTCTGTCCGATGTGGCGATACTTCGATTACCAATTTCTGTATCGGGACTATTGCCACACCTGTGGGATTCTATTCCATCTCGGTCAATCAAAGCACTAAGACCATAAGCTATACGGTTTCAGGTAATAACACGACGTTGGCAGATACGGGAATAGTATCTATCCCTGTCATTATCAATGGTCAGACCTTTATCACTTCGTTTAGTTGGTTCAAGGTAAAAACAGGAGCTCCGGGAAGTGCAGGTGTAGATTCTAACCTTTTGGATTGGGTTGCTGACTGGAATAGCGGGAAGACGGTAATTGATGCGCAGAGTGTTATCACCCCTAAAATATTTGCAGGAACAAAAAACACCAACGGCACCCTTACCGGTATGGCAATTGGTAAGTTCTCGCTCAGCACTCGCAATACTTCGGGAGTTATCGCATCCGAAACAGTCAATGGCATCTATGGATTTAACGATGGAAAGAAAACTTTTGCCATTGATGCTACGGGCAATGTACAGTTAGGTAACGGCAATGAGTATATCAAGTACAATACTGCAACTGGAAAGATGGAGTTCGGATCTGCTGTCGTCTTGGCGTGGGTTGGGGCAACCTATATTGATGCTAACGGTATTTTTACGGGTTCTCTATCAGCCAATACCGTCAACGCCATCCGCATCAATGCCACGCAGATTACGGCAGGAACAATTAGTGCCGATAGAATCGACGTGAACGCTCTGAAAGCATCTCTTATCACGGCTGGAAACATCGAGGCTCTGACATTGGATGTTGTCAGGGGTAAAATCGGTGGCTGGTCGCTTGATTCGGACTCAATCTTTCGTGGAACAAAGAACAACACATCAGGAGTATTTACAGCCGCATCCGGTTCAATCACTATCGCCTCCAATGGAATCCGAGGATTCAAATGGAGGTTGGAATCTACCGGAGCTGGTGCTATTGCAGGTGGCAACATCTTGTGGGATGCCGCAGGCACAGTTACATTTGCCTCTTCGGTATCATTGAACTGGACGGCTCCGATAAGCAGTATTACTACAGCCTTGGGTGGCTCTTCCTATCCTAAGCTCACTCAAATTTCATCCACGGGTATTTACACAGGAACGCTAACCGCTTCGCAAATTACGGCAGGAACAATCAGTGCCGATAGAATTGATGTTGCCTCATTGAAGGCTTCTTTGATTACAGCCGGTAACATCAATGCGCTTACCCTTACGGTCAATAAAGGAACAATCGGGGGCTGGACAATTAACTCAGCCTCCATCTCCGGTGGTCAGATTGTTTTAGACAAGGCTAATAAGCGAATTGTTGTCTATGGGGCATCATCGAGTGCTACGAGCGGTAACAGAGTACAATTATACCATAATAGCAACACAGATTTCGGATTATTTGCAGCAGACACTGCTGGAAGCACGGTTGTGCAGTTGGGATATGTGAATCGTATTGCCGGTTGGACGATAAACACCACGCAAATCTATAAAAACAGTGTCTACCTCGGTGCGGACGGTTCTATAACCAATGGCTCTAAATGGAGGCTGAACAACGATGGCTCAGGACAGATTGCCAGTGGTAATATTGCGTGGAATGCTCTTGGCAATGTTACCTTCGGAGCATCTGTATCATTGCAGTGGAAGAATGACATAGCCAGTGCGCAGCAAGCAAATTTCGGTTATCCTTATTATCAATCTATTGTGATAAATGGAGATGCGAATACCTATTACCCTGTCATCATCAAAGGGGGTGACCAGAACTTCAAGCGAGAGATTCTTGTTCGTAGAGTTTACAGTGAGCAAGCCCCCGATACTTGGAATACGGCAACTCATAAGGGTGGATTGATGCTGCATCTGAAAACAAATTTCGGAGGCTGGGGAGGGATTGATTACTCGTGGGATATTTACGAGTTATCGGAAACCTATTGCCGGATGTTTGCCGGAGCGTTACATTGTGGCAATTATTGTATGTTCGCCATCTTTCTGAGAGGTGGCGGTACAACGGGAGCAAGGTATCACCTCTATTCGGATCAGCCTTTAGTCTCTTCCGAATACAGCCCATCGCCGATTCCTGCAAGTCCGCAGATAGCCTATAACTCCGAAGTGATATTTCAGAGTGGCAGTAGAACCGTTAACGCCCCGGCTCCTCGTACACTGACCACAGCGGTAGAGGAAGAGATACGCAGACGTAGGTTTATCGGTTTGGCACAAGGAAGCGATTCAACGCTCTCCGCTCACCCTCTGACCTATATCAGCAGTACGGGAATTTACACCGGCACACTGACCGCCAATCAGGTGAATGCAGTGGTTATCAATGCGTCAAGTATCACTACAGGAACCCTGAGTGCCGACCGTATCGCAGCTGGAAGTATTTCATCCGCCAAGTTGGATGCTACCAGTATCAAGGCAAATATTATCAACACGGATTATATCAATGGTTTGAGCTGCACGTTTGTGCGGGGTAAAATCGGAGGTTTTATAATTGGTAGTGATAATATGACCGTTGGAACAATCGGGACTGTCGGGACAACACCTATACAGATACGTACCGCAGCCTCCGGTAGCGGTTACTGGTATTCGGGTGCCTATAAGCCTATAGGTATTTCATTGTTATGGTATCAATCCTCCAATGCGGGACATATCGTATTCGGGCAAGTCGCAGCATCAGGGAGCAGCGTTAAGACAGGATTCGTTGGCATTCAGATGATGAGTTGGGACGGGTATGAATACTTCTGCCTTTCGGCAAATTCGGCTCGTTCCGGTAGTAAGGAGGTGTATAATCGTATCGCAGGGTGGGCTTTTGATAGTGCAAATATCTGGAAAAACAGCGTCTATCTCGGCTCGGACGGAAGCATATATAACGGAACTAAATGGAGACTAAATAATGACGGTTCAGGGCGTGTTGCCAACGGTAATATTGTCTGGGATGCAGCAGGGAATGTTTCTTTCGGAGCTTCAGTTTCTTTGAACTGGACGAATGCAGCCAACAGTGCCCTTAATTCCGCTAAGAGCTATGCCGATACCAAGAAAGCGGAGGCGATCAACAGTGCAGCTACGGATGCTACATCAAAGGCTAATGCCGCTAAAGAACTGGCATCGGCTATGGCATACGGAAAGATGCTATTCCGAGACCCCACTTTCTTTAATGGGAATAATGGTACGAATATCTATAATAACGCAGGTAATGGTACGGTTACACTCTCTCGTGTATCTGACAGTACGGCTCCCAACGACAGCAAATATGTGCTCAGGATTACCAATACAGGGTCTGCTTCACCTGGTTGTGGCGGTTTTCATTTTGGACATATGTGCTCATACAGGAAGATATTCATAACACGCATTATTGCAAAAATACCCAGTGGCAGAATCATACAGTGGGCTTCGAACAATATTGGAAGCGGTGGGACGAGCAAGTGGCTTACTCCGAATGCTGGGACGGGTGACTGGTGCGAATATATCTATAAAGTGGTATGTGGAACAGCAAGTTTTTCCAGTACCAATTTTTTCTACATAGAAGGCAGTGCAACGCTTACGTGGGACGTGGCCTATGCTACGGTATTCGATGTAACGTCTACGGAGAAATACACTACGACTATAGATGCGAACGGCATCTATACCGGCTCGCTTAGCGCCAATCAAATTACTGCCGGAACTATCATTGCAGACCGAATAGCAGCCGGAAGCATCAATTCTTCAAAGTTAGATGCGGCGAGCATAAAGGCCAATATAATCAATACGGCATACATTAACGGTCTTAGCTGTACTTTTAATAAAGGTACAATCGGTGGTTGGAGTATCAATTCCGTACAGATTTACAAGAATAGCGTGGCACTCTCTTCGGATGGCTCGATTGTAAACGGCACGAAATGGAAACTAAATAATGATGGTTCGGGGCAGTTGGCGAATGGGAATTTCTTCTGGGACTCGATAGGCAATGTGCAGGCAAAGAATGCCATATTCACCAATGTGCGAATCAATGGCAGTGTGCGTAACAAGTTCGTGCTGAATGACTCTTCCATTTGGATTGGCGGAGATACGTCTAATCAACAGAACTTTAACAACTACGATAATATTGTCGCTATACGTGGCTCTTGGGATGAGAACATCGACCTGCCGTGGACAATAGACAATAGCGGTCGCCGTGTAACACTGGTGAATTACAGATGGGGAAGCAATACGACTGTGGGATATATGAGTATTACAGCTCCGTCTGGCAAGTACTTTTTTGAAGATGGTATTCAAAAAAGTACCATCTCCTTCTCACGTGAACTGGTGGAGTTACTTGGTTACGGGGATAGTTCTACATTTTTCGGCTGGATCGTGATTAACCGTAGAGATATTATGACCACAGGAAAATACGGAAGCTTCTTACAGTATCTGGCAGGAGGTATCGTAACTGTTTCCGGGACGAGTGTGTCAATGAAGCAAAAAACCTTTGATGGTAATAAAATGACTATAAGCCGAACGGGAACGGGTCGATATACGGTTTATTTGCCTTGGTATTTAAATAGTAACTATTTTGTGCAGATGACCGGATATTATACTGGGACACCTATCTACGCTACTATAATGGGAATATACGGTTCATATTTTTATGTACAGACTCAAGACGACGACTCTGCCAACGAAGGCTCGTTTTGTTTTCAAGTATTCAGCACGGCAGACTGGTCATAATAAACCTTTCAACTCAAATTTTTCTATTCTGATATAAATATCAAATTATGAATATAACAAGCACAGTCTTAACAAAAACGGCGGAAGAGACTACCGCCAATGCAACTTACATCATCGAGTATGTAACGGTAAATGATGTTCTAACCCGTATCAACGCCAATGTTCAGGCGATCAAGCCTGACGGAGTTGAGAAGTACAATGCAGGATATATCACCTATGAGAACGGGAATCTCTTCTGTAACCTAACAGGTCAGGCAAAAGCCTCCTTGTTCTTTCTGGACTTTGAGCGTTTCGTGGAAAAGATTAAAGAAAATGAAGGTGAAATGCAGTCTGTCGAAAACAATCTTGACCGATAGCATCTAATCCATTAAGGTAAACATTAATAAAAAGCATATGGAACTAAACATCAAAGACCGGTTGTACATACCGGCATTCTTACCCAAAGAGGGAAACTTCAAGCAGTTCAACCTCAAAAAGGAGATTTTGAAGAAGATTGAAATCAGCGACACCGAGCGTGATGAGGTAAACCTGCGTGAAAACGCCGATACAAAACGTATCGAATGGGATGTGGAAAAGGAGACCCCGCTCATTGTGGACTTTTCTGCCGATGAGATGGAGTACCTGAAAATGGTATGCGAGAAAATCTCCGATGAGAACCTCCCTGATGATATGTGGCAGTCAGTAGAAAAAATCTACGATACAATATCTGCCAATTAAACTTATCTGTCCGATTCACTCTATTCTCCAAGAGTGAACGTTACCGCTCACTCTTCAAAAAAGGTGGGCGGTTTTTTATTATACGACAATGGCAAGGCAAGATATACAAATAGATACAAATTACGGCGAGTTGGAGGTGGTAGATAATATCTCAGGAAAAAATTTCTACGACTTTGTACTCTTGGAAAATGTTGACGGAGTGGACAACGACAACTTTTGTTATGGCGAGGTGTTGATTCCCCGTGGATATGAGCAACGCATTAAAGATGAACTTCAGGCTTACATACGATTATCTTACAAGCCCATCAATAAAGAGTTGCAGATACGCCTTCGGATAGACACCGAAAATGGAGCAGCGGAATACATTCTAAATCGTACTACCAATCGCCCGTGGTATCGTGTCGTGCTGCCCGATGGAAATAAAATCAGAGTGTCAGAATATAGAACGCTCGGCAGTGAGGAGGTATACTGTCTGACACTCAAAGAGGGAATGTTTCGGATTTACAGCGGACACGAAACCGATCTGCTTATTCAAGCATCCTTACCACAGAACCAGAACTTTCTGCTTAAAGCCTCTGCCGGAACGCTCTACCAACACCCACTGACAGGAGTTGGGTTGATTGATTTCCTGCACGGAAATTTTGAGAACAGCGGACTTGCCGCCAAACTGCAAAAGGAGTTTGAGGCTGACAATATGATAGTGGTAAATGCTTATATGAATTCCGAAACAGGCGAACTTTTATTGGAGGTAAAAGAGAAAAATGGGTAAATACAAAGTCATACAAGGACAAAATATCTACGATGTGGCTCTGCACATCTACGGTTCAGTGGAGGGTGTTACCGACCTGATGGTTAGTAACGAAACTCTATCATTTGATACAGACCTGAAAGCCGGAGACGAGCTTATATACACGGACGATTACCGAATCAATGAGGAGGTTACAGCCTATTACGAAACACACGGCATTATTCCCGCATCAGGACAGCAACACGTCTATCCGAAATACTTCACATTGCCTAAGACCGTAGAGGTCTATACTTCCAATAAAGAGATCGGGGTTGGGTTTACGGTTTCTGGTAACGGCAAGATAGAGGTGGATTGGGGCGACAACTCCGAGGTTCAAACTATCACGTTATCTGATAAGACGACTGTGATTAGTCATTTGTTCGACTCGACTATCGGAGGTAAACGATGTATTTCACTGTATATACAAGGATATATTAAATATCTTGATATTAGCGAGTTGCGACCTTTCGAACTGTATATTTTGAAACCCCTCTCGATTGAACGTTTTGCATTGAATAATGCTACACTGACCATTGATGCCCTGCCGATGTTAGGTGATGTGTTCAGTCTTACATTAGACGGATTAAAAACCCTTGACTTGACTCCTTTGGTAGAACTTAAAAACCTGATGTCACTCTCGCTGATGCAGACTGTATTTCGCCAGCCGACGATTGATGCCTATCTCATTGGGCTGGTGGAGCGGCACGATAACCGACGTAATTGCAAGGTAACGATGACAGTTCTACCGTCGGGTGAATATCGGGAGCCCCGAAAAGACAGCAATAACCAATACATGCTTACTTCGGGTATGGAAGCCGTCTGGGTGTTGACACACGAGGAGGCTTGGAACGAGGGCGGCGTATGGGAGTTTATCATTAACGAAACGATTTATAAATATGAGCAGAACCATTAAACAGATATACGAGGAGGCAATTGCCGAGCGTAATAAACGCCTTGAACTCTCGGAGTTTGCCAGTGACTCCAAACTATCCATACTGAACGGTATCACTTGGACCTTCGCAGCTGTGGTATTCAGCTTCGAGAGTATATTGGATGTCTTTGCCATTGATATTTCAAACGTCATCAATAACCGTATCAATGGTACGCCGACTTACTATATCAACGCCCTGCTTCAATACCAAAAGGGTGATGAATTGCTGGTGCGTGAGGATGGTTTGGCATTTGGTTATGCCAATGTGGACGAAACCAAGCAGATTGTGACACAAGCCTCCTACGTGGAAAGTAGCAGCGATGTGAATTTGGATAACAAACTGATACTGAAAGTAGCCACCGGAGAAAAAGGAAAGTTGCAAAGTATTCCGCAGGAGGAGCTGATGATGATTCAAGCATATATCAATAAGATAAAGTTTGCTGGAACACGTATCGAAGTGACCAGTCAGGAGGGCGATGTGCTGATACCCAGAGTGTCGGTTTACCACGACGGAGCGGTATTGGAATCTGAGATGTACGATAAGATTGAGGATAAGTTGAACGAGTACATGATGAATGTCAAATTCGACTCGACAATATACGTTTCGGATATCATCGCTGCTATCCGCAGTGCCGACCACGTAACGGATGTGCATATCGATACAAATGCACAGCCTGAACAAGGGGTCTTTATCGCTGCGTATGACTCTGACGGTCATATAACGCCTGTGAAAAAAGTGGGACGAATGACACATACCTCGTCTGGCTACCTCAAACAATCCAGCGGTAGTGGTGAAGAGAAAGATGTCCCGAACTTCCGTCAGGCTATCAAACTAATACTCGATGCTGGCAATGAGATATAGATTACCCACAGACAAACTCATCAACCGCTTGGTACCTTATTACTTATGTGGGCGTCGATATATCTTACTACTGCAAAGTTGGGTATATCCGTTAAAAGTACTTAACGACCAGTTTACGGCATTTGCCAAAGAAAAGCATATCGAGGCACGTATGACCTCGCAGGTGATCTACTTCGAGTGGTTTTTGAACCATAAGTTCAGCCGCTATTTTGCCGACCCTGCCGACCGAATTTTCATCACCGAAAGCACACCTCTCGGAGTGGATATTTATTGGGAGAATGCTGTGAGCAGTCGTCCATTTACAGTTTGGAAGGAGAATGAGCAGGTAATGACCGCTAACCCATTGGAAAAGCCTCGTGAATTCTATCGGATTGCCGAGGAACGAGCCATTAACAAGGTTAGTTTTATGGTAAATGTACCTGCACTAACCATTCCAGTCAAGGAGTTTGTCTATATGCTCTCGTTTGTGGTGAATACGTATAAAGTGGCAGGTAAGACCTATCTGATAAAGATTGACGGAGACGAAATTGAACCCAATAACAACACACGTATATGAAAGAATACATTGCAGAGACCGGAGGGCGTTATACCTACTCCGATGACATATTAAACTTGCAGGAACTTGCCCTGAGTATGACTGCCGTTTTCGGCGAATGCTCCCCATTTATCATCTCCGGTTGCGAGGTTGAAGGAGCTGTTGTCGCACCGGGTTATGTTTGGCTGGGTGGTAAGGTTCGCTATTTTGAAGGAGCCAAGAACGCTGTTTTCCCATATTACATTTATGAGAAGAACAGTAATGAGTCGGTTGTTTATGCGAATGAAGTCAATAAGCGAGGTCGCACTTGCTATCTATGTGCCGGAGCGACCTCTGTGCCACTCGTGACAGACACCGTTACGGGGCAACCTCCTGCTTTTTTGGAGATAACAAAAGAGTATGCACCACGCTTGATTGACAAGTTCTTTGGACGGTATGCTCTGTTGCTTGATAGCGTATCACAGCGACAGCGAGTCCGAAAAGATGTAACCTTTGCCGGTGAGGTGTTGGTTGAAAAAGGGCTGAAAACCTCAAAGGAAGTCGCTGTACAATCCGCTGATGGGTACAGCCTACGTGGTAAGATCAAGGAATCGGGAGCTGTTACATTGGGAGCCTATCTGAATGAGCTACTGACAGCCGAAGTGGTGATGGATACAGATGGTTCGTTTTCGTTTATGAAAGGTACAACCGAAGTCGCCAAACTAAGCGAGAATGGGTTTACCTGTAATGACATCAACACAAAACGAGGACGGTTAGGAAGCGTATATATCTATCAAAACCACCTGATTAACATTGCAGATGACACGGATGATGGCTCGGTCAATATCAACCACTGCGGATTCAATCAGGGAACAACCCGTTTTCGAAACTTCAACGTCTATGACGGTAAACGATGTTCCGTACCGTTGTTTTCAGTGGAAGGTAAAACCAAGACAACCATCGTAAATGGACTGTTCAAGGTTTGTGGTGATGGAATGGGTTCGGTGTTGAGAAACACCTCGTTTGCAAAAAGCGATATAGGACTTACTGCATATTGTCAGTGGCAAGATCGTGATGGTGAAGCCATCGCTTCGCTGGGTTATATTTCGGCAAAGGATACAGATTTTTCACTCTCCAATTTATTGGGGAATATAGTACTAAATCCCAACGGCTATATCAATCTAAACGGTGGTGTGAGATTGAAAGGTACAGATATTTACTCGATATTTGTTACTCAAAAGAGTTTTACGGACGAACTGGCGAAGAAGGTATCAGCCGTAACAGGCAAGCAGCTCTCTACCGAAGACTTTACCGCTGCTTACAAGAAAAAGCTCGATGCCATTTCCGGTGGTTCTATCAGTGGTGGCGGAGAGGGTTATGTGACGGCAGAAGATGTAGCGGAAGCCCTAAAACACAAGGTTGGTGTAGCCAATAACTTGAGCGATATTTTGGATAAAGCCGTAGCACGCACCAATCTGTCGGTTTATTCAAAGAGTGAGGCAGACACAAAATATCTTACTATCAATGGCAAACTGGCCGAACTTGTCAACCTCTCTGCTGATGAAATCAACGGCATGACACCCGAACAGGCATCGGCACGAAAAGCGGAAAAGCAGGCGGAGGTTCGCAATGTTATTGATGCGGAGAAAAAAGGCATCGGTGAATTAAAGCTGACTAAAACCCAGAACCTTGCCGACTTGTCGGATTTCATTCAAGCCCGGCAGAACCTATCGGTCTATTCCGTGTCGCAGATAGATGAGATGATGTCAGGGAAGCTCGGCAATGATGGAGCTTATCAGGGTGTAATCTTTACCGAAACACTGAAAAAGAAACTCGATGGCATCAAAACCGGGAACTTTGCCTACATAGATGCCTTCGGGGTATCGCAATCACAAGTAGAGGGTTATGCACTGATTTCGGATATCGTCAAGGAGCTGAAAAAGTACGCGCCACGCCTGTTGGACGGCTACAACTCTTCGGAAAAAGAGTCCGTTGCAGCTAATATCGAGGTGTATACCAAGACAGTAGCAGACGGTAAGTTTGCAGCATTAGACCAACTCTTTCAGGATTACATCACCTATTTAGTCAAGACAGGTAAGACAACCGCTCAGGCACAACAGATGATGCGAGATAAGTTCGATGTATTTTCCAAAAAAGAAGTTACAGATGCTTATCTAACAAAAGGAGGAAAACTCTCTGATTTGGCTTTGCCGAATGCGGATGCCAAGAAATTAGCTTGTCGCAATCTGGGAGCGGCCTATGCCGAAGAGTATCAAACTAAATTATTTGATACAGGGTGGTTGCAGATGAGTAATTCAGGTAGCGGAACGGATACACGTCAACTTTTTATACGTCAGATTGGCAACATTGTCTCCATTCAAGGAGTAATTAATACAGCATCCCGAGATGGTGGAAATATGGGAGGTATAGTAGCCGTTATTCCTAACCAAATACAGTCGCCAAAATATGGACTTCGTTGCACTCATGCGGATTTTAACGATGACCACAAATACAACCGAGGAGCGTGGTTTAAAATATTTGCCGGAGGACGAAATATTCATATCTATGAAAAAGGTTGGTATGGAGCAGTTACCGAGATTAATTTCACCTATTTCGTTTAAAAATAACTACTATGAGAAGAGTAAACATTCAAGCAGATGTGGAGAGCAGACGTAATATCGCTGCTGCAACTCCCATCGTTCCGGTCACCGTATCGGAGAGAGTAACAGAATCAAGTAATACAGAAGAAGATGGCAAAACCAAAGAAATTCAAGGGAGCGAGGATAACACTCCCTCCGTGCCCGAGTCCGACACCTCGACGAAAAGAGGAAGGAAGACCAAAGGGAACATGGAAAAAGTATAAGTTTGAAGAGACCCGTTTGGGTTTTATGCTCAAATGGGAGATCCCGGCTGTATATGAGATTATTATGAGGATGACCCCGAAAACGACATTTCCGGAACCTTCGATGCGAACTATCCGTGTGGTGTGCTCCGCCTCGAATGACCCGGCTCTGAAAAAACCTAAATTTCTTCGATACTTGGAAGAATATGAGGAAAAAGGAATCTGTTGCAATCGTCCTAAAAAGTTGACAGCAAAGAGGACTCAATTTTACACCGCAATACGTGAGAAAAAGCTCAATCAGTATATCCAGAGAAATGAATGTAATATACAGAAAATGAGAGTAAAAATGAAACAAAAAAGTAAGGGAAGCCATTGCGGAGACGATTAAGTTTTGTACATTTGCAGGTATATTGGCTTCTTTTGCCGATGCCTACTTGATTGAGGCGCTTTGCCGCCGAGTGAACCAAGGAGTCTACTGCTCCGGCTTCCTCCCATATTATAAATTGATTGTTATTTGAGACGGACAGTGTAACCGAACCTGTCTGTTACTTTGATTAGATTGCTTCGGGCAGTTTAATTTTACACTATTGCAATCATGCAAGAAATCAATGAGGAAAATGACCAACAAATGATGTCGGTCGAAGAGATGTTTTTAGCATCGCAAGAAAGCTATGAGGAGGCGCAAACCCGTGCCCTCGAAGAGAACAAATCCTTTGCGAAGACGGAGTTTTTCCGTATGGATAAGTTGGGAACTTATCGCCTTCGTGTCCTGCCCATCGCTCCCAACCGTGACGGCACCAGTGACCGCCGCAGTTACGAGTACCCTGTACGCCAACTATTGATGGAGCTGGAAAAACCTATTACAGGCAACGGTAAGGCCACATCTATGTATGTTACCGTACCACGAACCACGGATGCCGGATTCTCTGTTGATCTGATCGACACTTACCGTAAATTAGCGGTTGCCGAGGCACAAAACCGTGGTGATGAAAAGTTAGCCGAGAAAATTGGTGGCGGTTCGTTTGGTGGCGGACTGAAATTCAACTACGGTCACGCCATGTACGTGATAGACCTGAATGAACGTGCCAAAGGTTTTCAGTTACTCACTCTTTCTCACCCCCAGTTCAAGGAGTTAGACGAGCGTAAGTTCAAACTCTGGCAGAAGAAGTTGCAGAAATCTCCGGGCTTCCCTTGTCCTATCAGTTCGGTGTACAATGCCTATCCTGTGGAGATTGAGAAGAAAAAGAACGGAAACAAGACCGAGTACTCCATCGAGATTGACAATGAGTCTGATAACGAAGCTCTCACCTCCGAGGAACTGACCAAGTTGATGTCTGCAACCCGCATTCCCGAAATCATCTACCGCTACTCTCGCTACCAGTATGAGGCAACACTTGAATACCTGAAACAGTGTGATGCAAAATATGGTATGTCGATTATGGGTGATAAGGATATGCAGGAGAGTATTGAAACATTAGGCTCGGAACTTCCGAAAGAAGATACCAGCTCGTTCTCATTCGACAAACGCACCAAAGATGCCAAGGAGAACGCATCGAATGGAACAGGGCTATTGTTGGACGACCTTTTCAACCGTTACGACGAGTTACAAGACAAAGGGCTGTCGGATAAAACTGAAGAGGGACAAGAGCTTCGTGGTCTGATTCGCACCTTTATCGAGCAGGAGAAACTATCGGTTCGCATCACACGCTCAACCTCGAACAAAGAACTTCTTAACCTAATCGAGGAGGCTTTGGAAACAGACCCCGAGGCGGAAGCCGAGCAGGTTCCGACTCCCGAACCGGAACCGGAACCAACGGAAGAACCCACACCTGAATCAACTGAACGTCGCCGCCGTAGATAAGCGGGTAATCACAGATTATTTATTCACAAGTTTTGGAGAAGGCAGACAAATTCTGCCTTCTCCATCACTCTTATACGCTTATTATGGCAGATAAAAGTTATCCGTGCCTGCTTCTGATGAATGATTTGCATATCGGGAAAGAGAATATTCCTGAATTTGTTGCAAACTGGAACGAGGCACTATCCATATGCGAGAAGATGAATGTCAAGGAGATTGCTATCGGTGGTGATCTATTCCTATCCCGAGCTTCTCAGACCCTCGATATTTTGTTGGCTGTGCATGATTGTTTGATGACGGCAGCCGAGAAGAATATCCGTGTGATATTGGCAAACGGTAACCATGATCTTGTGAATCAAGAGGCAGTGAGAGGCTATTGCCATATCTTCGACCAGCATCCCAATGTGTTGGTAGCCGATAACTACCTGACGCTACCCATTGGTGACGGGCAGTATGCTTTACTGCATATGATTCCTTACTTCCCAGAAGATGGCAGTTTTGTAGATAAACTGTCAGAGGTGAAGCAGAACAACTTAGATCCTAAGAGAAAGAATTTTCTATATATCCACGAAGGTATCAACGGAGCACTGTCTACGCCAAGCGAAAAAGAGTTGCCTGCAAACATCTTTGACGAGTTTGAGCGTGTTTTTGTGGCTCACTACCATAATCGTTGTGTTATCCCTAAAACCCGTATCGAATATATTGGCAGCAGCCGTCAGCATAATTTCGGAGAGGATGAAGAGAAAGGTTATACCGTGTTGTATAGCGATGGTAAACAAACATTTATTCAGAACCGTGCTAACCTGCGTTACAAGGTGGTTGATATTGAAGCAGACAAGGTGGATATCCACTTGACCGACTTGCTGGATGAGTTTAAAGAGACTGGTAATTTACGTATTAAGGTGCGTATTCATACTACATCAGCAAAAGCATCCGGCATTGACAAAGCAAAGCTACTGGAAGCAGGAGCATCAAAGGTAGAAATCATAACGGAGGATTCCGAGCAGGCTGATGTAGCTGCCTCTTCTCTGTTTGAAAAGTTCGACAGCCGTAAGATCCGTGAGACCTACACCGAGTTTTGCCGTGAAAAACAGATTGAGGATGTGGCGTTAGGATTGTCTTACCTCTCTAAAATTAGCTAATTATGTGGAAACTAAATAGAATTACAGCACAAAATCTCTGTGCTTTCAAAGAGTTGGATTACACTATTTCTCAGGGCGTAACTACATTGATATTCGGAGACAATCGGGATAACGAGAGCCAACGCTCGAATGGTTCGGGTAAATCCGCACTTTTGGAGTGCATCGCCATCGGCATAACCGGCTCTCCACTTCGTAAAATCAAAAATGAGGAGATTATCAACGATGCAGCTGATGAGTGCTACGTATCGTTGGAGTTTTCCAATACTTCATCGAGTGAACTCTTTACCATTGAAAGAACCATTTATCGCAAGGGTGCTTCGGGGGTTCGTTGTATCATCGAGAGAGACGGACAAATCGTAACAACCGATGAAGCTGTGCAGCACTCGGTTGATGGTTATAATAAGTATATCCTTGAAAAATTGGGTATTACCCGTGATGAACTCTTTAATAACTTTATTCTCTCGAAGCATCGATACGAGGATTTTTTATCCAGTTCCGATAAGGAGAAAAAAGAGATAATCAACCGTTTCTCGAATGGAATTGTAGTCGATGAAGCCATTGCCAAGATTGTCGAAGATATAACTCCCATAGAAAAAGAGTTGCACGAGACAGATTTGGAGTTGGCGGGTGTGGACGGACGTATCAAAATGCTTGTGGAGCAAATTGAACAGGAAGAGAACAGTACACAGGAACGTGCCAAAAGTAAGATGGAGAAGATTGCCACCATCGAAAAAAGCATTACAGACAAACGGGAGTTGATTCGTGGTATGAGTGTTCAGGTTGATGTCAATAGAGATATCTTGGTTACGCTTGATGCAACTGATAAGGAGGTTCAGCTGCTTGAAAACAGCGAGGATTCGTTGGAGACCTGTTTGAGTGGCATTCAAATGGCACTCAAATCTTACGGAAAATTGACCGATTGGAATAGTGTCATGCAGACAAAGACTACTGAATTGACTCAGGCTAAGAGCGAACAAGCCGCACTCTCTCCCGAAATCACCTCAGTAACTGAGGAAGTTGAGAGGCAGATAGAGGTTTATAAAGCGATAAAATCTCAGTACGCTCAGTTTGTTGTAGTTGCCACGACCCAAAGTGAAAGCTACAAAAAGCAACTCTCTGATTTGGAGAAAGAGATGCAGGATGCCTATAAGCTCACTGCCTCACTCTTGGAGACAAGACGTGTTCATAACTCTGCCATTGAGATTCTTAAGAATAAAATTGCCGGAGTTATCACCTGCCCAAAATGTGAGTTTAAGTTCGTTTTGTCTGATAGCTCGTTCGATCCGATTCAAGCTTCAAATGATTTGAAGCAACTGCTTGCCAAGTTGGATGTGGCGAATCAGAAACGTATAGAAGCTGAAAGAACCATTGCCTTTATCGAACAGGACCAGCAAGATATTCAAACAGCAAGGCGCAAACTCAATACAGATAACAGCGAGTGGCTGAATAAAGTGGATGCGGCAGAAAAAGAGCTGCAAACGCTTAACTATAAATTGGAGTCGTTGCAACGAAAAAGCCGTCAGTTATCAGATAAACTTACCGCCATCCAAGCCGATATTGAGAATACTCGCCGAAAGATGTTTGACCAGGCGTATGAAATTTTGGACTCTGCAATCACCTCACGCCAGCGTGAAATGAAATCGCTGCAAGAAGATATTGCGGCAACAGAAAGTTCAATCGAAACGCTTTACAGCACCATTGGAGAGATTAACAATACGTCGCCCGATGAGGTAATTGTGTCGCTGAAAGCATCACTCAAGACCTATCGCAAAAAGTCGGAAGAGGTGCTGAAAGAGAAAACCGAGATTGAAAAAGAATTGTGTACTCTTCGTGAGCAGGAACAACGATTTGGACAATTCAAGTCCTATCTCGCCAACACGAAAATAGAGGCATTGAGCAAGATTACCAATGAGTTCTTGGAGAGTATCGGTAGTGATATTCGGATTAACTTTTCAGGCTACACAACCTTGAAAACAGGTAAGGTGAGAGAAAAAATCTCGGTTTCACTGGTAAGGGATGGAATGGATTGCGGTTCGTTCGGCAAGTTCTCCGAGGGCGAAAAAGCTCGTGTAAACCTCTCGTCCATTCTCGCCATGCAGAAGTTAGTCAATAGCAACTGTGATGACGACAAGGGATTAGACTTATTGGTGCTGGATGAGATATTGGCCGCTGTCGATGAGGAGGGCAATGCTAAGATGTTTGAATCATTGAACAAGTTAGGAATTACCGCACTTGTAGTTTCTCACGGTCACGTCAGCGAGTCATACGCCCATACATTAACTATACGCAAAGAGAATGGGGAATCAAGGATTGTGTAAGGAGCAGATTCTGAGCTTGGACATTGCGTCTCAAACGGGATATTACGCTGTTCACGAATCAGGAGCGTGGAACTTCTATGAGTCCAAAGCTCGAAACGATAATAAACAGCATAAGGCCTTTCGTGATACGTTGATTGGGTTTATTACTCGGCATGGTATCCGACAAGTGGTAGCTGAAGATGTGAATGTAAACAATCATTTCATCGATATGCGAAAGTTATCGGAGTTTCGAGGGATTCTCTTAGAGGTATGTGATGAGCTGAGTCTTCCAGAACCCGTCTTTCTGAATGTGATGAGCATTAAAAAGTATGCCACAGGTAATGGCAGAGCCACCAAACTTGATATGATTAATGCTTGTGTCGAGAAGTACGGCTACCGCCCACGAACGGACGATGAGGCGGATGCCTTTTGGGTCTTCAAGTATTACTGCCACAAATACCGTATTTTCTAATTATTTGAACGTTGCAAGAAGAGATTTTAGATTGATGAATTGACGCGCATTAGCTGACAGATTGAGACGAAGTTTATTGTTTCACCTGCCAGGCAAGAGCGTGTGAAAAAACAATCAATACCCTCTGAGCGTGATTTAGACCCGGAGTCAATCAAGCGCAGAACAGAACTTTTTACAAAGTACATATTACCTCACAAGAGGCTGATATACAGTATATGTATCAAATATACATTCGAGGATAGCGATATAGAGGATAATTACAGCGAAGTGCTGGTTAATTTCTTTCGCTATATCGAGAGTTATAACCCGCAGCGGCAACTCAAAAGCTGGATATATGCCGTTGCACAACGCCACGTGTTCGACCTGAACAAACGCAATTCGCTGATGAAGGTCAGCGATAACGTGGATGTAGTGAATCTTCCCGATATGGAAGATAGCGGACACGTCAGTGGCAACTGTCTGGGACTGGATAATTACCGACAGTACTACAATGATGATATTTTAGAAGCCTTAGACCAATTGGCTCCTATTCATAAAGAGGCATTACTGCTTCAACAGGCAGGCTATAAGCTGGAAGAGATTGTCGAAATCTCCTTTCAGAACGGCAATCTGAAGTCCAAGAATATGGACACGATAAAGAGCCGGATATTCTTGGCCAAGAAGCAGATGCGAACCCTCATAACACGAGACGGCGATGCAAGAGAAGAGTAAACTCACAAGTCGCCTGTTTGTGCTACTGGTGCGCCTAACCGTGCAATCCACCTTTATAATGCCGGGCGGGCGGTTGGCAGAGAAGCAGATTGACGATGCGATAGACCATCTCACCAAATATTACGGAGAGGTAGGGCTGGAACGCATTGTCGACTACTGTGTCTATCAGGCACATCGAATTTCAGGGTTCGGCAGTGCCTATATGCCCCGTTGGAAGCTCTCGCACTCATTCGGAACAAATAGCGTAAAGCGGTTCATTGCTCGCAAACAAGGACAGAAATATTATGAGGATAAGTGGCTGTCCGATTTCAGGTTGACCCGTGAGGATCTGCTTCAACATATTGAAGACCGTAGCACACACCCTCTGTTTCGATTTATTTACCCCGATTATGAAGATGCTACCAAACGTCGTGCACTGTCATCGGTGGTTGGTTACTATATCTGTGGAGCTTCTACATTGCTATGGACTCCTTTCTCCGAGGTGTGCCAAAGTTGCATCAAATCGGAGGCGTGTAAGATTCGCACCCAAAAGTTATACCCGGAGATATATCGTCTTCGGGTAGCGGAGTATAATGGAAAGGAGGTGCGTCGTGGCTAAACCGAAGACTAATCCTTTGAGCGTTGAGTTCTTATACGAGCTCTATGCTACCGCACTGCAAAGTGATTCCATTTGTGGGGTACTGGTGCAATATATGGAGAAGGAGTTTTTGCCAGACCGCTCATTTCAACGCATTCAGGAGGTGGTAGCCAACCATTATCGCAACTACAAGAACCCGCCGACATACGCCGTGCTTTCCCAAGTGTTCAGTACCGATTACGATGCCATAGAACTTATCAACACCTTTCAGGAATATGATGTAGATACCGGTTCGGAAGCGGTGTTGGATATGTTTGAATCCTACATCAAAGGTGTTCGGTTACAGAACGTCTATTCGGAGGTAGGCAAACTCTACAACCAGAGTAAACAGGATAAAGCCCAAGAGCTACTGAAAGAGTATGCCGAGTGGCTTTCGGGCTTTACACTCAAATCATCTGCCTTTGTTGATGTTGCCAAGACCTTTACCGAGCGATTCCGTCAAAACCAAGCCAAAGACCATGAGGAGCAGAACTCCTCGATGCCGCAAGTGACACGGTTCTATGTGCCGTATCTCGATGCCTTGAATGGAGGTCGTAACTTACGTGGTCAGCTTACCTGCTTTTTGGCCTCTACAGGTGTAGGTAAATCCCATATCGTCAAACATATCGGTATTCGTGGAAATGTTGACGATGGGTTACATATTCTGCACTTTCAGCTGGAGGGTTCTGAGGAAGAAGCACTGAATGCTTACAGTGGTGGCTTGGTGTCAAAGAATGCCTATTACTTTGAACGAGGTAAAATTTCAGAGACCGAAATGCGACAGTTTGAGCGGATGGTGGAGGCTTTGAGCGGTTCGATTACTGTGCGATGTTTCCCCCGATTCAATGCTCGTGTTTCAACGCTTGATATTAAAAATGGAATAGCAGAGTATCGTAAAACGACTGGACGTAATCCTGATATTGTAATTATTGATTCGATGGATTTGCTGACCGATGCCAGTCGTCGTGTCTGGAATGCCGAGCACGAACGCAGTAAGCGTATCGCCGTTGCCAATGACTTGAAAGATCTTGCTGCTGATGAGAAGGTGTGGATGGTAGTTACCTATCAGGCGACTATCGAAAACCGTGATTGGCTCAACAACGAAAACAATGTACTGACCGAATACAACTGCTCCGAGGCAAAAGGCTTGGCTCGTCCGTGTACCCACCTGATTTCGTTGAACCAATCTTCGGCAGAGCGACAGGAAGATGTGATGCGGCTTCATATCGCCAAATCCCGATTCTTCAAGAAGGGCGATACCATCAAGATAGCCACCGACTACGACAACGAAATTTTCTGTGACTTCCAACGTACTTTCTCATTAAACACTTAGGCGATGAATAAGCAAGAGACTGAATTTTTAATAGAAGAGATTACCCGCCATTTAGGAGCTAAACGGGATGGTGGTAATAAAAATCTGATTGCTCGATGTCCCTATTGTGGCAAAGAGGGCAAGTACGGTATCTATATCGGCAAAGAGACCCTTCACAAAAAGCCTTTTATGGCACACTGCTTTTCGTGTGGCCGTTCTACGCTGACATTGGATAAGCTGCTCGAAGAGATTGGTAGAGCCGATTTGATGATAACACCAACGGCTGATCTGTCAGCACCACTGGATGAGAACCTTTTGTTTCCACTCGACAACGAGGAAGAAATTGACGATGCGCTGGGAATTGTGGAGCTACCTGATTTTTACCGGCAGGTCTATACGCATCCATATCTAAAGCATAGAGGATTTGTTTACGATGATTTCGATTACTTCCCGGTTGGTGTTACCGCAGGACTGAACCGAAAATATGATGACTATGTAATCTTTCCCGTGATAGACTCCGGTGATGTGGTGGGCTATGTCGCCCGTCATACTTGGAGTAAAGAGGAGATAGACAACTATAATCGCAAAGTCAAACGCAACGGTGAGTATCAGATACGGCGATTCAACAACTCTACACAGAACGATTTTGTGAAGCTGCTCTATAATTACGATGCGGTGATAGAGGATGAAACCGATACGGTGATACTGGTTGAAGGTATTTTCGATGTGGTGGCACTGACCCGTAAATTAGAACTATACGACAATCCTCACTTTGCTGCGGTGGCAACTTTCGGTAAGAAGATATCGCAGGTGCAGATTTACAAGCTACAAACCAAAGGTGTGAGAACGGTAGTGCTGGGCTTTGACGGTGATGCCGTGTCTGCTATTAAGCAGACCGCTACCGAGCTGTCCGGATACTTCGAGGTCTTCATCGCCGATATTGCAGACCCCACGAAGGATTGGCAAGACCTAAGCTATACCGAGATTTTTGAGATTTTCTCTCAGCATCTCAAAACTCCACTTGAATACAAACTATCAAAATTACAGGAATAATGAATGAACTAATCGCATGGCTTGAAGCAAATCGAATATGCTTCCGACAAATTGACGATGAATTGATTGATATAGAAGATTTTGGAAAGATGTTATTGGCTGACCTCTCCGGGGTGAACTCCATATTCAAAGCCAATGACAATGGTGTACGGTTTAACTTGATGGAGTCGCCCGATGTACTGATGCAGGAGGAGATTTATTATGTTGCGTTTCCGTTCGGCGACAACTTTTACTACTATGATTTGCGAGAAGAATTTCGTTTTAATTTGCTTCGCTACATCGGCAAGCGACAACTTACGCAGCGTGATACACCTTTTGTGAATTTGGGTGTACATACCCCCTTTGAGCTGCTGAATGGTTCGGGAGATGTGGCGGACTGGGTACGAAAAGCAAAATACTTGGGACACACAGCACTCGGTATTTGCGATTACAACACGATGGCCGCCACACTGACCCTGCAAAAAGAGTGTGCCAAGGCGGAGTTGAAACACATTTTCGGCTACTCATTTTCAATGAATCACCTCGATGAGAAAGTGGATATGAAAGTCTATGCCCTTACCGATAAGGGACTACGAAATCTGCTCCGTATTCAGAAATCCATTATGGTAGATAGTGAAGACCATACGCTAACGCTTAGACAACTGCTCGACTATGCCGGTGGACTTGTATTGGTGCTCGGTAAGCGTTCGGGTGGATGGCTTAGTCAGAACAGACACATCGTATTGATGCTGAAAGAAGCCTTTGGAAAACTCTATTTTCAGGTCGATTTGTCGGAGTACAAAGCCGAACGTATCGATGTCGAGGTATTGCATTCTGCGGCTTGTTATTTTGAGAATTTTGCAGACCCTGTAACCTTTTCATTCGAGATTGAACCTATACTGATATGCGATTGCTACTATTTGGATAAGGATGATTCACGGAATAAAATCATTCTGAACAAGGTAGCCACTGGAGCGGCACACGAACAGAGTGAGGAGCAGTATTTCAAAGATGTGGATGAGCACTTTGCCGTCATTAAACCGTTGTTCAGCGACAAATGGGACGTGAATGCTCTGTTTGAAAGGCTGTGCAAAGCAACGGTAGAGATAGCTGAACAGGCAGATGCTAAATTCGAGACAGGAAAGATGTATATGCCAGAATACATTATGCGGCCCGAGGAGAAACAACGGTATAAGACTCGCCGAAAGATGTTTCATTCTTTGCTCAATGCCGGGCTCGTAGATAAAGTATCTTCGTTTGAGTACGACCGATATTTAGCGAGGTTGAAGGAAGAGATTTACATTATTGAGAGTACAAACAATGTGGATTATTTTCTTATTCAGTGGGATATGGTTTCCGAAGCTCGTAAACGTGGAATAGCCGTTGGGATTGGCCGAGGCTCTGCCGGAGGATCATTGGTTTCTTACCTGCTCGGCATTACTTCGATTGATCCTATGGTTTACGATTTGCTTTTTTCTCGTTTTCTGGTTCCTGAACGTTGTGGATTGATATGGAGTCGGACTACGATTATTAAGGAAAACATTTCGTTAAAGGCGGGAGAGAAAATGGTCGAAGTTATACTCAACGGGAAAACATATCAGTTTGATCCCGATGCCAAGTTGATTGTGATGCGGGACGATGTTCCGACTGAAGTTTATGCCGATGAATTGAAAGAGGACGATGATATAGTGTTCGATCGCCGAGATTTATTATGGACATTAAACGAAGCGGAATATGTTACAGCCAATAATGATAGATGAAACAATACGATTGTATGAAGGAGATTGTCTTAAAGTGTTGCCGTTGTTGGCGACAGAGGGAATAAAGGCTGATTTGATATTAGCCGACTTGCCATATGGAACTACTCATTGTAAATGGGATTCCGTGATTGATTATGCGCAGATGTGGGAAACTATTGGCAGGATTATTAATCCAAATACTCCTATATTACTCTTTGCACAGCAACCCTTTACCTCTACATTGGGTTGCTCCAATCTGAAAAATCTACGCTACAACTGGGTATGGGAAAAGACTCAAGGCACTGGATTCTTGAATGCAAAACGAATGCCTCTCAAATGTCATGAGGATATTTTGGTTTTTTACCAGAAGCTTCCAAAGTATAATCCCATTAAAACCAATGGACATACTCGCAAAGTAGTAGCAGCCTCACATCAACTGAAATGTAATCCGGGAGATATTTATCATAAGCATGATAAATATTCCGATTATGATAGTACGGAGCGTTACCCCCGTAGTGTATTGAAATACAAAACCGACAAACAGACCTGTTCGCTTCACCCGACACAAAAACCTGTAGCTCTTTTGGAATATTTAATCCAAACTTATACTGACGAGGGAGATACGGTCATCGACTTTGTGATGGGAAGTGGCTCAACTGGAGTCGCCTGTCGAAATACAGGGCGGAAATTTATCGGTATAGAGAACGATTCACATAATTTTCAAACGGCTAAAAACAGATTATTTATATGAGAGTTGAATATGTTAAACTAACAGAGGTAGACACTCCAATATCGGTTATGGATTGCAACGTAGAAAGAGGACTTGTAGAAGGTAGTCACGCTGCGATGCCAGATATTGATGTTGACTATGCTTCAGACCGCCGGCAAGAGATGAAAGAGTATTTGGAAGAAAGGTATAACATTGGCGGTAAGCAACGGGTGTTCTCAGCGGGAACCTTCTCTACGATGAAATTAAAAGCCGTATTAAAAGATGTAGCCCGCGTGCATCGGATTCCGCATAATTTGGTCAATTACATAACGGCCATTTTTGAGGATGATGCTATGACTTGGACAGACTTGTTCCGATTGGCCGCTGTCAACAAAAAGGTTAATAAATTCATTCAGGATTACCCACAAGTAATTGAAGATATGCGGGGATTGATAAATCAGCCTCGAAGTACGTCTATTCATGCATCGGCTATCATTGTTACTCCAGCCATTAAAAACAATGAGGAGGTTGAGTGTTTCGATTTCTTGCCGGTTCGAAAAATGGATGGTTTGCTCGTTTCTGAGTTTGACGGCTACACGGTGGACGAAATCGGGCTACTCAAAGAAGATGTGCTCTCCACCAAAGAATTATCCAAATTAAGTGCCACTATACAGATTATAAATCAAACTTATAATAAGCATTTATCTATTGAGTCCATTATTCAGACAGAACTCGCTGATAACAAAACATATCAATTACTGTCAAGTGGTTACACTCAGAATATTTTTCAGTTTGCATCGCGTGGAATTACGCGCTTTATTATGGATGTCAGACCAGATTGTATAGAAGACTTAATCGCAATCAATGCTCTTTATCGTCCCGCCACGCTGGATATTAACGCCACTGAGGACTATGTGCGTTACAAGCGTGGCGAAGTGGCTCCAATATACAATTTTGGAACTTACGAAGCTACAAAGAACACTTATGGCATTATGACTTATCAGGAACAATATATGTCGATTGCTCATACGTTGGGTAGTTTCGATATGGGCAAAACTGACTATTTACGTAAAGCCATCGGTAAAAAGAACGCCACTTTGATGGCGACGCTTAAAGAAGATTTTATTAACGGTGCTATTCTTAATGGTTGCCCTAAATATGAGGCTGAGGAGATTTGGCACAAAATAGAGGTGGCCGGGGGCTATAGTTTCAATAGGTCGCACGCTGCTGCTTACGCACTTACGGCTTTTTGTGGAGCGTGGTTAAAGGCTAACCATCCAACCGCATTTTATACCGTAGCCTTGCAATGGGCGGACGACAAGGAGATACCCGCTTTGATGTCGGAGATGGAGCAATGTTCCAAGGCGAAGATTGTGCCGCCAGATGTGAATGTGTCTGAAGTGAAATTCTTTACCGACTACAAGACCGATGAGATATTCTGGTCGCTCACACGCATTAAAATGCTCGGAATAAAAGCTGTGGAGTATATCATCGCCGAGCGTAATCGTGGTGGTAGTTTTACCTCCATAGAAAACTTTATCCATCGAATTTTCCGATACAAGCTCAAAAAATACAGCTACTGGGACGACCCGGACAATGCGGATGAAGTAACCCGTGTGCCTGTCAATGCCCGGCACGTAAAGAATATGATTTTGGCAGGATGCTTTGATAATATCGAACGAATTGAGACCATTACCGACCGATACGACATTGTACAGCGTGCTGCCAAAGAACTGGGCTTTGAACTGCCTGAGAAAGATTTTCCAAGCGATCTACTTGATAAGCATTATTACTGGTCGATGCAGCAGATAGCCGTTTCAGGTATAGGCTCAATTCATTACCGTAAAATATTCGATGCCAGTGAAACCAAACCCAAAGTAAAAGGTAAAGCCTCTTGGATGGAGCTTCGTAGTGCAATGGATTTGGATAACGAGGGTAAACGTATCGTGGTGTGTGCCACCGTTACCGATGTAGAGGAGAAATCCTACAAGGATAAGATAAGCGGTGAGAAAAAGAGGTTCGCCAAACTGACCCTTCAACAGAATAACGACCTGATGGAGCTGGTCTGCTGGAGTGATTTTCTTAGTGACTTTAAAGCCCCAATTACCTCTATCAAAGATAAAGTGATTATCATCTCCGTCATCGTTAAATATAGCGACTACACGGGGGCGAATAGTTTGAATACTCACAAAACATCTATCATAGAACAAATGTAAATGAAACCCACCATCATTGCCATTGTGGGAGCTTCCGGTTCGGGCAAGACCTATCTTTCGAAGCTTCTGCAAAATGAATTGAACGTATTCCTTATCGTGTCATACACCACACGCCCTGTGCGAGAAGGAGAGATTGAAGGCATTGATCATTATTATATCGCAACGGCTCATCGGTTCAGTCGTTCGCAGATGCTTTCCTACACCCGCTTTGCCGAATACGAGTATTTTGCACTCGAAGAGCAAGTGCCACCGCAAACGCATTGTGCGTATGTGGTAGATGAACGAGGCTTGAAGTATCTGAAAGAGACAAAGAGCCATAAGTTCAACATTGTATCTATTCGTGTAGAATCAACAACCGACACTTTGATTGAACGAGGTATAGCACCCGAAAGAATCAAACGGGACGATGAGAGGACACCACTACCGTTCGATTATTACGACTTCGTGATTGAAAATAACGGGACACTTGAAGAGTTTGAGAATAAGATACGTGAAACCTATAAAAAGATTCAGCAATGGCAGCACCAAAAGTAGAACCGAAGATTTATACCGCCATCGTGTTGGACTTTGAGACCGGCGGGTTGACGTGCATAGACTCTGCCTGTACCCAGTTGGCTATGCAAGCCGTGAGAATGGATACTTGGGAGGTGCTGGAACGATATGAGAAGTATATCATACCATACAATAAGCAGGAGCTTGGGGGCACACCCAAACGCAAGGTTTTGAAAACCCGTCAGACGCTTTTCGAGGAAGGGCAAGGCGTACCGATGAAATATGAAGCCGTTGCTCTCACGTATTCAGGAATTACTATGGAGACCCTGAACCTGCTGGGTGTTGATATTAAAGAGGTGGCAAATAGTGTGATTGAGTTTGCCAAACGCAATACCCTCAGCAAGGGGCATCAATGCAAACCAATACTTATCGGTCAGAACATCACTTTTGATATTGGGTTCTTGCAACAGATGATGAACTACGCGGGACTAGTCAAGGAGTTCGAGAAAGTGTTTGCTGGAACGACCGACTTCTACGGTAATTTTCAGCCGCATTATGTCGATACCATTGATTTGGGGCGGTTTGCCTTTGCGCATATGCCAGATGTCACCTCTTACAAATTGGAATTGCTTGCCGAAAGATTAGGTATTGAACTGGACGATGCTCACGATGCGGGTGCCGATGTTACAGCAACGCTCAATGTAGCAACCGTATGTTCGACCCGATTACGTCAGGAAGGCGGAGAGGTAACTATCGCCAAGAAAGAGAAAACACGTGCTCACTTTAAGATTTAGACAAAATGGAAGAAGAAAAGAAGGTTACGTTTGACACGTCGGAACGGATGACATACGGAGCAATGAATTATGATGGCACGGAGATGATGGCGGTAATATCCGGTTATGATCTCAATATCGCTTTTAATATGCGTACCATCAACTCGCTGTCCGATGCCGAAGCTGCGGCCAACGCACTATCTCAGGTATTCTATGAGCTACTGATGGAACAACTCCTTGAAGAAAAATCCTATTTAGTTAAACCACCACCTGAAAAAACACCTATTCCTTAGTATATAAGATAATCAATGGAAGAAAAAGAGATAAAACTAACTAATGCTGAAATCGAGTTTTGCGAACTCTTTGTCGATGGCGACAAGGAGTTTGCAGGACAAGCAGAAACGTGTTACAGAGAGGTGTTCGGCGAGGATAAGAAAAACATCGCTCTTGCCGCACGTCGTCTGTTTGCCAAAGAACATATCAGTGCCTATATCAAGGAGTTGATAGCTCAAAGAGATATAGACATCGAAGCGGCAGCTGTAAAACTGCAAGTTTCCGAGACCCTGAAAGCTGTGATGTCGGAAACCTCCAAGGGTGAGTATGTCGATAAATTCGGTGTACCGCTCTCACCGGCTCCGCTTCGTGCCGTATCAGTCAATGCCGCTAAAGCCTTAATGGAGATTTATCCCATCAAGCATGCGCAGACCCAGTCAGGTAAGGGCGGCAATGAAAACGGTAATATTATTTTCAACGTCATTGTCCCTCAAACTCCACCTGCCAATGAAACGGAAGATTAGCCGAAAGGCCGTCGAAAGAGTCATCTATATCCTGATTATCATCACCCTTGTGATTTACGGGATATTTAAGGACTCGGCAGCAGCAGACACACTTATCAGGGCAGTTAAAGAAGCGTTTTCAATTTTAATTCAATAATACAGCAGTATGACATCACTTAAAGACTTTTTAACCAACAACATCCGCTCACTCATTGTAATCGTTTCGTTCATCGTCACGATGTATGTGCAGCACATTAATAACACGACTCAGATTCAAGAGCTGACCTCAAAATGCAAGGCTCTGGAACTGAAAATTGCAGACCAATACGATCGCATTGACGCTATAAAACTGGATAAAGCTGTGTTCGAAGCTACTATGACACAGTTTGTCTCTATCCAAACGGATCTGCGTGAGATGCGAGCGGATATAAAAGAATTGCTCAAATCACAAAAATAAGATGAGGCAATGATAACAGAAGGATGTAAAATAACAATTATCCCATCACCGGCATTAACTGAGCTTCGGTTAGATGCTCTGCTCGGTGAAAAGGGATATGTGCTGGAAGACCTGACAGATCATAATCGCAAGGCAAAGGGTTATATGGTGTTCTTCCCTGCACCATACAAAGAGGAATATCTATGGTTTATCCCACAAGAATCAGTTTATGAACAAGATTAAATTAGTTGGAATAATTACCTTTCTGTTGCTAGTAGCAATGGTATGGGTGCAGCAACGACGTATTGTCTCCATTCGACAAGAGCGAGACCGCTATCAGCAAAATAGCGATGCACTGCTTTCTGATATGAAGCAGTGGCGAGTGGATTCTACCTCTATGGCGACCGATGTTAAATCACTCAGACTAACTGTTGATGAATTTAAGCGATACAGAGCCGAGGATTTAGCCAAAATCAAACAGATGGGGATTAAAATCAAGAATCTTGAAGCAGCAGCCAAACATCAATTAGAGGTCAATGCTGAGATAACTGCTCAAGTAAAAGACTCAGTTGTTATTAGAGATACCGTCCCTGTATTGGTAAAATCGGTATCTATGGTTACGCCACATATTCAGTTGTCCGGTATTATAGAGAGAGATAGTCTGATAGGAAAGATTCATCTTCCTGTTACGCTACGACAAGCAGTGTGGATAGAGTACAAACGGAGGTGGCTGTTTTGGAAAAAGGTTGTAGCTGTACATCAAACCATTACCAGCGACAATCCACACGTAGAGATTAAGTATTCGGAATACATCACCATTCAAAAATAAAAATCATTTTAAACTTGTATTTGAGAAGTTGAATTTATTTAAAGTATAAAGGCAAATCCCATACACCTGAAATCAGCCTATTTTTACGATTCATATTCGTCTCTTCATATTATGTGAGTAGAGCATACTATCTTCGCAATCAAATAACTTAAAAAGAGAAGTATGGTTTCAATAAGAATTAATAATTTAGGTGGTAAAATTCAGAGAACAGATGTGATTACGGTGGATACCGAGTATGCTATTGAATTGGATAAGGTGAATAATATTTCGACCATAAAAGGCGAAAATAAAAACCTAACACAAGATGAGTTGCTATGTAGAATAAAAGACAATCTGCAATCTGTAATTGAGAATCTTCAGCAAAACATTGAAAATTTAAGAACTAAGCATGTGACCCGAGAGGTTGAGAATGTTGTAAATTGTTCTGATAAAGTGGTTAAATTTAATAGTTTTTACTCGATAATGGAGTACAGAATTAATGAGTTAAAAACTAAACGGAAAATCACAACGATGGATAATTATAAGAGTACCTTGAGAGCCTTGAAATTATTTAGAAATGAGGATGATATTATTCCTTCTATGATAACTCCATCATTTGTGAAACAGTTTGAAGTTCATCTTAAAGAGAGAGAAGTTTGCCCTAATACAATCTCATTTTATATGCGGATTTTTAGAGCTGTTTATAATTATGCTTTTGAGCATGAGTTTATATTAGAGAATAAGATGCCTTTCAAGCGTGTTTTTACGGGAGAAGCAAAAACACGCAAACGAGCAGTAGACATACATATAGTCAGAAAATTAGTAAAACTGGACTTGACATCCTATCCGAGATTGGATATTTCGAGAGATATGTTTCTATTTAGTGTTTTAACTCGGGGAATGGCGTTTGTGGATGTTGCACACTTAACACGTAAAAACATTCATAATAATGAGATAATTTACAATAGACACAAGACCGGACAACGGATAAGAATTGAATTACTCCCATGTATGAAAGAGATTATAGATAAGTATATACAGCAATCTGGCGAAAATGATTATTTATTTCCTCTTTTGACTCCAAATCAAAGGAAAGAAATCATAGCCTACTCGAGTGCTCTGCGAATGCATAATAAGCATCTCAGCGAGATTTCTGAAATGCTCGGATTAAAATCAAAATTGAGTTCGTATGTGGCTCGACACACTTGGGCGACTATTGCAAAGAATAAAGGTGTATCCGTATCTGTAATATGCGATGCAATGGGACATACATCAGAGGAAACGACACGAATCTATCTTGATTCATTAGATAAAGAGATGATTGACAAAGCTAACTATTCGATTGTATCAAGTATTTTTAATGTTAAAGCATTGAATAATAATAAAAAATAACTATATTTGCAAATCTCTCTCTTTGAGAGAGATGGATTTAGGTGTCCATATCTTTGGTGCAAAGATACGGGTGAATTGCTTTTCAAGCCTTTCAAAAATAAGTCATTCTTTTTAGTTTTAACACCAAAACCACAAATTTATTCATTATTACCGAATTCAAAGCATTCTGTATGTTGCTCATTTCGTATTTCAAGAGGAGTTTTGTCGAAATGCTTTTTGCAAAATGAAGTCAGATAAGCCTGACTTGAGAAATTATATTGATATGCAATCTCTATAAGTGGTTTTGAGGAGATGGCGATATCCATATATATACGTTCGGCTTTCCTTTTTGCCATCCATATATGGGCTGGTTCATTGAATACATCCTTGAAACGTCTATTGAAAGTCGATACACTCATATTGGCTACTTCAGCAAATGAAGCTATGTTATCTATTGATTTATAGTGAGATAATATTAAATCTTTAAAATCTAAGTTTCGTCCAAGTAATGGATAAAAAAAAGACACCAGCTCCTCTTTTGAATAATAAGCCCTTAAAAATATGAATAATTGCTGCTCCAATAATTCATGATAATGAGTACAACCAAGGCCTTCAGACAACGTATTTATTAATAAGGATAACAATTCAAAGATTCTCTCTTTGATAGGAAGAATCGTGAAATCATAATGAATATCGTTGTCGATCGAATCATTAGCAAGATGCTCGAACGAATATTTGTTACAAAACTTAATTGTTTGAACAAATGCACAACTAACGATTTGTGCATCCCGTATTACTCGTCCATACATCGCTGAGTTACGGAGCAATAAACACATTTCTCCTTCTGCTACACGTCTGTTTTTAAACTCGTTACAATTGACAATTATTTCACCCTTTACAACAAATAGTAATACAGATCTATCTATGTCTACAACCTGTATACTGCCTTTCTTTTCATTATGTATCTTAAATAGCGAAGTGGCTATTGTGGTATAATGAAAACAACTGAGGTGTTCTTCTTTATAAAATAATCCCATATATTTTCACATTGGTTCTACAATCATTCCATCTCTCTCAAAGAGGTGGATTTTTTGATAAAGTGAATTGTTATGAGAAAAGTTTTAATTCTTATTTGCTTGACAGTGTTTTGCGGTATGACACATTCTGTTAAGGCACAAAAGATAGCAGTCAAAACAAATACCTTGTATTGGGCTACTACTACACCCAATTTAGGTATTGAGTTCGGTTTGAGCAATAAAATAACCTTAGACGTATTAGGTGCTTACAACCCTTGGACATTCAAAGATGATAAAAAAATGCGTTTCTGGTTAGTACAACCAGAGGTGCGTTATTGGTTGTGTGAAAAATTTGAAGGTCATTTTTTCGGAGCCCATATTCACGGGGCGCAATATTTTGGTGGATTTGACAAATACAGATATGATGGATATTTAGCTGGAGCAGGAATCAGTTACGGTTACAACTGGATATTAAACTCTCATTGGAATCTGGAAGCAACTCTTGGAGTTGGTTATGCTTATTTATGGTATAAGCAAAGCCCGAGAATCCCGTGCATAAAATGCTACAAGAATACAGACAAGCACTATTTCGGTCCCACAAAAGCAGCTGTCTCATTGGTTTATCTTTTCTAAATCGAAAATAAGATGAAAAAAATACAATATACAGTTTTAACTATCACTTTACTTTCCCTTACTTCGGGTTGTGCGACCACAAAATTAAGTAAAAATGGTATAACTATCAATCAAGTTCAAGAGACGTTGGTTCCTGATAGTATGAATAGAGTTAATGTAGATGTGTTATTTAACATACCTCGAAATTATATTTCCAAACGAAGTCGTCTTTTCATTTCACCACAAATAATCACTAATGGTGTTGTTATAGATGAATTGGAACCTATCGTTTTAGATGCTTCAATCTATGCAAAAAAGGTTTCCAGAGCCAAAGATTTGACAGGATATCAAGACAAGTTTGCTCATTTGGCAAAAAATGTAGATGCATCTCGTGACTTGATAATTCCTTTTAAACAGGAAATAGTGGTTCCCGAGGGGGGCGATTGTTATATACAAGCAGTTATTTCAGCGGATGGTTGTGGTTCGTGTACCGGTCTGCAAACTATACTGATGGCTGATGTAACTGACCCTGTTACCTTAATTAAAGATGTTAAAGAGGAGTTTAAGCTCTCTTGGCTTGAACCCGAATTTGTGATTATCCCTAAACACAGAGAAGGTAAGGGCATTGCAAAACTGTATTTTGATATCAATAGTAGTCAAATAAATTTAGAGAAACGCAATAATAGGTCGGAAATGGAGCGTATGCTCACAACATTAAGCAGTATAACCACCGACTCTTTAGCTTCATTAAACTCTGTTTCGATTATAGGTTTGGCTTCTGCTGATGGTTCATTGCCGTTCAATACGAAACTGTCATATAACCGTGCTAATTCAGCCAAAGAGTGGCTGTTTGGTAGGTTGAATACCAATAAGCAGATGCGTAAGGTCTTTACTGTATCATCTCGTCCGGAAGGTTGGCTGCCTGTATACGAATTAATGGTGGCAAATAAGGATGCAGATTCTCTTTTAGTGAAAAATATTTTAGAGAAATATTCGGTGTATAATGATGACGTTCAGGAGCGGTATGTCAGACGGTTGCCCATTTGGAATAAAATAAAGGAGAAGTACTTGAATGATACCCGTATTGTTGAATACGTGTATACATACACGATAAAGAGTTTTACAACCGATGAGGAGTTGATAAAGATGTATCAAAAACGCCCGGATGCTTTTAATGAAGCTGAGCTGTTGAGATTAGCGTCCATATCAAAGTCGGTAGATGAAAAGAAAGGCGTGTATTCTACTTTGGTAAAGTATTTCCCGCAATCTTCAATAGCTGCAAATAATCTTGCCTATTTGATGCTGGAGAGTGGAGATGCTGCAAAGGCAAAAGCGATTGTGGAAGAGCAAAAAAACTACACTCCCGAATTAATCAATACACTGGCAGCGACTTATGTATATCAAAATGATTATGAGAAAGCCATTGAGTTGTTAAAGTCGGTAGACCTACCTCAGGCGAGATACAATTTAGGGTTGATTCAAGCTAAACGACGTAAATATCAAGAGGCTTACGAATTATTAAAGCCTTTTGCTGATGTAAACACGACCATTATAGCTCTCTGTTTAGAAAAAACAGATGAAGCCAAACAAATCGCAGATAGTATCAAGTCAGATGAGCCGACGATAGAGTATGTGAGAGCCATCATCGCAGTGAGAATGGATAATGAGAACGCTTTTTTCAATCATATTGCCAAAGCTTGTCAAAACGTTGAATTATTGAATAGAGCTATTGTTGATGCCGAATTCTCGAAGTATAGAGGCGATGAACGTTTTTTGAAATTGCTAAGTAAATAAAATGGTATGAGATATAAGTTGTACACTGTATTGGTGATATTGTGCTGCATAATATCATCTTGTGTTAGGGAGGATATTCCTGATTGTCCGGCGTTGCAAGTTACATTGACGGTTAAAGACAAGAACTACTTCAATGTAGATGAAATTGATTTGGAACATCGTGCAGATGAAAACTTGGCATTTAAGGATTATGTTCCTACCATATACTACGTTTTGCGCAGAGTAGACAATGATGAGATCGTTGAAAAAATCGGTGGTGTTATGAAATTATCTACCGATATGAAGCAAATCCCTATCTCGTTTTGCCCATGTATTCCTCACGGAAAGTATGTACTTACGGTATGGGGCGGACTAAATGACGAGACACCGCTGGGCGATGACCCCACAACTCTCAATCTCCATATCGAGCATAACGAGGGCCGTGATATTTATATGTCTACCGATACTTTGGTCTATGATGCTTGGAACAACAACAAAACAATAGAATTAGAACGAGTAAAAGGAAAACTGTTGGTTAAAGTAGAAAAGCTGCCAAGTGCTATTTCGTATTCTGCGAAAAAGATTGATAATGTTTACGGAACTATCAACTCATCGTTTGAATATTCGGAGAAAACTTATGTTGAAACTCAATATCACTGGGGTGATGAACAAGAGATTTTAACGGGAACAGTGCTTTCTCCGTCATTGAATAATAGCAAAAGTAACATCTCATTAAATGTTGCGAAGGATGAACAGTTTGTGAATTACGAAGAGTTAATCAAAAGTTTGCCTATCGAGATGAAACGTAATGAATTGACTGTATTGAAAGTAATATATGACGGTGAGTTTGGACAACATAAAATATATCTGTTTGTTGACGGACAATGGCATTTAACCCACGATATGGGGCTGGAATAATTAATTTATAAATGGTTTAATTAAAAACAAAAAAATGAAAACAAAAGTGATTCTGATGGCAGCTGTCGCAGCGATGGCGTCATTTACGTCTTGTTCAAAAGACGAGACTTCGATTCAAGATGCTAAGGGTACAGAACTTGTATTCTCACTTGCACCTAAAGCCGGTTTGACAAGAGCAGATGACGGACGAGATGTTTATAGTTCTGAAGCTCTACAATATGTAACGGATATGAAAGTGTACGCCTTCAAGAAAAATGCGGATGGCAATTATGTCTACACCACTGTAACTACCGTTGAAACAGGAAATACCCCTCAGTCAGGATATGATGTTCCTTGGGAGAAAGGCGATCTTAAACACGAGTATAAGGTAACTCCCAAATTGACTGAAGGCGATGTGTATAAATTCCTTGCTGTCGGTTTAGATGCAGACAAAACGAATTTTGATGAAATTGTTTTGGATAGCAAAAAAATAGAGGAAGTTGTTTTGGCAATAAAAGCAAACAGCAAATGCAGAGAGGCTTTTGCTGGTGTTTCTGAAGAAATTACTATTCCAAGTAGTGCCACTCAACTAAAAGTCAATATCACACTGAATCGTGTGGTTGCAGGTATTTTGGGATATTTTAAGAATATCCCCGCAAAGGTTGCCGATGTAGATGTGAAATCGATAGCTGTTGTAATGTACACTAAACCGAATACTACTGTAAACCTAACAACAAAGATTGGTGCTATTCCATTTTTAGCAGATACGGAAAAAACATTAATTTCTCTTGCTATCCCTGCTGATGCAACCGTTAAAAATGGCATTTATGAGTTTACTCAAACATTACCTCAAGGTGTTGTTGCAGTTGCAAACTCTCTTCTTGGCGGTGCTTTTGCTATGCCTATGGTCGCTCCAACAAACGGAACTTACACGCTTCAAGTTCAGCTGCGTAACAATGCTGGCGATGCGTTGAAGACATGGAATGTTAAAATTGATACTAAACAGGCAGATGATACAGACGAAAATCTTCGATTGTACTCGTTAAAAGCCAACCACTTTTATTCTATCGGCAAAAAGGTAAGTGACGGTTCAACAGAAGGTCCAGACCCTGAAAATCCAGATCCGGATCAACCTACCGATTTGTCGAAAGATCAAGATATCGTGATTACTGTTAATCCTAATTGGGAAACAGTTCATCAAATGGGAATCGAATAATAACAAACAACAAACAGTTGTGGTGGGAATACTCTCACCACAACTTTCTATAAATTTTACATTGCTGAATTATGAATAGAATAATAACAATCCAACTGTTTGTGATAGCTGTTATGTTGATGAGTGCCTGCAATAAGGAGCAGGATATGGTTCAGCATACTTCTCCCGAAATTACATTCAATATCACACCTAAAACAGGCATATCAACCCGCAGTAATACAGGAAGAGATCCCAACACCTCACAAGCGCTACAATGGGTTACGGATATGCGAATATATGCGTTTAAAAAACTAACCGACGGTAGTAATACATACACATATACACAGGTAACGATTGATGCTGCTGGTACGAAACAAGATTATTATTCCGTGCCTTGGAGCAAAGGAACAAAGTCGAAGACATATAAAATCACGCCCAGATTGGAGGTCGGCGATACGTATGTCTTTTTGGCGGTAGGACTCGATGACGGAAAAACAAATTTTAAAGACCTGAATTTCACAGGTAAAACATTGGAAGAGGCTGCTTTGTGCCTAAAAGACAATTTGGATTGTCGTGAAGTGTTTGTGGGAAAGACAGATGCTATGGAAATCAAAGCAAATATGGGATTTAATATCTCTTTGGAATTGAATCGAATCGTAGCCGGTGTACTTGGCTACTTCAAAAATATACCTGCCACCTACAATGGCAAGGAGGTGAAATCGATAAAGGTAAGACTCTATACGAACAAAAATACGCAGCAATGCCTTGTGTTGCCTAATTCTACAAAAATAGAAGACGGAGCAGTCAGCAACAATACAATACTTGATATTTCTCTTTTAGGAGTAGGCAACAAACAAACAGTTGTCATTGGAGGAAAAGCTGTAAATGTCAATGTGACTATCGTCAATAACATATATCAATATCAGTACTATGATTGGCCTGCAGATTTGGCAGGAATAGATATAAGAGTACTGAATAACACGGTGTTGCAGAGTGCATTTGTAATGCCCGTTATGGCTCCCGCCGCAAAAGAATATACAATCCGCGTTGAATTGTGCGATGCGGCAGGCAAAGCACTTAAATTCTGGAATGTCTATATTGACAAAATGCAAGATGGTGATTTGGATACAAATTTATTGCGATATAGTATTTTACCTAATCATTATTACTCTCTTGGTAAAAAAACAAGTAATGGGACATCAACCGATGAGCCGATGGATTTATCAAAAGATCAGGAGTTTGTCATTACAGTCAACCCTGAGTGGGAAGACATACACGATATGGGTATTACAGACCCCGTAAATCCACCTGAAAACGATGCAAATATGGGTGGTGATATAAACTTGGACGATGATAATTGGGATGGTATTAATTAATAAGCTTTTTATGAGAAATATAATAAGATATATAGTGTTTGTAGTTTTATCCATACTTGCCATAAGTTGTGATAAAGAGTCATCGAATGATTCAGTTCAGGGTAATCATTCGCAAATCCCCGATGGGTACTTTGAAGCGGTTTTTATGTCGCAACCCGAAACAAGAGCTCCTGTTGTGGGGGTAGATTCTCGTATCAAGTATTTGAAGTACATCATTTATGAAAAGAATACGGGTAATTTTGTAAAAGAGAAAGTGATTATCGAGCCGTCAGACCCAACACAAACATGGCCATTAAAAAATAAAGTAAGTGAGGTGTTGCCATACGGACAATATAAGGTGATTTTTCTGGCAAATGTTGAAAAGTCGCTGTTCGGAACTAATCAAACCACCGATTTATTGACCGGTTACACATCAAATTATGCCGATGCGAGAATTAACTTGCCAAATGAAGAGTTCTCGAACGACAATATGTTCTATATGGCATCGGTCGAAGTAGACCCAGATAATGCACAACCTTATGTGCTTCTACAACGAATCGTTAATCAGACTAAAATCAAGAGAGAATTAGTCACAAAAGAAGCATATCTACGTAATCTTGCCGAGGAAATTTTCAACACGATTGCTGGTGATGGAGGCGTATTGAGAGTGAGTGTCGTGAAGATCGTAGAGGAGTTAATAGGTGGCATAGCCTACGTTGGCGATAATAATAGCGGCCTTTTAGGTGGCTTATTGGGTGATTTACCGTTGTTGGGTCCTTTGGTTTCGGGACTTGAATCGACATTGATTGATGTGTTGAAAGGTATTTCAACTACTGTTGGAGGAGTGGCAGGTATTGGCGGAACTGATTTTGGCGGAGGTTTACTGAAAGACAATGTCGTTATCAATTTAGCGGATTTGATGTCGAAAAACTTAAATAATATAGTCGATAAGATTTTAGGTGCCATACGCGAACCTGTTGTCAATGCAATTGTAGACCGATTAGAGGATATTTTATCTACCAATTTGAATACGTCGAACGGTGGACACGGCTATTTGGAACAACAGATAGCATCCGTAACAGGAGGAAACACGATTGTGGGAGGATTGCTCAATCCGTGGAAAGCCTTAGGGCACGACTATGCTTTCATTACAATGAATAAAATGCCTAAAAGCGTAGGGTTTGACCTGCAACCCAAAGAGTACTTCCCTGACAACAGTATCTTTGAGTATGCAATGGTTGAGAAAGGTGATTGGGCTGAGAAATATTGTCTGCTCTATTCTCTTCCCGGAGCATATAATATAAAAGAAATTGATATGCGTCAGAAAGGATTGCTTGGTGGATTGGTAGTTAGCGGAGTGGTTGAAGATGTAGTATTGGGTCCGTCGGTAGTGGATATTGAAACTCCTTTGGATATTACTGCCTTGGGCAATCGTTCACAAAGTGCACTTTTCGGAACATTAAAATTGCAGGTGAATAATCAAGAAAACTTGGACAATACGGAAACGAACACCTTGAAGTTGGATGTAAACCTGAAAGCCATATTGGGAACATTGGGTATCTGGAAACAGGGCGGCGATGGTTTGGTTTCGGGATTATTAGGTAAAACGCTCGAGAAATTAGGCATTGTTATCGATCGTGTGACTGAAGCATTGGGACTTGGTACATTGGATGCCATTTCTGTACCGGTGAAGTTACCTATTTTGGATGCTACTAATCTAACTCTCGGTTCCGGTTGGCAGGTTATTGATAACAATACAAATAATTAACGCTATGAGGGAATTGTTATATATACTGACATCTATTTTGTTTCTATGTAGTTGCTCACACATAGAGGAAAGTGACCCTGCATTGGAAGATAAGGGTATCTATATCACTTTCCAAGATAGAGTTGAAACGAGGTCTTCTTTGAATAGCTCGTATGTGAATTATCGAAAGGTGAAAGAGGTGTATCTGTATGTGTTTGAGGGTACAGGCTCTACAAGCAAATGTGTACTTATCAAAGAGCTGAAGTGGAATGGAGAAATATCCCAAAAGTATGCTTTGGGAGAGATGCTTAATAGTGGAACGTATACATTTATGGCAGTGGGTATTGATGATAAAGCGGGAACTACCTATAATTTTCCAAACGCCATTGTTTTGGGAAGTGAATTAGGAGCATCTAAAGCCCAATTGGTTGAAGCCAAACGAGCAGATATGCCAGGGTCTGATTTATATGTGGGGTTAACTGAAGCTTCTGTCTCACAAACCGCATCTTCTACGGTCAATATCGAACTAAAACGCAAGGTGTCGGGGGTGTTGGCATACTTAAAGAATATCCCTTGTACTGTAAATGGAACTACAGTGAGTGATTTGAAAATCAAATTACACAGGAATCAGCATACGCAAATACCACTTATCACCAGTACGGCTAATCCATATGGCAGTGGCGTTTTGGCAAATAGCGCATACCTGTTCGAACGAAATCTGTTAGAATATTTTCCCGATAAAAAATCTGGTAAGTACTATGTAATTCCGGCCGAGAATACCTCTGATTTGAAGACGGTTGAAAATAGTCTGCTTATGGGGGCATTTATGTTACCGTTGGAAGCTTCGACTGCCAATAAATCAACTTTGAGCATTGAACTTTGGGGTACTGATGCCGTGAGCTCTCAATACAAGATTCTAAAAAGTTACGATGTAACGTATAAGAAACCAGACGGAACGGAAACAAATGTTTTCGACATAGATGAAAATCATTTGTATTCGATAGGACGGAAACCATCTGACGATGACACAAGCGGTGATAAACCAATGGATTTAAGTGGTAGTGGAATAGAGGTATTCGTAACGTCTTGGGATAATTATAACGTTGATAATAATTTCCCTATAATTTCTGTCCCTGCCCGTATGCGTGTTGATTACAATCCTACAAATTATATATTTGACTGCAAAAGCACTGTACAAGGCATCATTATAGATGCTTCATATCCGTCTAAGCCGTGGACGCTGAAAATCCCCGACGATTGCGACTGGATTCACTTCGTTCAGAAAGATGCAGATGGCTTTACCATCGGATACACAAGAACCATAAGTGGTGAGGGCTATAAAGAGATTGAAATCATACTCAATGACTACGCAATAGAGCGAAGCACAACAGCATTTACACTCGAAGAAATTAAGACTGATTATCGGTCTACTGATTTGCAACTGATAACCCTTGGAGATGCTACTGTAACCACAACCTTATCTGTAAGACAATATAATGCCATTACTGTGGATAATACAAACCATGTCGGCATATCTCGTCTTGATTATGGTTGTTACTTTGATAAGGAAACCGGTGCTATTGTTCGTCCTGCTAATGCTAAGTTGCAGTGGGGGTATTTCTCGACGGGTAATCTATATGTATCGGGAGATAATCCGATGGAATACTACAACGGAGAAACAAATCTAAATAAGATTTACAAAAGATATACCGATGGTAAGGTGGGTGGAAAATATTATGTAGGTTCTATGTTTCAAAAGGTAAGACAGGGTGTAATAACTATTACCAACGGAGTAAGTGTTCCAACAGGTAATTTATGGTACCCTCCTGTTTATCACGAACTGTGGTCTATCTCTGAGGCGGCTGTCAGGATGGCAAATGAAGAGGCATACAGTGTGTTTGGTTTAGCGAAAAATGAGAGATATTGGTCTGGTTCAGGACATTATCTAACTATTGGTAAAGCCTATTACGCTTTAATGGGAACAAATAAAACAGATTCTGGAGCTGATAAAAACGATGCTTATTGGGTTCGTCCTGCTCGTCACTTTTAAAATAGTTGAATTATGAAACAGTTATTTATATATTTATTCATTATCCTCTTTACTGCTTCGTGCAGTAAAGAGGTGATTGATAGTTTCGACACTGACGATCGCGGATTGCGAATATCATTACAACAAGAGGGTGTGCAGGTAATTAATACACGCACGGCAACCCCTGATATGGAGGCGGCCGATAGTCGGATTGAAAATGTAATTATCTATGCTTTTGACAAAGCATCGGGTGAGCTTACAACCAAATACGAACAAGAGTTGGATTACCCCGACAACGAGGTGCGTATGGTTTTGCAGGGCACGAAAGATTTTGTACTACACGCTGTGTGTAATGTGAATGATACTTGGTTTGCTTCGGTAGGTAATGTGTCCGATTTGGAGAACAAAATTGTTCAGATTTCTGACGGTGACGGAGCATTCAAGGGAAGTGTTATAATGCACGGCGAGCTGGAAGTCGCAGCATCGGATATTTCCAATACAACTGTGCTGCACAAGATATACGTGAAACGTTTGGCTGCAAAAGTATCTTTGAATATCGTCTTCGCCCCAATCGTTACCACCGATAAATTTTATCTGAATCAGGTGATTGTGAACAATATCCCGTCCAAAAGCTACTTGATGGCACGAAATTGGGACTCGGAATTCACCTCGGCAGAGGCGGATGCCGTGTATGCAAGTGATGCTGAGATTGCGCAAAACAATTATATTCAAAATTATCGGTTACAATACGAAGAACCCGTAAACGATCAATACACAGCTACCTTCTACCTCTTAGAAAACCGACGGGGCGGACTTGACGACAGTCGTGATTGGTTCGATATGATTTCGGACAGCGACCCCGATAAAGCTAACCTTCAACAGGTCTTTAAGGCGAAATACGGGAAAGAAAAATTTCCGCTCTCATCCTATGTGCAGATCGAGGGAACCTACGTATCCGATGCAGGGCATACTACCCGAAAAGCCTCATACAGACTTTACCTCGGAGCGTCCAACGACAAGGATTTTAATATCAAGAGAAACTGTCTCTATAATTACACCGCCACGATTCGCACGTGCGATGAGTTGGATACTCGTGTTGAGATGGTATACCTGAATAATGCAACGATGACCCCTGCATTTACCAATCCGCTTGATGCCCATTGTAATGCACTGAAATGTTTTGCTTTCTCAAAAAACAAATGGGAGATATACGTGGAGAACCCCGACAAGACCCCTTGGTTGGAAGTCTCTATGGCAGCAAAATACAGGCCTCATTTCGCAGGTGAAACATACACCAACGAAATGGCTTCAAGCCGAATTCGTGGCGAGGAGAAACTCTCGGATTATATCTATATTCATACCGATGAATACGTTCCAGAGAATAATTCCACCGATGAAACACTTAATACACAAGACCCTTCGTCTTATCGAATAGGGTATGTTGTATTGCGGGATGAGGTCAATGGAACGACCTCTCGAATCAAGGTCGAGCAACGTCCGGCGCAGATAATAAAGATGCCTGTCAAAGACCTGCTGGGACACGTGAAATTCTACAACGAATACTACGTGGAGTACGAATTGGAGAAAAAGAATATGCAGTGGGGCTTTTTGAAATACCCAGCTAATCCAACGATGACGAGCATGATAAACGATCGCTGGGACGGACTTTCAAACACCCGCAAACTCTACAATGAAGCGGTGCGCAAAGGAGGAATGTATAACCCTACGGGGCTTGATCCTGCACTCATTCATATTCCCGAAGATATGGCTATCGGCTATGCCGTAACCAAGAATAGAGACCGAAATGGTAATGGCAGATTGGATTACGAAGAGATTGTGTGGTATGTCCCCGCTCTCAATGAGTTGGCAGAGTTACGACGTGTGATGGACCAGGGGCATCTCGTTTTTCAAAATTCAGATGATAAATTCTACTCCTCTACTCCTTATTTAGCGGGATATACCGATGCCATTCCCGGTAGAGCCTTCTACGTGAAGATGAGAAACGGCGAAAAAGCCTTCACTATGCGCAACAGATACTATAATGTGATATGTTGCCGCCGCAAAGGAGCTTGGATGGCAGGAGCCGATGCTGGTTTCGATAGCAACATTACCAATGATGATGCGTGGAATGAAGAAGATGAAATAATGCCTAAACAATAGATTATGAAGGTTTCAAAATATATTTTAATATGCTGTCTTTGCATTGTTTTCGTTGGTTGTACCAAAGAAAATGCAGAACAAAGTGATGTTAATGCACAGTTTACCATAACTACACGTGTGGCATCAGATATTGTTGCTCCCGATGTGGCAACACAATTAACCCGACTCTATATCGGAGAGCGAAAGCCCGAACACAATGCGGAAGATTTGCATTGTAACCGAACAATAGATATCGGAGGTGCAAACAATGTGCATCTCACCGATTTATACGCTTCGTGGTATAAGTTCGTATTTCTAACTGTGCCTAACATAGAGGGGATAGGAAAAGCTGTTTTCAGTGAGGAAACACCCGGGGCAAATAGTTGTGATATGGCAAAGATGATGGTTGATTACAAGGCTGTATTAAACTCAGACCAATCTAATGGAGATGTGTTTCGCAAAGTAATAAACCGATGGGTAAAAAATGCACAGGTGTTGTCGGAAGATGTGATACTAAATAGGCTTAACGGTCAATTGGTGATTGATATGGGCGTTCCCGAAGACCAATTTGAAAAGCAGGTCGCCAAAATCAAAGTTGTGATTGAGCAAACGCCTACCAAACTGTATATACTTGATAATGATAAAGACGAAATCGTAACAACAATACCGTCAAATTCATCTTTTTCTTATGAAAGTGTTCCGCAGTGGGGCGTAAATAAACATCATTTGATAACGATAAATCTATTGCCGAGCGATTTGCAGGGCTATATTCTGGTGGTATTATCTGACGGCTCTACGTTGCCTCCTTTTTCACTCAAAGGCACTTACGAGGGAGATGTTATAAAGATAAAGCAGAATACCCGCACGAAGCTGGAATTTAACGGTGTGCACAAAGATTATTTCGATGTGAAATATGCCGGATTCGATAATTCGCAGGTAGGTGTGGACGATGATGATTGGGACGGTTGGCAATAATAAACGAAATGAATATGAAATCTAAAATATTTTTGGCTATCGCGGTGTGCGTTATGACATCTTGTGATAAAAATAGCGACTCGAATAACGACTATGGAGTTAGGACAGATAAATACATTGTCGATTACTCCTTGTCATCTTCTGAAACGGATACCCGAGCTTTGAGTGCATCAGAAAGAATCTCATCACTGGATTATTTTGTCTACGATGTAGATAATGACATACTAGTGAAACAACGTAGAATACCCGATATTAGTTCCTCTACCGTATGGCCCTTGACGCGTGAAACAATGACGTGGGCACAGCGACAAGCCCTGCAAGACACATTGTCTCGTGGAGTGAATTACAAGGTGCTATTTATAGCAAATGCTGCAAAAGACCTGTTTGGTTCAACCCAGACTGATTTGCTAAAACACACCGAGAAGTTGTCTACGGTGAGAATCATATTGCCCGATACGCCTTTTAGCGACAATAATATGTATTACTTTTGGAGCAAGGAGCTGAATATAGCTGAGCATTCCACCCTTATGGAGAATGTGCTTTTGCAACGCATTGTTACACGTACCGATGTCTCGCGTATTGATATACCCGATGCAGATGCACATTTGTATAGTGCATTGGAATCCTCTTTATATCATGAACTTACACGGCGAGCCGATGGAACAAATGCCGAAGGTAGTGTCCGTGCGGCAATAAAGTCGCACCTGACTTCTTTTTCAGACATTATGAATACGGCCGTGGCAGGTGGCGTATTGACTGCTTTTACGGTTCAGGTGGCACAACTTAATGCGGTTATCCGAAATAATGATGATAATATTGATAAACTGGTGGCTTCATTGAAAGATAAGCTTATCGTTGATAGGTTTAGTACTGCTATTATGAACGGAAATTTATACGAGCAACAGATAAAGAACTGGAACTTGGGAGCAGGAAAGAGAGTGGAAGTACAGTATGGTAGTGCATCAAGAGCCAACGCTATCGGGTTCGATTTAAGAACTTATAATGATAGTGAGGTCAGTAATATTGCCGTATGTACGGCCAATAATGGGAGGTTCTCGATAATCGGTTTTGCAGGTGAAAGTTTGAACGAAGTGTCATCACTGCGCTTTTTTGACACAAATACGACTCCTGAATTAGTAATTGACGGGGCTTTCAATACGGTACAAGGCATTAATAAGTTGGTGAACGTGCAATGTAATCCTACGGCGGTCATTTCCACTGTTGGAAACCACACCGCAAAAGAGATGTTTTATATAAATATCTCAGCATTGCTAGGCGACGAGATTTTCAATAACGAAGCGTTTATGAACGCATTGGTAGACGTCGTTTTTAATCCTGCCGTGGATAAACAATTCGGTGATAGTTTTCAGAATTTCAAATTTGAAATAGAACTCCCTGATTTATCTACCGATGTAGACAATAGGATTCAAATCATTCCTTCGTGGAGTATTGAATGAAATTGATTTTATATCAGATATGACACCAAGGAATATTGTTAATATAGAAAAGCAAAATACACGCCACATATATCTGTATTTATATAAAAATAGAGTTTGGTGGTGTTGTGGTCGTTCGGCGCTTCTGCTATATAGGCTTTATCCAAATATTCCTTACTGTAAAAACGATATATTTAATTTAGGGGTTATACTTCCTGTTATGATGATAGACCATTACTCATTGGCCCATCTGATAGAACGAATCCAACCTATTGAGCATACATCAACAAAAATAGTGATTGAGACTCCATCGGAAGTATATAATGCTATTTATATCGATATCAACGGTGGCGCAAACTGCTCATCGCCCGTTGATAAAGTAGAAACGGATTTGGAGTCATTGAAGTAAAAATATTAGACTACTGCTAATTAAACTTTATTCAACTATGAACAAGAGAGAATTAACAAAGATTGTTGCATCCAAAAGCGGTGTTAAAATAGACCAAGCTAAAAAGATATTAAATGCTACACTGGAAACGATAACCGAAGAGTTGCAACGTGATGGCTCTGTTGTAATACTGGGATTCGGATCGTTTCGAGTAAATCAACGAAACGCACGCAACGGATACAATCCGCTAAGTCACACGGCAATTAAAATCAAGGAGACAAAAGCTGTTAAATTCAAGTTATCTTCAAAGGTGGCTCTAAACGACAAAAGATAGATTGCTATGTTCTCATCTCACGTCACTTGGGCAGTTTATGTGCTGATAGAGCTCGATAAAGTTCTTCATATTGAAAATAACCCAAAAGGAATGATAATTTCGACTGACAATAAAATGCATAAATCTGTTTTACACAATGTTCTGAGAAAGCTAATGTCAATAGGATATATTGCAAGAACATCAAGTTATAACAAATATCGTTTGACTGTTAATATCTCTCAGGTATCCATTTATGCGTTGGTGAAGCTTTTCCACGGTGATGTATGTATTGGAGAAATCTACGACCATTGTCATACGATAGGAAAGGAAAATTTTACTACGGCCGAATTCAATAATTTCTTGAGTTATGAAAGAGATTTCAAAGAGTCTATTTGCATAAGAATGCAAGAGACTTATCTCTGTGACTTAATAAAACTTAGCGATAAAAGCAATCTCTTGGGCCTGGAAAATAAATAGAGGCTCCATTGAAAGAGAGTAATCCTCAAAGCAATAACATTTATGGATAGACGAAAACTTATAGCCCAAGTTGCAGAAAAGAGCGGCTATGCAAAATGGGAAGTAAACAAAATAACAGAGGTGCTGCTCGGAAGTATAGTTGAAGCCATGGAGCAAGGAGAAGATATCCGCATTAATAACTTTGGAAAGTTTACTCTGAAGTACCATAAGCCCAAAGAGGCACTTCATCCCAAAACTCGCCAACGCATTAAAATACCAGAGAAAGTTTCTATCATCTTCACCCAGACTCGAATGTTCAAACCGACGGACGAAACCATAGAGGCATTACGAAAGCAAGCAGACAAATAAACATAGCTCACATACTACTAATTTAAGCAGAGACATCACAAGTGACTCTGCTTTTTGTTTTTATGCTTAATTCAAACTTCAACGATAGTATAGTCCTATTCTTTGAGTGTAATTTAAAAACATTCGAAGATGAAACTATTACTGAAAAGAAAATTCAAAGGAGAGACCTATACCATAGGCGACCTTTACATTGATGGCGTGTGGTTCTGCAACACGCTGGAAGACACGGTACGAATACTGCCTTTGCTTTGTCCCGACACTCCGCAAGGCATTGGTTGCCACTGTAAAGAAAAAGTATATGCCCGTACTGCTATTCCCTGCGGAACCTATAAAATCACGATGGCTCACAGCCCTCGATTCAAACGAGTGTTGCCGTATCTGCACGATGTTCCTCACTTCTTGGGGATTCTTATTCATAGCGGAAATACGGATGCTGACTCGGCAGGGTGCATTCTCGTGGGACGAAATACCATTAAGGGGAAAGTTACAGAATCTCGTGTAACTTCTGACCGCCTCAATGCGATACTTGGTAAAGAGAAGAATATCACCATCGAGATTGAGTAGCCATGAATGTGTATATCCTTAAAGACCCCAACGACCTTACAGTAAGGTATGTGGGGTTAACTTCTAAATCCCCTTTACATAGGATGCGTATGCACATCAAAGATGCCAAAACCAAGCTAAGGCAAGAGCGAAATCTAAACACTAAAGAAGAGTGGCTGTTGCGTTTGATTGCGATTAATCAAAGTCCAATAGTTGTGTGTCTTGCTAAGCAAGTGAGTAAAGAGGTTGGCATTCAGGTTGAAAAGAACATCATTGCCATCTATGGTCGCCAATGCGATGGTGGAACACTTTATAATGTACAACGAGGTGGCTCCTATGAGAGTGACAAAGCTACTCCGTGGAATCGAGGGTTGAGTGGCTGTTATACTGAGAACTACATGTACAACATGAAAATTAATCAGAGTAATAGAAAGGATATTTTTCGATTCGATAGAAATGGTAACCTTATTGACTCATGGCAAAGTATTAGAACAATGTGCTCTACATTGAACTTCGACAGAAGAACAGTACAACGATGTTTGGAGAAACGCAAGCATTACAATTCGCACAAAGGGTATATGTTTACTTATTCGCCAAATGATGTCCCTGTCTATATCAACCACTCTTGCTCAAACCAAATGAAGCAACACTATGGGAAAACTTCGTAAACTAAGGCCTCCCGAAAACCTGCACATCGATTTCACCCCCTCACCCAAGCAATACGAACTCTGGAAGCTGTTGCAACCAGAGTGCCCAAAGTGCGGGGGCGTCATCCGACAGCAGTTGATAGGCTACGATGCCAACAAAAATCCTCAGTACAAACCATTCTGTTACCAGTGTGGCAATTCTAATATTCCGCAACTGATTTTAGGTGGTGGAGCAGCCGGTAAACGACACCACTGCCGGCCTGTGCAGTAATGCACTGACAATAAATCTCTTTAACTGCTGGGAACTCTGACCGTGTGATGACGAAGACAATCAGCAACCAAGCCGGATAAACGGAAGGCTCAACGACTATCCCTACGGGGAGTACGGCCAAGCGGTCGGAAACGGGAGACTCCTTAGAAATAAGGATGAAGATATAGTCTACTCCTTATGGAAACATAAGGCTGCGGAAGCGATTATCAAGTAGCGATTGATAATGAATTTGTTAGGGTGGTAAATCGTACTTAGCCTCTGTTTGGTTGGTGAGTAGTTGTATTCGATTCCCTGAAATTCGGGCGATTGTGGCTCGTAAGACATTGAAGTCTTTGAAGGAGTCCACGTGGAATACGATACGTGCGGTGATTAAGCGTTGGGGACTGATAGAAGATGTGCATTATAGGGTGAATAACCTTGCCGGAACACTGACCTTTTGGAACGATTCTATCATATTGATGTTAGAGATGGCCGATTTGCCATCCGATCCGAATTTTGAACGGTTTGGTTCGATGGAGGCGACGATCTGTGCTGTCGATGAGGTGTCGGAGATTGGTCAGAAAGCTATCGAGGTATTGTTCTCTCGTTTGCGTTGGCGTACTCACGAGACATTTATGGTCTCAAAGATGTTACTCACTACAAACCCAACCACGAACTGGGTGCGTAGTCGCTTTGTGCAGGACGACAATGGCGATAAAGTGGAGACACGAGAGGGTGAATATTATATCCCGTTCAGTGTGTTTGATAATCCTGATATTGGTTTCCGCCAGACATATGAGGCGGCTCTGAATAAGATTTCAGACCAAGCCACCAAAGAACGTTTGTTGTACGGAAACTGGGATTTTGTAGAAGCCAACGATATGGCAATCTACAATCGCTTTGACGGAGCCAAGCATCTTATTACAGGACTGAAAGAGCGTGCGTATGATCCAACCAAACCGCTCATCACGGTGTGGGACTTTAACGTTGCTCCGCAGATGTCGGTGCTGTCTGCCCAGATAGATTACGAAAACAAGAAGGTTTACGTGTTAGAAGAGATACTTGGAAAACCACAGGACAAGGAGAATAACACACCCGCATTATCTCGAAGAGTTCAACAGAAACTCTATCGAGAGAAACATATCGGAGGTGTAGATGTGACGGGTGACCCGTCGGGCTTACAACGCTCAACAACTACCGAAGATGGCATCAATAACTATACGGTGATTCTCGATACGTTTGGTAAAGGTGTTCTCAGACCAAAGTTGAAGCTGTTGAGAAAACAACCACCACAAGTAACGAGATGTGAATTTGTAAACGAGCTATTTACTGGATACAACGGCTGGACGATTGAGATAGACCTGAAATGCCGGAAGCTGACCGAAGACTTGATTTACCAGCTCAAAAATGAAGACGGCACCAAGTGCAAACAGAAAGTAACCGACCCGAAGACAGGCGTAAAATATGAGAAGTACGGACACCTTTCGGACTGCTTGGACTACTTGCTCTGCTACTACCTGCGGGATAGCTGGTATAAGTTTAAGAGCGGGGACAATAGCGGCAGCATTATAGCAACGACACCCGCAGTATATGATGGATTTAACTATTAAAAAGACGAATATGTACAGACGATTTCTAAATGATAATGATTACTTGGGCGTGATTACCGCCGAAGCCCTTGCGCAAATGACACGAGGCAATACCGACCGCTTTGCTCAGGCCGAAGAATCAGCCGAGATGAGCATCATCGAAAACCTCAGCGAGAACTACGAGATTGAGCAGGAACTCAGCAAAGGGAAATATATTGCCGAGCACGACCGACGGATAACTTTCCCGGTTGGCGTGTTCATCTATCTGGAAGGACGCATCTATGAGGTGATCCGTTCGATAAGCGGCTATAAAGTACCTTTGACATTGATGTACTGGGAGGAGTACGTAGAGTTGGATTTCGACATCGAGAGTGTGGCGCGATATTCCCAGTTCGGCACTTACTACGTGGGCGACATTGTTTCGTACAATGGCGTGGCTTACATCTGCAAGGAGGATAACGGCTATAAGTTCGGTGACATCCGTATCCCGATGGTAGTGGGCTGGCTCGAAAAAGAGGCTGTGGGGTGGCTACCGATTGCGTATAATCTCTGGGAGGTGGTTTCGTTCAATGGCGGGTTCTATACGTTGATGGATTTAGAAGGATTTGATAATAATATCAACCCGTTTGATTCGCCTTGCTGGGGTGCCATTGCCGACTACGATGCCTCTTATAATGATTACGAATTGGAAGGGCACGAGTATGTGGTTTATGACGGACGGGTATTCTTTCCGGGAATGGATGTGAATGCCGATATGCCCATCGTAGGGCATAACATTGCCTTGAACGACCCTCGCAATTACAACCTCAAAAAGCACATGGTGCGGCTGGCCATCTATGAGCTGACCAAGTTGATTGCACCCAATAACGTGAGTGCCGTGCGGATGAAAGACCACGAGGAGTCGATGAAGTGGCTGAACGATGCCTCGAAGTTGCGACTCAATCCCCAGATACCCCGTAAACTTGCCGAGGATAACAAGCCTGTGACGGATTGGCAGCTATCGACTTTTCAGACTGATTATGACCCGTATAAAAATCCGTGGCTGACATAATTATCTGATAGTTGGCGGTTAATCGGAAGTTTTATTTAACTTTGTATTCAAATGTGTGTCACGAGAGAAATGGCATTAAGGAGTTGGCTACTCTGTAATGTTATTCTCGTAACTTTTAAAGAGATGGTAGTAGGTCTACCGCTTTCGGCTTGCAGGAGTTGATAGCAAACCACTTTGTGCTGCTTTGAGGGAAACCGATAGGTGGTGAACGACAATTGAAAGTCTTCCGTACGGTTGGCAAGGTGTGTGACAAGGAGATGAATGAGAATGAACCATCGATGAAGCATCGTTAACAAAGTTAGCAAGTCGCATCAAAACCAAGGTCTATTTGTAATCTTGGGATAATGGCTGAGGAAACCTGTTTACTGACAGCTGGGTGTGCGGTGTATAGATGGCATGAACTAGTCATAGGCTCTTTAAAGGAACGTGAGAAGTAGGCATGGAATGCCAAGGGAAAATGCCAGAGCGGTGACACGTGAGGCAGAAAGTACCGATGTCCGTGTCTGTGGCGGATTACCTCGTAGTAGTGTTGAAGTCCTTGTAATGAGGATGGAGCGAAGGGGGTAACGTACTTAGCCGATTTTATAGTTCAACTTTGAAAAGAAGGATGAGGCAAATGAATGAAGCAAAACCTTTTGAAATTGATAAGCGGTCAGTCTATGAGGCTTACAAGGCAGTAAGGTCAAACAAGGGCAGTGCGGGAATAGATAATATTGGTATGGAAGCTTATGTGAAAAACATGGGCAACAACCTCTTTAAGCTATGGAACCGCATGAGTTCGGGATGTTATTTTCCAAAGGCAGTCAAACTGGTTGAAATTCCGAAATCAAATGGAGGAACACGCCCTTTGGGTATTCCAACCATTGAAGACAGAATCGCACAAATGACAGTTGTATTGGCAATAACCCCACGTATTGACCCTCTGTTCCATGAGGACTCGTATGGCTATCGTCCAAGTAAATCCGCTCATGATGCCGTAGCCAAGGCAAAAGAGCGTTGCATGAAATATGCATGGGTGTTGGATATGGACATCAGCAAGTTCTTTGATACAATCAATCATGAACTTCTGATGAAAGCAGTCCGCAAACATGTTGATGAGAAGTGGATACTTCTATATATAGAGCGTTGGCTCAAAGTTCCCTATCAAACGAAAGATGGGACAATGATAGAACGCATTATGGGAGTACCGCAAGGCTCTGTGATTGGTCCGTTATTGGCAAACCTTTTTCTGCACTATGTCTTTGATATGTGGATGAGTAATAACTATCCAAGTATACCATTTGAACGTTATGCTGATGATTGTGTCTGCCATTGCGTATCAGAAAAACAAGTCATTCACTTGCGAATTGCGCTGAAAAGACGATTTGAGGAGTGTGGTTTGAAACTTAATGAAGACAAGACGAAAATAGTCTATTGCAAAGACAGTAATCGGAAAGGAAATTCTGATAATACTTCCTTTGACTATTTAGGCTTTACCTTTAGACCAAGAGGAGCGAGGAACTCGAAGACGGGACAAATATTTACGGCATTTTTGCCTGCCATCAGTAAGAAAGCAATGATGAGGATAAAATCGGAAATAAGAGATTGGAATCTAAATCGCAGACTACAGATTGGTATAGAGCAGATAGCTGAGGATATATGTCCAAAAGTCAGAGGATGGCTTAATTACTATTCTCCATTTGGAAGAACTGAGATAGGTAAGGTAATGAAATACCTTAATCAAAAGTTATCAAGATGGGTAATGCGCAAGTATAAACGTTTTGCCAAGGGTCATAGACGAGGGCATGCGTTTGACTGGCTGGTAAGGAGGGCATTGTATGACAAAAGTCTTTTTGTGCATTGGGCGGAAGGATATGTACCATACCCACGCGTGTATAAATTGAAATAAAAGAATTAATAAATTAATAACAAAAAGAGTTAAGTACGAAGAGCCGGGTGATGGGAGACTGTCAAGCACGGTTCCGAGAGAAGGGCGGGGTGAAATTCCCCTCCACTTACTCGACAATAGATAAAATGCCTATGTAAAAATAGTCAATAAACATATATCGATTGCTGTTTAAACCTCCCAGAAGCGACCAAGAATTGAGAGAATTATAATAGCAACAAGACATTAAGCGGCACGAGCTGATATAGCACGGGGCTGGCTTGTGTCTTGTAGGTTGCTTGGTCGCACCTTGGGAGGTCTTGTCGGTTTCCGTGCTTCTTTTTTTTGCGGTGCGGTTTAACCATCCTAAATGTTAACCAAGCATCCCAATAATATG